GCGCTTGCTCGACGCGCTTGTTGATCTCGACGATGTCGATCTCGACGGCGCCGGTGCGCGGGCCCTTACGGCTCGTCGCGCCGAGACGCCGCCGGCGCCGGAACGCGGCGACACCGGCGAGCGCGGCCGCGGCACCGAAGAGCGCGAGCTTCACCGGCGGCGCCTGCGCCGGCGCCGCCGGGCACCCGCGAGCGTGATGCCGCAGGAACGGAACGAGCCCCGCGCGGCCTTGATCTCGTCACGAAGCGCGCGCCGTTGGCCGCCCGACGCCGTGTCGAGAACCGCCTCGGCGAAGGCGAGCTTGCGCTTCGCCTCGTCGCAGCGCCCCACATCGGCGAGGTAGGCGGCGGCGCGCACGTCGTTCAACGCGCGCGAGGTGGAAGTCGTACGGCGGATCGGCATGACGTTTTTCTCCTTCAGCGCCGCCGCCTGCGGCGACGCCTGACGCCCGCGACGCCGCGAACGCGGCAACGCCGCACGGCGTTTTGCAAGCGGTAGATCTGCTCGCGCTCGGCCGGCGTCTTCGCGCGGACGTTCATCTTGCTGACGATCGCGCGGGCGGTCGCGCAGTCGCCGCGGCGGAACGCGGACTTGAGGTCGGCGAGCAAGCTCATCGCCGCCTCCGCCCGCGACGCCCGAGCGTGCCGCCCTTGCCGACGAGGTAACGAAGGTAGTCGTCAGCGTACTCCTTCGTCTTGCGCGCGGAGCCGCCGACGACGCGCGACCACCCGTTGATGGGGTCGACTTCGTGCTTGTCCTGCGTCCAGCCCCACCGGAACTTGCCGTTCTCCTTCGTCATGAGGACGCAGTATTCACGGCCGCTGGCGTTCTTGCCGCAGCGCTGCCACGTGGCGGGCCACCCGCGATCGACCTTGAGCTTCTTCCAGGGCATGGCGGTGCTCCTATCCCAAGCGCGCCTTGAGGAACGCCCGTGCTTGTTTCTTGGCGAGGGTCACCAGTTCACGATCGGTGTCGGCGGTGACCTCACCGGATCCGTAGTGAGCTTCGTTGTCGGGGTCGGGGCCACGCACCGACCACGAGCCGTCTTTGTGAACCTTCGCCTGCCACACACCGGCGGGCGTCTCGACGATCATGGTCGTGACACGCTCACCGGCACGGAAGGGCGTCCACTTTCCTTCGGTGTAGGTCTGGATGCCGGCGCGTCGCTGCCCCCGTCGGAAGCGCTGCGTGAACGTGAGACCGGTATCGTCGTCGTCGTCGTCCGTGCCGTGTAAGCGCCGCGGCGCGCCGCGCAGCGGCTTCTTTAGCCGCCGATTGCGCTCCTCGAAGTCGACGATGTCACCGCTCGGGACCATGCGAAAGAGCCCGTCGCCGATCGGGTCGGCGCCGTAGTCACCGGGTGCAGAGGTGTCGATCACGCGACGCGTCGGTGTGAGCGTCTCACGATCCAGCTCGTAGCCGACCGCCTCGGGCCGGGCTTGGTCGCGCATCTTGTCACTCTTTCGACGCGCACCACGAAGCCGCCCGCGGCTGCGGTGCGCGCCGTACATGACGGCGCCGGCCCAGACCGCGGCCAACGCCGCGAATGGAAGCCATCCCGACACGGCGCCCAGCATGGCGCCAAGACGCCGCGTCGGCCACTGGCGGTAGCCCGACGGTATCGTCCGCGTCGGTACGGGGCCACCGCCACCGCCAGTGCGCGGCGGGACAGCCCACAGTCGGTCGATCACCGGCCCGGCGTTCGTGCCAGGCAGCGGCGTGACGTGGCCGCGATCGCCGACGTTGGGGTCTTCGCCGGGCATCAGCGCTTCCTCGCGTGCTTGTCGAGGACGATGCCGACGACGGCGATGCCGGCGCAGCTGACGAGGACGGCGAGGATGGGGAGGATGGCGGTGGTCATGGATCAGCCCCAGGTCTGTAGCTCACGATCGATCGTCGTGCCGCCGGCGACCCACTCACCGACGACACGACCGACGACGACAGCGACACCCTTGGCGCCGCCGCCGTGTTCGGCCGCGATCGATGACATCTGCGTCTTCCAGCGGATCTGTTCCATGACCTTGAGCGTCGCGTACTCGACAGTGCACGTGAACGCGGGGTCCTTGAGCCACTCCGCGGCCAGCTCGTCTTCGTAGCTGAGCCAGTCACGGAACGTGGTGAATTCGCCGGTCACGTACCGCGCCGCCGCCTTGGCGACCAGCTCACGTGACGGTGCTGGGAGCACCGCGCCGCTCATCGGCGCCTCCGACGAAGCGATTTGGGCGCGCGCGTCTTGCCGACGTTCGACGGACACGACTTGCTGCGCCGCTTGCGCGCGCCCTTCAGGTAGCCGTCGGCGCGCTGTTGACGTTCCCACGACGCGTAGTCCGTATGATGCGCGTGCTTGCTGTACGTAGGGCCGCACTTGATCGTCGTCTTGCTGCCGCGCTTCGACATGCGCCGTGCGTCGATGCACCGAAAGATCGTCTCGAACGACTCCCCGGGGCCGAACGAACGCTTGCGCACCGTGTTCACGTTGACTGGCGTGTGCCCCTTACGGGCGCACTGCCGCGCGAACTTGATCGCCTTGCGCGGGTCGGTGAAGCGCTTGGCCATCGCACCGGTGCAACCCATGACGGAGTACGTCGCCATACCGACCAGCCTACACCATCACCCGACGCCGCCGCCACACCGCCGCGCCGACCACCGCGAGTGCCGCCGCCGTCGCACCGCCGACCACGACCGCCGCCGCCTTGGCGCCCGGCGTGTCGAGCATACCCGGCTCCGCGGCGCAGACGGTCAAGCCCGACCAGTTCGGGCGACCGGAGCTGATCGCGGCGACGCCGCGCTCGATGAGCGCTTTGCCCTCGGGCGACGTCGGCGAGATGTCGCGCCGGGTCGTGTAGAGGAACGTCCGCATGTGGTCGACGCCGGGGAGCGGGCCGACCCAATAGCGATGCTCGCCGCCGCGCCGGCGGACGCCGTTCTGCGTCACCGCGAGCCCTTGCTTGGTGACCAAGATCTCCGGCCCGTACTGGTCGTCGGCGCCCTTCGAGAAGCTCTCCGGGATCTCGCCGTTCAAGACCGCGATCGCGAGCGCGATGTTCGAGTACGCCGGGTCGCGCGCCGTCGACGCCCATCGACCGTACGGCGCCGCGAGATCACCGCCGCTGTGGATCGGTCCGTAGTAGCCACGGTGCGCCGCCTGCGCCCCCGTCGGGGACTGGCGGTAGAGCAACAGGTTGAGCACGCTCGGGAGCCGCTCGACGTACCGCGCGCGGTTGAGCGCTGCTTGCAACACGGCGACGCGCTCGGGCACGCTGCGCGTCCCGACCTCGGACGTCACGTAGCGTGCGAGCGTGTACGCTTCGAGCGTGACGGGGAGTCCCGTCTTCTTCGCGGCCGCGGTCGCCATCGCGCGCGGGTCGCACTGCACGTTGCCGTTCGCGGTGCTGCACCCCGACGCCACCGTCGTGTTGGGCAGCAAGGCGTACTTGCCGACCCACGCCGGCATACAGGTCACCGGCTGGAACAGGACGCTCGCGGGGGGCAGGCCCATGAATGGCAACGTATCACGCAACCCCCTGGATCGGTCACCCGATCACATGTAACCTACCCCCTATGCTCAGCAACTTCGGCTTGTCCGGTGGCGGCTTCTCCGGTGGCGGCTTCGGCCGCGCGCCGGCGAACGACACCGCGCCGCTGAACCAGTACGCGGGCGCCCCGCAGCTGGGTGCGACCGCGCAGCAAGTCGGCGTCAAGCAGTACGGCGACATCTGGGCGTCGAGCAACTGCCCGAGTTGCGACACGAACATCCGCAACATGCAAAGCCTGATCAATCAGGCGGGCGACGCGCTCCGCGCCAACACGCGGGTCACCGTCGACGGCAAGGTCGGCGCCGGCACCGTCAACGCGCTCTCGACGGTCGCCCGTACGGCGTCGTCGCAGGGCATCGCGCTCGGTGCGACCTTGCTCGTGTACAACACGCCCGAGGCCGTCGCCAAGAACGCCGACGCCATCAGCAACACGCTCGCGGCGATCCGTGGCGCGGTTCCGGCAACGGCGCCGCCAGCGATCCCGCCGGCCACCGGATCGGGGACGTCGATCACGCCGGCGGCGACGAACGTCACGCCGGACGTCTACCCGCCGCCGGGATTCCAGCCGGCCAAGCCCGGTTTCTTCTCGCAGAAGAACCTGCCGTTCATCGTCGGCGGCGTCATCCTCGCCGTCGGCATCGGTGCCGCCGTCATGATCATGCGGCCGGGCTCGCCCGCCGCGGAGTGAGGAGCTTCACCATGCGCCGTCCCTTCCCACTCGCCAACCCGCCCAAGCCGGCCCCGCCGTGCTGCCTGCGTCCCAAGCCCCCATCGGCGCCCACCCGGCCGGGCCCGGTGCGGCCTTCCCCGATCCGTCGCCCGTCGCGCTAGCGCACGACGTGCGCTGAGCCGCGCACGGTGCGCGCGCTCTCGTAACGACCGAACAACCGATCCACACGGAGAACGACAATGGCCAAGTGCAAGCGCAAGCGCATCGTGATCAAGAAGGGCCGCAAGGTCATCGCGGAGTTCATGGGCCACCAGGGCTCGGGCTGCCCGCCGCGCAAGAAGCCGTCGACCTCGCACCTCTCGCTCTGGAAGCGGACGATGCGCGAAGAGGCCGGTCCTTGCAAGCGCAAGGCGAAGGGCAACGCCGCCGTCTACCGTCGCTGCATCGGCAACGCGATGCGCTCGGTCACCCCGCGCTGAGGCTCCGGTAGGAGCTTCGCGTGGAACCCCTCGCCGGCCTTGTCGTGTACGGACCGCTCGGGCTCTGGGCCCTGGCGGCGACGGCGGGTGTCGTCCATCTGTACCGCGACAACGGCCGGTTGCGCGATGCGTGCGCTGCCACCACAGCGGCGTTGAACGAGAAGAGCGCCGCCGACGTGGCGGCGCTGAACGAGAAGAATGCGGCCGCCGTCGCAGCGACCGCGGCGGCGTTCGCCGCGCAGGTTCAAGCGATGGGTACGGCCCATGCACAAGCATTGCGTGAGCAAGCTGATCGCTACGACCGTCAGGCGAGCGAGATGCAGCAACGAACGTTCGCGATCGTCACGACGCTGTCGGATAAGCTGTCGGCACTCGCCGATTCCTTCACCCGCAACCGAGTCCCCAGGTGAGCGCAGTGGCCCTGCCCAAGCCCCTCGAAGACGCCTTCCAAGAGATGGAACGGCGCGGGCGAGAGGCATCCGAGAAAATCGATGAAGCGGTCAAGACGATCGACGAGAGCGACGACGGCGACGGGATGGACTTCAACGACCCGTCGCTCGTTCGCCGCATCGACGACCTCCGGCGCACGAGCGCGCGCATGAAGTCGATCACGAACGTGCCGGAGCCCGTTGACTTCGAGGCGACGCCACTCGAAGTTCCGGCGCCGCCGACGACGTCACGCGCGGCGTCGGTTCCGGGGCGCCGCCTCGTGCGTCCGCCGCGTCGGCCGCCGACGCAGTAGCGCGCAAGCGCCGCGCCGCCTCTGCGACGTCGCGCTCCAGCGCTTCGACCCGCTGTCGTGCGGCACGCAGCTCCCTTCGCAACGGCGCAAGACCCGCGGCGCACTCGCGCTCATGCGTCCAGTCGATCTTCAGGATCCACTCGCCGCAGCGTGTGCACTGCCGCATGGCGTCGACGTCGAGCGGGTGGCTCATGAACCGCACAACCCCCACGCGCCGTGCCCGCGGTGCTCGACCCGCGCGTCGGTGCGTAGCCGGTACAGCGTCTTCCGCGTCGACTCACGCGACGCACCGATGACGTAGGCGATCTGCGCGTCGCTGTACGCAAGGCCGGGCGCGATCTCCTCGGCGTCGCGGAGGAACGCAAGGATGCGTGCGGCGATCGGGGTGTGGGTGTGATCGTGCGCGGCCGCAAGCGCGGTCACGACGTTCAACCGGTCGAACGACGCCTTCGCGAGACGACTGGCGTTGGCAGCAACGAGCGCGTCGCGCCGTGCCATCTCGCGCAGAACGTCGACGACGGTGCGCGCTTTCTTGCGGCGCTTGCGCTTGTTGGCGTTGGCGGGGAGGGTCATGGCAGTCGCCCGCCGACGTGCGCCACGAGCGCCGGGCAGCGCATCATCGCCGGTTCGTATGGCTCGAATTCTGCTGACGACCGCCCTGCGTGCGCGTCGGCGACGTAACGTAGCCATCGCAAAGCCGTGGGCAGCGCGGCTTCCGGCTCGTTGACCCACACCAGCGCAGCGCCGTCGAGGTAGATCAAGGTATCGGCCGTCAGCCGCGTCCAGGGTGTCGGCGCCGGCGGCGCACCCGCGGCGCGGCGGTGGTAACGATACCAACCGGGGCCACGCACTGGCGTGCCGGACCACGGCACCGCGATCCACAACGTGTGGTCTGTGCCGTGGACACCGTAGGTGACGTGTTCACCCGCGATCTCACGACCGAGAACCGCGCTGGTGAGGTAATCGCCGCGCTCGTTCCAGTCGACGGCAATGATCTCGTAGTCGCGGTGCGCGTTGAGCCACGCCGCGAGGCGGTCGCTCACAAGATCACCAGATGCTCACCGGCCGATTGTGCGCCCACGCGACGTCGAGGAGCTGTCGCGTCTCGTACTCGCTCGACACGCCTTCGAGCCGGGCGACGGGGCCACGGTAGAGCGTCGCGGCGATGACGGTCGGGGTCGATTCCACCCCGTGCCGGTTCATGAACGCCTGCGCGTCGGGGTCCTCGCTGCCGGCGTCGAGCTTGTAGATCGGCAGGCCGCGCTTGGCGTACGGCTCGGCGATCTTCTCGAAGATCGGTTTGTACTCGTCGCAGGCGCCGCAGCCCTCTTGGACGACCAGGACCACGAGCACCGGCGCGCCGGTCGGGATGTTCTCGACGTAGAGGCTCACGACGGGGCGATTGTAGCAGAGGGGTGCGTCAGCGAACGCCGAAGTCACCCGACACGAAGCCGCCGTCAGCGTGACGGAGACGATCAACGACCTCGCGCGGCGAGCGCGGTAAGCGACCGTCCAACCGTGTTCGGACCGAACGCAAGAAGAACGTGACGTCATCACGATCGGTCGCGTACACCTCGAAGCGGTCGCCGAACGGGTGAAGCAACGCTTTGTACCGCCGCTCGCCGTCCGTCGCTTCAATCCACTCGACCACCGGCGGTAACGCCAGGTTCTCGTCCCATTCGAACCGGATCACACGCACGTCCGCGAGCGCGGCGTGCCACGCCGCGAGCGCCGCCGCTTCGTTCACGGCCGCGCCGGCGGCGGTGCGAGGAGCTTGTCGAGCGCGAAGCCCGCCCAGACCCCTGTGCTCGCTCGGTTCACATCGCGTGGGTGCGGGCCGTTACGGCAGAGCAAGGTGTCGAAGGCGCGGACGATCACGACGTGCGCGTCCGGCGCGGTCGCACGGAAGGCGACGACAAGGTCCGGCGCAGCATACCGGTCGCTCCACACAAATTCGATGACGCCCAACCCACGCGCAGCAAGCGCGCGGTGCCAAACGGCCAGACGTTCGGCGGCGTCCGACGGTGCGGTCTTGGGCGCCGGCGCGGGCGAGCCACTGTACGCCATGGCGTAGGTCGCCCGCTTGACCTTTTCGCGCAGGTCGTTTCTCACACGAGAGGCAGTATCACGCCGAGCGCCGCGCCGGCAAGACCGTCATGCCGCCGCCGACGTCGACGCCGTCGTCGTCGTCACGGTCATCGCCGCTCGGGAGCCGGTCCCGCAGACGATCGACGCCGCCGCCCTTGACGAACCGATAGCCGGCGTAGGCGAGGATCCCGACGACAGCGACGCCGGCGATCTTGCCCGCGAGCCCACCGAACATGCCCTCGGGGAGCTTGTACTTGGGCGTCTCGTAGAGCCGCGCGCAGTCCCGCGCGCACGCGGTGCGGTCCTTGCCGGTGTTGACGCACGACGTGTAGCAGCTCTCGCGCTTCTGCATGACGGCGTCGTGCGCCGTCGCCTGCGCGGCGATCTGCTTGGTCGTCTCCCGCTTGCCCGGGATGTCCATGAAGACCTCGGCGATCTTGAGGACGATCACGAGCGCGACGGTGACGAAGACACCGACGATGATGATCGGGATCGCCGCCACAGGGAACGCCCCGAGCCCGGCCTGGTTGGCGGCGGACGTCGCCGCCGCGCCGGCCTGATCGATCAGGTTCCGCACGTAGGCGGCGTCCGTCGGGATGACCTCCTGACGCCACTCGACCGATCGCGGGTCGACGAACATCGTCACGGCGCCGCCGGGGCCTGCGAGCGACGGAGACGAGCAGTCGACGTCCGCGAAGCGGTCACCGGAGATGCCGCGCCAGCCGACGTAGACCGGCAACGGAACCACCGGCGCCTGCCCGCCCTGTTGACGGATGATGCCAGCGACGCTCTCCTGGTACGCCCACACCGCCCGCGCCTGAAGGTTGTAGACCTTGACGTCCTGACACGTCGCGACGCCGTTCTGGATCAACCGGTTCAACGTCGCGCGGCCACGATTCAGCGAATCGTACGCGGCCTGGACGTTGGCCATGATGTCCTGAACGCCCTTGACTTGCGCTTCCTGCGTGGCCATGGGCCCAGCGTATCACGCAGCCGCGGGGCCGCGCGAGCGCAACGCGAGCGCTGCGGCGCCGCCGACGACGGTCAGGCCGCCGGCCGCGATCGCCGCCCACGACCACCACGGCCAAACCTTCGGGTTCGGCCAGTCGCTTGGGCCGGGCGGAAATGGCGCCTGCGTCGCCACGGCGGCGGGCGCGTACCCGGCGGCGATCAGCTCCAACCGCGTCTTGACCGTACCGACCGCCCCGAGCAGCGCGTCCGCGTCGATCATGTACTCGTTGCGCTGACTCGGTGGCACCGTCGCCCCGCGCTGCCTGGCTTGTTGCGCCAACGCCTCAGCCTTCGCGACCTCTCCGGGCAAGAGCTTGTAGACGCCCCGACGGAGGATCGCCTGCAAGCCCTTCATCGCACCGACGCGGACGCGAACGCTCGCGTCGCTGAGCACGAGCTGCCACAGCGGTGCGTACGACACGGCGTCGACGGAGCCGTCCTTCGCGAGCGTGACGACGGTCGTCGCGGCGTACGCGACCGTCGCCATCGGATCACTCGGGTTGTGCGCGCGCGGGTTGGTCAGCACGCGCCACAGCGCGAACCCGACGACAGGGCCGAGCGCGTAGCGATCGAAGCCCTTGTCGCGACCCCACACCGCGATACCGTTGAGCAGCTTCTCCTGTCCGTCCGACGACTGCCAATCCCGCGCGGCCGCACAGAGCGGCGCGTAGTCAGGCGGCACCGGCGCTTCGTTGGCCATCTGCACCGCGCGCGCGGCGGCACTGACGCCCGCGGCGTCAGGGAACGTCCGCACGATCCAGAGGTACCCGCCGCTGATCGTGTCGGTCAGCGCGTGGAGGTTCGCGCAGAGCTGCTGAGGCGTCGCCATACTGGCTATCCTATCGGAAGCCTTGCAACGACGCCACGGTCATGCGACCCTAGAGCCTCAACCCGCGGCCCCTGGTCGCGATTCACACGGAGAAAGAATCATGGCCGGCAAGCGCAAGTGTCGTTTCGGAGTCGTCAAGCGGGGCCGCCGCAAGGGGCAGTGCCTCAAGGCGCGCCGGCGCCGCAGGCGCTAGGTTTCTGTCGACGCGCGGTGCCCGACCTTCCCGCTGCGCGGCGACGGAAGAAACGGCGTCCGGGGAAACCCGGGCGCCGTTTTGGTTTCTCGTGTTAGAAACGGCGGTGTGGAGATCGTCCAGACGAAGCTGACACGACGCGTGCTCGCGGCGACGAGCCGTGTCACCGAGCGCGTCGTCGGCGTCACAGCCGACACCCCCGACGGGCGCTGGCACTTCAGCTACCACGGCGCGGGACACTTGGTCTTTCCGGCCTACGACGGCGTCTACATCACGCGGTGCGGGCGCGGCGTACGTCCGTGGTTCTACCTGCGGCCGTGCGTCTTCACCGACACACTACGTCGTGCCTGCGGCCCGCGCGCGAGCATCGCCGACATGCTCGACGCCGCCGTCGCGGTCGTTACCAACGTCGAGTTGTGCACGCGACTCCTTCTCGACACGGACGTCACGGACTCGGGCGCCGTCGCCGCCACGACGAACATCCTTCGGGTGTGCGCCGACCCGGCGGCGGAAATCCACGGGCTGACCACAGCCTGTGGAGCCGGCTAAATACCTGATTTCATAGGGGTAAATAGCCCTTTGAACACAGGGGGTTCACAGCCCGTCTGAGAGGCGTATGATTCGTCTCGTGACCAGATTCTCGTATGCGATTTTGACCGCGCTCGCGATCGGGCCGCTGTACGGCTGCGCTCTGTACTTCGGCGACGACCGCGACCCGGACGACGCCGCGCAGGTCGACGCCGACGTCGTGATCCTGCCGCCGAGCGAGCCCCCGCCGGACGAGTGCCTCGGGTCCGACTGCGCGGGCGCGCCGGACGCGGGCGTGGACGCCGAGGTCGATGCCCCGACGGCGACACACCCGCCGTTTCCGCAGCCGAACCCGTGCGACACGTGCGTCGGGTTCTCGTGTGAGGCGGTTTGCGCTGACGCCGGGGTCGACGCGCCGTGAGCGCGTGAGCGCACGGCTTCACGACTGGCACGTGACCGTCGCCGCCCTGGGCATCACGCTGCACGCGCTCGATTGGGGCGCTAGCGTGCTTCGAGCTGCGCCACGCGGTCGCGCAGCTTGCGCAGCTCCGCGAGCAAGAGCACGACCACGCGGTCGTACTTGACCGCCTGCGGGCGCCCTTCGTTGTCGAGCGGAACGAGTTGCGGGTACAGCTCCGCGACTTCCTCGGCGATGAGGCCGATCTCGTGCGCGCCGTTCGACTTGAGCGTGTAGCTCACCTCGCGGAGATCGAAGACCTTCGACGAGTCGACGTCACGTCCGAGCGGCTCGATGTCGGTCTTGAAGCGCCGCGAGCTGGCGATCGGTCCCATCTGACCGGTTGCGGCGTCGTACTCGACCGCAGTGCCGGAGACCGTCGCGAGCGCGGTGTGGAAGAAGAGGCCGTCATCGACGGTAGCGGTGGCGCCCGTTCCGGCCGCCGAGATACCGATCGCGATCGCGCCCGTCCGCGTGCCGGCATCCACGTCCGCGCCAGCACCGAGGATCGTGTTGCGTGCGCCCGTCGTGATGGTGTCGCCAGCGTTGGTGCCGATGCCCGTGTTCTGCGAGCCGCTGGTCACGTTGAAGAGGGCAAGGTAGCCCATGGCGGTGCAGTCGTCGGAGCCCGAATTCAAGAGTGCGGCGCCACCAACAGCGGTGTTGTTGGAGCCCAGCGTCATGGTTTCGAGCGAACGGTTGCCGACGGACGTGTTGTTGATGCCGCTCGTGTTGCCGGTGAGCGCGTTGTATCCGACGGCCGTGATGCCGCTCGCCGTGTTCGCCGCGGCGGCGTTGGAACCGACGGCCGTGACGTTCTGGGCCACGGTCGACGCGCTGCCCGCGTTGTACCCGACCATCGTGTTCTGCGAGCCCGACGTGACGGCATCGCCGGCCAGCGCGCCCACGGCGGTGTTCGACGACCCGGTCGCGAATAGCAACGCGTGATGTCCGACGGCGGTGGACGACCCGTTCGTCGTGATCGCGCCGAGCGCGTTGCGGCCCACGGCCGTGTTCTGCGTACCGCTCGTGTTGACGTCGAGCGCGTTAGCGCCGACGGCGGTGTTATCGGCAGCCGTGTTGACGGCGAGCGCGCGCGCGCCAACAGCGGTGCAATTTCCGTTGGTCGAGACAGCGCCGAGCGCGTTCGCGCCCACGGAAGTGTTCTGCGTGCCCGTGGTGACCCCCGTAAGTGCGAAGGTGCCCACCGCCGTATTGTTGCTCCCCGTCGACGTCGCGAGCGCGAAATGCCCAACGGCTGTATTGTCTTGACCCGTCTGCAACGCGCCGAGCGCGCTGAATCCGACGCCGGTATTACGAGGACCCAACGTGATCGCGGCGCCCGCCAGGCTGCCGACCATCGTATTCGGTCCCGTGGTCGCGAGGAGTAACGCGTTGTACCCGAGCGCGGTGCTGTCATTCGACGTGGTTTGCGCGCCGAGCGCGTCGGTACCGACGGCCACGTTGCGCGCGCCGGTCGTGAGCGCGTCACCGGCGCCGACACCAAGCGCGGTGTCGGTCGCCGTCGTGAAGCCGACAAGGCTCGACCCGCCGACGAGCGCCCAATCCGTGTCTGCGACACCGAACTTCTGCCACAGCTCGTCGGTCGTGCTGCGGAGGTACACCGACCCGACTGGTGCCGCGACGCCGGCGCCGGCCGACGGATCGGCGGCGCCTGACAAAAGCTCGGGCGCGCCCGTACCGAGAGAAACCCGCTCCGCGTTGAACGTCTTGGCCATGGGTCACCTCATGTCGGCGGCGACGACGTCGTGTAGTGGATGACGACGTCGAGTCGGTCACCGGCGGTGACCGCCGCCGTGGAGATCACCCGGAAGTCGTTCACGGTCCGATCTCCGAAAGGACAGTCGAAGGCCAGGATCGTGCTGACGCCGCCGCACGTCACCTGCGGGATGTAGCTGGTGTTGAGCAACGGGCTATCGGGGACGGGAATCGTGATCGTGAAGTCGGAGCCCTCCGCGCCACTGCAAATGTACGTGAACGCGACGTAGTCGTGACCGTTCCCACCCCCGCCGGAGTTGCCACCTTCGGTCGACGTGCAGCCGCACCCCATGGCTCAGCAATCCTGCGCGATGAGGTTGGTGTTGATGAACCCGGTGCCGCTCGTCCGTGTGTAGTACACCGCGACCCACTGCATCGGTCGACCGGTGATGATCGACTCCTGTACGCCGGTCGTCGCGTTGATATCCGCGGTCGCGACAGTGTCCTCGACAGCACGCGGCGACGGGTTGCCGACAACGGTCTGCGTGAAGTACGAAATCGCGCCGACGCGAATGGTCGCGACGAGGTCATTCGTCGCGCGGAAGTAGAGCGCCTTGCAACTGCGCCCCATGACCGGCCAGATCGCGATCAACGTCTCGTCGCCGACGTCCGCGTCCGCGCTGGTCTGCGCGTGTCGGTACAGGTCTGCGCGCTTGGGGAGCGCGGGCATCGTCGGGACGTACGGGTAGACGAGCAGCTGAAGGCTCGGCGCCTCGAAGAGCGGCTCCAAGCCACCGAAGTTCTGCACGATCGGATTACCGTCGCGGAAGTAGCTGTCGCAGAACTGCGTCGACATCGCCGTACGGATCGTCAGCGGACCGGGGAGCATGACGCCAGGCCGCGTGATCCCGACGGTCATCGAGATCTGATTCTGGAACCCCGGGTTCGGGATTGTGAACGCGCGGTTGAAGGTCGACGGCGCGCTGTAACCGACGATCACTTCGTCCGCCGTGCTCTCGGGGCCGATAGTGACGTACTGCGCACCGTCGACGGCCCCGGTGTACTGGATGCTGTTAGCATCCGCACCGGTTTCGCGGTTGCCCCAATTCGAGATCTGAAGGCGCCAGAACGTATCGCCGGCGGCGAGCGCCTGCTGGTACGTCACGAGGCTCTGGATCGACATACGTCAGCCCACCCTCATATCGATGGGCAACGCCTGCGACACAGCGAACGACACGCGGCCGCCGCCGCCGACCGACGTCGCGTACAGCGCTTGACGCGGCGTGAGGACGAACACGTCGGATTGTCCTGCCGGCAGGCGATACGCCGCTTGCGCGCCCGGGTTGCCGACGACAGCCGCGGTCGTGAAGCCGAGGAACACGTCCGACTGCCCGGTGTTGCGAATCAGGGCGCGAACGAACTTGTCGTTAGGCGCCGTCACCAACGGGCCGACGTCGTTCGCGGTCGAGGTCGACGGAAGGAGATCCGTCGTCCCGACGATCGTGATCATGTGGTTGGCCATGCGGCGTTGGCCGATCAGCCGTTGGGCTTGGTGACCTGGAGGAGAAAACCCTGACAGACCAGGGTGATGCGAAGCTGCGTGTACGAGACGCCCGCCGGCAACGCGAGCGTGGTCGCGGTGGCGACGACGCCGTAGCTGTTGGGCAGCACGAACGGCTCCTCGAAGCGCCAGTAGCGCTCGCTCGTGGTGCCACCGAGGAGGTTGCCGACCTCGATGGGCGTTGCGTCCTTCGTCATGGGCTGGTTGAAGCCCTGAAGGAGCAAGCCGAGGAGAACGAGCGCCTCGCGCGTCTCGATGTCGGGCTGCGACGCGACGACGAGGCCGTTCTCGTCGAGCGCGATGATGCGCACCGTGAGCCGGTGCACCGCGAAGGGGTGATCTTGCGTGTTGAGCCAGTCCGCGTTGGGGAAGTTCCGGGCGCTGACGCTCGGACCCAACGTGAGCTGGGTCTTCATCGCGTACGGGAACATGTCCTGGATCTGAAGACCCGCGAAGCTCTGTGCGAGACGGCCCATGGGGAGCATTGTCCCCTGGATCGCGTGACCGATCAAGGGGATCGGGTGAGCGATCCGGGGGTTCGCCCTACACCGCCGGTCACGCCGCGCGCAGCACGAGGATCTTCTCAGGGTGGCTGCGCCGGTTGAATTCTCGCAGCGGCCACGTGATGACACGCGCCACGCGCGCGCCCAAACCTTTAGCGATCTCGCACACGTCCGCCGGCATGTCGTGCTTGCCGACGTGCGCAACGTTGAGGATCACGACCGGCGCGGCCGCCAGTGCGCGCGTGATGAGCCCGCAAAGGAAGTCGTCACGCCAGTCCTCGTAAGCCGCGTGCAAGACACGCGAGGCGTCGCCGTAGTCCTCCAAGTTGAAGTACGGCGGCCCGGTCAAGACGACGTCGGCGCGGGGCCACACGGTAGGTGCGACCGCGCTACGGCACACAACATCGACTCGATCGGCAACACCGACCCGCGAGGCAAGCGCGCGGTTGCCCTCGACGGTTCGCGGCTCGACATCGAAGCCGACGTAGCGCGCGTTGCGCGCGCTCGCGACGGTGCCGAGAAGTCGCCCGCCGAACCCGGCGCACGGGTCGAGGACAACGCCACCCTCAGGGGCGTACTCGTCGACAAGCCAACGCGCGAGTGCCGGCGGGAAGTTGCTCGGGGCGTGAATCATCGCGCGAAGCGTCCGCAAGACAGCGCGGGCCGTGATGCGGTACCCCCGATCCATCCTGTACCTGATCGCACGTGCGAGGATTTCGTCATCGGCGAACGCCGCCACGACCGACGGCTGTCCGAGATGCCGCGCGTCGAACCGATGTCGATTGGCGTCGAGGCACGTCCATTGCCCGGCGCCGCTGATGGACACGACTTCGTCGCCGCGCACCGTAACCTTGGCCGCACGAACGAGCGCGAGCGAGTCACCTTCATCATCCACCAGCGCAGCCCACGGGAAACCGTCACGACGGAGGGCGGCGATATGCCCGGCGACGTCAACCTCACGTGTTAGCCGCACGCGATGCGACGGCGCCTTCGTAGGCGTACGCGGCGCTGTCGCGAACGCGTCGCGGAGGACGCGTCGAATCACTCGCCGACCGACGCCGTACACCCGCGCGATGTGCTCCTGCGATTGTCGCGCGACGGTGCGCGCGACGATGTCCTTTACCTCGTCGTCGGTGAAGCGCCGGATGTGGTCACGATCGAGCATCTGCTTCGTGTGCGTGGCCCACTCGCAGTTGCTCTCGGTGTGTCCACAAAGGCCGCCGCACTTCGCCGCGCAGTAGTTGCCTGCGTTGCTCAACCGGTTGAGCGACATCCCCTCGGGACACTCACCCATGTCCGCAACGAAGTTGTCGAAGCCGGTAGGCCCGAGCCACCGTGGGCACACCTTGATCCCGCGCCCGGCGTAGCGCGGGTGGTCCTTGCACCGTGACTTCATAGCCGACCACGAGCCGTACGTTGAGCTACGCGTACGTCGGTCTTCACCGAACGCACCCGGATCCGCGATCCGCCGCCGTCCGTGCTTCGTGCGGCGCGCCGACATACCCTCGCGTTGTGCACAGCCACACGAGGTCGAGTCGCCACGCAACAACGAGTAGCCGTAGATGATCCTGATCGTCTGTGCCGGGCAGTCGCACTTGCAGACCCACTGCGGCTTCTTGCCCGGCTCCGCGGGCGCGCGAAAGCAGACGACGAGCCGACCGAACCGCCGTCCGGTCAAGTCGATCAACGGCTGAGGCATGAAGGCTCCTTGGACGACAAAAGGGGACCTCGAATCGAGGTCCCCTTCTACATCAAGCCTTCAGCCAACGTCTAGCTGTTTGGCACTTGGCCCGGCCAAAGCCTAGCTTTATGCCGCGCAACTAGGCGTTATTGCTTCAGACCACCGGGCGCTTGTAGAGTCCGTTCAGCTCGCCCTTGGCGTCGACGAACGTCAGGTCCGTGCCGCCGTCGGTCGCGTCCTGCGAGATCACGAGCGGCGACTGCGGGGCGAACACGAGCTTGAAGCTCAGGTTCTCCTGGAGCCGGATGGGCAGCACCATCGAGTTGCGCGAGCGCGGGTCCGGGCGGCCGTTGTTCACGACCTCGAAGTCCGACGTGGTCACGTCGATCCACGCGCCGCGCCCGTTCGGGAAGTTCACCGGCACGCCCTCGGCGTACGTCTTCTCGCGGTACTTGAACTGGACGTTCGTCAGGCGGTTGATGCCGAAGAACGTCGAGTACCGGAGCGCCTCGGAGAGCGCGCCCGAGCTGTCGCCGATGACCGGCTGCGACTGGCCCGTCTGCGGCCGGCACGCGCGCACGAAGTCGATGCCGATCGAGAAGACGAGCAGCTCGTACGCCTGCGGGAGACCGTTCGAGCCCGGCCGCTGGAGGTTGGTGTCCGCCGACGTCAGCGTGCGCGTGCCGCCGGGGATCTGCTGCGACAGGCCCGCGCCGAAGCACTCCAGCGAGCCGGACTGGCCGTTGCTCAGCTGGATCGTGCTGAAGACGCGATCGTCGATCCAGTCGGCGAGGCTGATGACCGTGCCGTCCTGGAGGGTGAACGTGGTGGTGCCGGGTGCGACGCCGACGGTGCCCATGGACATGATGTGTTCTCCTGAGAGTTGCGGGGTTTCGTTGACGGCCGCCGACCCGGCGGCTGAGGTTCGTGTTCAGTGATCGGTCACGCGATCACAGGCGATCGAGCCGAAGCGGCTCAGCCGCCCATGTGCGTCGCGCCGTAGTGCTTGGCGAGCGACATGTGGTTCGACGGCGGGCCGAGGAGGTTCACCGGCGCGCCGCCACCGTTGTCGGCCATCGGGCCCGCGAAGGCGCCCGAGCCGGCGACGCCGGGGACGGTGCCGTAGGCGTGCGGCTGCTGCGACGCGGTCGCGTAGCCGAGGCCGTTGATCTGATCGGCGCGGACCATGCCCACCCCACCGGCGAGCAGCGGGTTGGCGGTCTCGGCCGCGTAGTAGCCGAGGAGCCCGGCGCCCGACGCGAGGCGCTCCAGGATCTTCGGCAGCGCGACGGCGGTGCCGCCGAGCGCGACCATCATGCCGGCCGACTTGCTCTCGAAGTAGGCGACGCCGCCGGCGGCCGCCAGCGACAGGAGCCAGCCCGCCAGGTCGGGGTTGCGCCCGGCCCAGGACGCGCCGCCGAACATGCGCGCGAGCACGGATCCGCTCGACGCGGCGCCGGCGCCGATGACCGGCGCCCACTCCATCAGGCCCCGGGGCATGTAGTCGCCGAGGTCGCCGGCGAGGTTGGTTCCGCTCATGATCGTGATCTCCTTCGAGGTTGGTTCGGGAAGTGGCTTTCGCCGTTGAAGCTCAGGATCGGTCACCCGATCCGTCAGGGACAGCTGCCGACGATCTTCCAGCCGGAGCGGTGCGACTTCGTCTTGGGCACCGGGCACAGCCGGATGCGCTTGCCCGTCTTCGGGTTCGGGCGGACGCTGCACCGACAGCCGTCGTTGTCGACGGCGCCGAGGCCGCCACCACGCGCGCGCCGCTCACGCCGCGGCGACGGACCGTCGAGGGTGATCGCTGACGCCATCACCAACCCCCGTTGGTCGGCGACTTGACGCCGAACCACTTGGTGAGGACGTCCTCCTGCGCGCGCGCGGCGACGACGGGCGGGTAGCCCTGACGGATCACGCGGTCCCAGAAGTTGGCCGGGAACGCGGCGCCGCGCGGGTCCATCTGCACGGCGGTGACGACCGGGCCCATGTTGGGCGGGTCGCCCTGGCCGGGCGTGAAGCCGACGTCGCTGATCGCGGCCGTGGCGGCGCTCTGCGGCGACGGCGACCAGCCGCTCTTGACCGGCAGCGCGGTCGCGCTCGGGGCGGGGCCGCGCGGTGACGTGTCGACGGTGACGACCGTCGGCGCGTCGTTGCGGCGCATCTGCCGCGCGAGCTTGCTCGCCGCCAGATTGGCGCGGACGCGCGCCCAGAAGTTGATCCAGCGCAGACGCAGGTCCGACGGCGGGGCCGCGTCGGCGGCGCCGAGGAGCCGCAGCCGGCGACGACCGCGCCAGCCACGACCCATCAGCTCGATGCTGCCGACGGGGCCGGCGAGCCCGGTCGGGGCGACGAAGCGCGCGGCGATCGCGGCCGTGTCGTTCACCGGGTTGAAGCCGGCGCCGACGGACGGCTGGCGTTGGCTGGTCACGTACGTCACGTAGGGCGAGATGTAGTGAGCCTCGGGGCCGTGCTTCGCCATGGTTGACGATGAGAGTACGCGGGATCGCGTGACCGATCAACGGTTCTTGTGTGATTCCAATGGCATAGGTGCTAAAGCTCCCTGTTGTCTGTTGATGTCCACAAAGCACCGTGATAGATCGGTGTTCGAGATGCCTAACGAAGCGCTGCTCACGGTCGAGGAGGTCGCTGCGATCCTCCGCGTCGCGCCGAAAACGGTACATCGACTCGTCGCGAAGAAACGGCTCAAGTGCACGCGCTTCAGCGCCGGCGACTCGACGCGCACGTCGCTACGATTCCGCCGTGTGGACGTCGACGCGTTCATCAAGCGAGCGACGCAGTGACCCGACTACGCGCACGTGCCGCCGCGGCTGCGCGACTTCGCGCACGCGGATTCTCCGTCGGGAAGTGCCGACGTTGCGGCGGCGTTCGCACGCCGTTCACGTGCACGACGTGCTCGAAGCGCGACCGCGCGTATCGCGCGCGCAAGAAGCTACGCGAGAGTGGACAGGGTTGTCCGCGCGAGTGGAAGATCCGTCGTGGTGCGTGACTACGACCTGCCCTGGCAGATCGTCGCGAACGTCGCTGAGCCGGGCGTAAGCAAGCTACGCCACGGCGCCCGCGTCATCATCACCAACCTCACACAGCTCGCCGACAACGATCGGGTCGAGGTCTACGGGCTATCGATCGGCTCCCGCCCGATTCGCTTCTGGCTCCGCGCCACGCAGCTGCGTGACGTTCGCGTCAAGCGCGCGTACGAAGTCTCCGGCGGGTTCACGACGTGGACGGGCGCAGCGCGCGTCATCGGCATCATCACCCGGGAGAACGACGTGAACGTCACCGACGAACAGCTGCAACACCTCTACGTCGCCAAGCGCGCGTGCGGTCAGTGGCGCATCCGTGACCGCGATCTTCAAGACACCGTCGCCGTCGCTGCGGTCTCGACGCAACGGTTGTGGGAGCCCGGTGAGGACTACGACGCGTTCATGAACGTCGTGACGGCGGCGCGGGCGGAGCAACAGCGACGGGACGTCACTCGCGATGGATCCGCGCCAGATTCGTGTAGTAGCGTCGATCCTCAGTGAGATGGTCGCAGGCGATCTCGCGTGCGACGCGGCGCGAGCGCGTGTGCTCCATCTCGACCTTGATGCCCTTGCGCAGCTCGCTCTTGAGAACGTCGCGCGGACACCGCCCGCGCGGAGCGAGGCCACCGGGGATCAACTCGCGGCGACGCGTACGCCCGACGCCACCGCTACGAAAGCGCGCGTTGTCGCGCGCGAGCGCGATCTTGTGCACCTTGCGCAAGTGACTCATCATCCGGTTGTACTGCTTGTTGACGGCGTCCCAGGCCGCGCGCTGCTCGGGCGTCGGGTTCCGGTAGAGCTTGAGAAGCGGCCGCGGCTGCTTGCTGCGCAGCCGTGACATCTCGCGGACGAGGTCACTCGCGCTACGGTCGGCGCTGAAGTCACGCCGCCAGGCAAGCTCTTCGGGGGAGATCGTCACCGACGGCGCCGCCTACGCGCGCCCTTCAACGCGCGCTTCTTGACCGGCGCCAGCTCCTCGAACAAGTACGAGTAGGCGAGGTCGCCGGGCTCGTCGGTGTCGAAGCAAACGCGCGCGGCTTGCTTCGGACGACCGTTGTTGTCCCGCCCCATCGCGAGCGCGATGACCTCACCCTGACGGTGCGTCCAGCCCTTCAGCTTACGATGCACGCGATCGCCGACGCAGAGCGTGACGCCCTTCGCGGTCGCGCAGCCGGTGAGCGTGAGCGGATCGTCGGAGTACGCCGGGAGCCGGCACTCGGTCTTCATGACGTGATCACCGCCCCCGGCAGTTGTACTTGCACTGCGCGAAGCCCTGGCCCGCCGCGATCGCCGGCGTCAGCACCGGGAACACGCCGCCGAGGACGCCCCAGAGGATGCCGTAGCCGATGCTGCCGCCGTGCCGCTTGCTGCCGTGGTAGGCGCTGGCGGCGAACGACGCGAGGCTGAGGAGCGACCACGCAGTGCCGACGGGCGAGCCGAGGCCGGCGAGGCGGGTTTCCTGGTTCCAGGTGTGGTAGCCGAGGTTCATGGTGACGGTGAGCGTATCACCGACGCGCCCGGCGTGTCACCGGCGGCGCGTGCGGCGCCGCCGGCGGCGCGCGCCGTCGAAGCCGGTCGACTTGTAGTGCTTCGGCTTCGTCTGCACGGTGCACAGCCCCGCGACGACGAGGTTGGCTTGCCGATAGGCGTTGGCTTCCGCCGACGTCATGCTGTCGCAGCCGCGCCCTTGCACGTGCGGCGAGGCGTCGTAGAGGTGCTTCATCGCGTCGCGGCAGCGGCCGGCGCGAGCGGCGGAGATGGCGGCGGAGGCGTCGGGGTTGAGCTTGGCCATGACGGTGAGTGTATCACCAGCGCGCGTTCATGTTGCGTTCGATCGCGTCTGTCGCGCGGGACCGAATCGAGAACGGTCGCGTTTTCTTCCGACGGACACAGCCGACCTGCTTGTAATCGCCCGACGGAAGCCGCTTCTCGACGCAGACCTTCATCTGACCGAAGGCGATCCAGTAGCGCGCATCCTTGTACGCCTCGCGCTTCGTCGGTGCGTACTTCTTGGCGCGCGTCCCGCCGAACGACAGGCGATACGCACGAGGGTTGAGCTTCGACTTCGCCATCAGATCACCGCTTCTCCGTCGGCGCACGCCGGCAATTGTTGGCGCAGTCGCCGTAGCCCTGCGCCACGGCGACGAGCGGCGCGAGGCCCGGCAACGCCGCGCCCCACGCGAACCACCACGCACCCCAGAAGACGCTCCCGCCGTTGCGCTTCACACCGTGGTAGCCGCTGACGGCCGCGCTCGCGAACGTCGCGATGCCACGCCACGTCGACGGCTCGCGCAGCCGCGCGCTGTCCCAGAAGCCGGCGAGGTTGCCGCCGCTGCCGCCGGCGGGCGGCAGCCCGAGCCACGCGCGCAGCTGACCCATCGTCGGCCGCCCCTGTGGCTGACCGCCGCCGATGTTCAACCGCACGACGCCGTTCGGCGCGTCGTAGGTGAGGCTCGGCCGTTCGCCGTAGCTCGCTTGGAGCACGACGGGCGTGCCGGCCGGGACGTTGTCCAGGTCGAGCACGGCGCGGCGGAGATCGGCGAGGGGGGTCATCAGTTCCAGAGCTTGCCGTCGGGCGGTACGGGCTTCGACGCCTCGTCACCAGGATCCGACACCTGAATCGTACGCCGCGTCCCGCAGTTGCCGCAAGACGTCGTCGTCGGCTTGCCGTCGTTGATCACCGGCGACGGCATCATCTCGTCGCAGACCGGGCAGGGAGAGCGATCGCCGAAGGGCTTCTGGACGTTGTTGGCCATGTTCTGAGCGTCGGGCGCCGTCACGAACTGCGTCAAGAGGATGTCGTCGCCGGGCGTGGTGAACGTCTGCACGGCGGCGCAGCGCGCGCAGACGAGCGGCGGCGTCGCGGCGCCGTCGCAGGCGATCACCGGGTCGGGGAGGATGTGGCCGCAGGAGCACTTCATCGTTTCGTCTTCCCGCCCGACCCGCGCTTGCAGCGGCCGGGCGTGATCGTCTCGTACGCGCGCATCGCGACGCGACAGCGCTGCTTCCGCGGCATCCACTTCCCCTTCGGACAACCGACGAGGACGCGCGCGCCGCTCTTGTGCGTGACCGTGCGGATGCTTCGCTTGTCGAACGTCGACAGCGGTGCCTTGACCTTGACGCACTTCATCGCGGTTCCCCTCACGGTACCACGCAACGCACCGCTCTTCGCGACCACGAAGTGATACGACGCGACGCCGCTTGGCGACTCGACCTCGCTGGCGACGACCTTGTCCGTGTCCATCGCGCCGACGAGATCGGCGCGCACCAGCTCGACCCAACCCTTGTTGTTGGCGATCAAGAGCGGCCCGGCGATGCGCTCGGGCTTCGTCCCCAGCGCCTTGGCGACGTCGGCGATGAAGACCTTCCGCGTGCCGTTCCAGCCACGGCCTTGCTGTGCAAGGGCATCGGCAACGGCTTGAAGCCGCTCTGCGGTCGCACGGAAGCGTGCAGGGTCCTCGGCCGCTTCGTCGAGACGCTCGCGGAACGCGGCGGGCGTATATGGACGGACGCCCCGCATGGCGTCAGCGCCGGCGCCGCTTCCGACGGGCTCGCGCGAGCGCGGGCGACCAGTTCGCACCGACGTCGACCTTGTCGGGGACGATGCAGAGGTCGTTGAACTTGCCGTTGACGTCCATGAGCGCACGCTGCGGGAGCCATGCGGTCTGGCCATGGCTGCGCCCGTGCGCGTGGCTCGCGCCGATCTCCTCGTGCGCTTCCGCGAGGTGCAAGTGCGCGCCGTGGCAGCTCCCACGTCGAAGCGCAGCGACGGCCTTGTTGATCGCGCTGCGTGCCTTCGTCATGTGATCTTCAGCCATGTGGTGGTGCACGCGCTTGGTAGCACCGAGACGCTTTCGACGACGAGCCATATGACCAAGGTACGGAGGATCTGTCGGAGGGTCAACGTAAACTCAGGCGGTTGTGAGTGGAACGCGCGTCTGTAAGAAGTGCGGCGGCACCGGACCGTTCTACGCCGGGCGACCGCAACCGTGTCGCGCGTGCTGGCGGGCGTACTACCGTGAATGGTACGCAGGCCGCAGCCCAACGATTCGCCCACGATGCACGTGTACGAAGTGTAAGCGCACCGGCCGTTTCAAAATCGTCGACGGCTGGTGCACGCGTTGTCGACATTTCAATCAAGCCGAGTGGCACCGCAGCCATCCTAAAGACGCAGCGCGCGTCTCGAAAGCCCGTAAGAAACGGCGGCGCGAAGACGTCACCTTCCGCGTACGCCAACGGACGGCGACGTTGAAGCGGCGCCTACGTGACTTCAAGATGACGCTCGAAGACCATGCACGGCTCGTCAAGGCGCATGACGACCGCTGCGCAATCTGCCGTCGGCCCGAGACACGAACGAACAGGCTCGGTGTGACGCTCATCGCCCTCGACCACGACCATAAAACCGGCGAGGTGCGCGGCTTGCTCTGTCACAACTGCAACACCGGCATCGGTCGCTTCAACGACGACCCGGAGCTGCTACTCGCAGCTGTAGCGTACCTGCGCGGTGAACGCCGCTTCAAACCCTAAGCCGGGACCTCGACGACGTAGTCCCGCGCGCGACCGTACTTCGCCTCGCTACCGACGTTCGCGTTCCGCCAGGGCAACGTCGTGTCGACCGCACGAAACTTCCTCGGCCCGATCTTCGGGGTCCCCACCGCCGCGTAAATGTGGGCGAATTCACCAAAGCGTGATGGCGCCGTCACACGCAGCCTGACCTCGTGCCCCATGATCGCCAAGAGCGATGCGATCAACGCGACGTGGTCGTCACAGTCGCCGATCTGCGACGTCCACACGCGATGAGGTGACGCATAGAGGTCCACACCGTCGACGACGCCCGTCTTCGGATCGATCACCGGGCCGACATCTCCACTGTAACGCACGTGCTTCCGCACCGCGTCGAACACCGCTTGCACCTCACACGGGCCGTCGTCACGCCCGCAATGCTTCGTCAGCTGCCCAGCGAGATGACGGATGCGTCCGTCCTGAATGCCGGTGAACACGTTCTCCTGGATCAAGCGGAGACGTTGGTCAATCGAGAAACGGTCGGTCGTATACCGCCGCGCCGTGTACCCGCCTGCCTTCGTCACCTGGGTCGGTGGGGGGATCGTCGCGTTGTTCCTCTGCACCAAGAACGGCTCCGGCCCCGCCTTCTCACGTCCGAGCAACGCTTCCCGCTTGCGGTGGAACGCGACGGCGGTGCCAGCCGCGAGAATGCCCACGCCTCCCCAGAACAACGGCGAACGGAAGATGGAGCGCTGCATCTCCCTGAACGCTAACACGAACCGCCTGGATCGGTCACGCGATCACTAGTAGGATGACCCACATGGCTCAGATGTGCCCGCGGGTCGACCCGCTCCGTCCTCCGCAGCTCCCGCGCGATCAGCCGGGGCTGCTCAAGTACGGCGCGACGTGTATGCCGGGCACGGCGACCGCGGGCGGATGCAGCGATAGCCAGAAGTATTGGGCCGTCGTCATCCCATGGGCCGACGTCGCCGGGCCGCAGGCGTGGCTCGCACCCGGCGGCAATCGCTATTGGGCGAGCTTCACGCCGCTCGGGACGCCGGCGGCGAGCGCGATCCTGCGGCTCATGGCCGAGCGCAGCCGGATGCACACGCAGAACGTCTTCAAGAACTGGAAGGAATACCGCGACCTGACGATGGCGCAGGTCATGGCGAAGACGCAGGGCAAGCTCGCGCTCGACTACGGCGTCGTCCACGTCGAGATCCGCCCCGACCCGAACGAGACGGCGGCGAACTTCGCGCGCCGCGGTGGCTACATGCTGTGGATCGACCCCGCGACGGGCGCGTTCACGAGCCACCAGCCGATCGACTGGTACAAGCCGTCGTGGCTCCCGAGCAACGTCGAGACGGTGCAGCTCTGGGGCTACTACCGCCCCGGCGAGAACCGCGTCGAGTACAGCGTGCGCGTCCGTTACGAGGACACGTGGGAGAAGGTCATGCGCACGGCGGCGAGCGGTATCGAGTGGAGCTTCGACAAGTTCTGCTCGACGATCACCGGCGAGAAGGCGCAGCAAGCGCGGGTCGCCATCGACATGTACAAGGACTTGGAGGAGAAGCCGAAGTCGGGGTCGACGACCACCACGAGCGGCGCCGCCGCTGCGAGCGGCAACCCCTACGCTGCGGCGTGGGCAGTCGCGCTCGCCGGTTGCGCGCGCTACATGGCGCCGCCGCCGCCGTGCGAGCCGCGACCCGATCAGCCGCTTCCCGCGTCGCCGATCGTCACGGCGACGACCGTCACGGCGACGACCGGCTGGAAGTCGCAGACCGCAAGCGGCGCCAGCAACGCCGCGACGATCCCCGGCGCCCATGCGCTCGACCCGCGCATCGTCACGGGCGGAAGCGTCGTCACGCCGCCGACGCCGCAGTACCCGACGGGGAGCATCGCCTGGTACGACAGCTCACTCGGCGGCTACCGCGTCGCCATCCCACACCCCGGCGACGGCACCACGCACGTCGTGCTCACGGCCGGCGCGCTGAAAGCGATCCCCGCCGGCGTCTCGCTCGTGAACAAGCACACCTGGGAGAAGGCGACGCTGCCGTTCTGGCGGCGCACCTCTACGAAGATCGGCCTCGCGGTCGGCGGCGTTGCCGCTGCCTCGCTCGCCACCGTCCTCGCCACCCGCTGAAAGGAAACGTCCATGGCCGCGCAGCCCTACGATAGTAGCGTCGAAGAGCTTCAGAAGGTGCTCACGACGTACGCCCAGACCACGGGCTACACCGCCGCGAACCCGGGCCCGATCGACGGCAAGGTCGGGCTCAAGACCGCCGGCGCGGTCGTCGCGATGCTGCCGCGCACGCCGGGCATCCCCTCGGAGGTCTCGACGCTCGCGCCGGTGATCTGGGCATTCGCGCAGTACGACCAGACGCAGGCCGACAAGCTGTTCGCGCTCATCCGCAAGCACGCCAGCTCGATCGCCAAGGCGGTCATCGCGATCGGCATTCACAACGTCGCCACCGGTGGCGGCGTTCCGCAGCCGCCGACGCCCGGTGGTGGCAAGGCGAGCTGGGCGCTCGTGAGCGACTACGCGCAGACGCCCGGCGCCGTCTGGGCGCCGCCGTCGATGACGACGCCCGACGGCGGCGGCGGGCCGCTCGCCCCGACGAAGATCTGGTTCTACGACGGCTGGAAGCGCGTCTACCGCGTCGCGGTGCCGCAGGGTACGCTCGCCGGCGAGTACAAGGACTACGTCGAGATCGCGCCGTCGGAGAGCCGCCCGGCGTCGGGCACCGAGGTCTCGCGCAGCACGTTCATGAGCGCGACCGGCCGCTGGTGGATGACGACCCTGGGCATGGTGGCGATGGGCGCGGGCGCACTCGCGCTCGGCGGCGCGGCGTTCTACGGCGCGCGGGCGGTGCTGCGCTGATATCGCGCCTGTAATTCCGCCAACACCACCGTAATACGGAGCCCGAAATCATGAGCATCCTCGACCTCGTCCGTAACAACCCCGACGCCGTCGTCACTGGCGTCAGCACCGTCCTCGGCTGGCTCGGCGTGAGCGCCTGGCGCAAGAAGCGGGCGGCGACCGCCGCCGAAGTCGACCGCTGGGCGGCCGTCGCGGTCGCGGTCATCGTCGTCGCGATCAAGAACGGCGTCTTCAACGACAACGAAGCCGCCGTGAACGCGTACCTCGACCGCTTCAGGAAGCTGGCGAAGGCCGCCGGCGTCGAGATCAAGCCCGAGCACGAGGCGCGGGCGCTCCTCATCGCGCAGGAGAAGATCGCGCAGGCGATCGGCGTGGTCGCCGAGATCGAGGCGGGCCGGCTCGGCGCCGCAGCTGAGGCGCTCCTCGCGAACCTCGAACGGCTGTCGGCACTGTCGCGCGCGGGCGCGAAGTGACCATCGCCTGTGGCGACTGTTTCGGCTACGCGGTCGCGAACGCACGCACCGGCGACGTCGTCGTCCACGCGAAGGTCCACGATCCGTGGTCGGGACGCGTGTTTCAGCACGCGTGGATCGAACGCCGCGGACGCATCCTCGACTGGCAGTCAAGCCAAGGACTCGGGCCGGGCCGCCGCGGTTGGCCCAGGGACAAGTTCATCGCAGCGTACCGCCCGTTCGCGATGAAACGCTACGACCCTGACACCGCACGCCGCTGCATGATCAAGTCACGGACGCCGGGGCCGTGGCGTCGTTGTCGGCGCTGACGCCTCGGTGTTGTGCCGCGGCATCTGCAAGGTGAGCCCACCGAACGGATTGCGACGGGCTTTGAGCCATCGACCACAATCGGGGCAACGCGTCTTCCCGTTTTCCACGGGGTACCGCCACTCAGGTGAGCACGACGCCCCCGAACCCAAACATTGCTTCTTACGCATCCTCTCCGCTCCCGTATCTACGGGCTCACAGCCCAACCACTAACGAACCCGACCACTAACCCGACAAGCAAGCATAGCCACGTTGCCAGGGTCTCGTCCTCGGGCGTGTGTCCGTAGGCGGACAACCCGAACAGCATACGAAAGACGTCGAACAAGGTCATCGGCTTGCGACCGGTTTTCTCATATGATAAACACGGAAGCAATGCCTTTCAATCTGGAAAAGACCGAGCAAAAGTTGGGCGCGCACCGCACCGCGATCACTGAGATTTGTGAAGCGATCCGCAAGCACGAGGTAGACACCGTCCAGGCCGACGACATCAAACGAGACATCGAGCGAAGGTTGACGCGAGCGGTCCGCGAACTGAACCACGTCTTGACCGTCCTCGAAGAGATCGCCTAGACCATCGGGCAACGGCGCGATAACATGCCCACATGGCCACCCCCCGCCGTATCGACGACTCGCACCAGCCGTTCAAAAGGACTCGCAAGATCGGCCCCGGCCCCCCGGCGCGCGCCGATCTACGAGAGCCAGGAGTACAAGTGCAAGCGGCTGAAGCCGACCGCGACGCACTACCGGCAGGTCTGCACCTACGTCGGCGCCGACGGGCAGAAGCACGTCGCGACGATCAAGACGAAGAAGGGCTGGAAGAAGAAGTACAACAAGCAGTACCGCAAGTGGGCCGCGAAGGCTCGCGCGTCGCTCGTGAAGCGCGGGCCGCAGAGCCGCTACCGCTGCCGCCGGACCGCGGTCGCGAAGTGCCGGTAGTCGGCACCGCACCCGGCACGACGACGTTCACGGTCCCCGCCCGCTGGCGCGCCAGGTTTGCGTTCGTCCGCGTATTCTTATATGATACGCTCGTGACGATCGCCGATGTGCCCACGCTACGCACAGCACTGCGACATCGCTGGGCGATCTGGAATGCGCTGCACGACGCGCGGGTGACCGACCCAACGCGCGCCGTCGAACACGCGTTGACCGGCGGGGGCGCCCGCGATCCGTACTCACGGCTGTGGGACTACATGTTCCTCAGCACCGAGCGCCCGGCGCGCCGGATCATGAGCGGATTCCTCGTCGACGATCTTGCGCTACGGTGCTGGGCTGACCTGACGCTACGGTGCTGGGCTGACCTGACCGACGCCGTTCGAGAGGCATACATGACGACCGACTGGTCGAGGCAAGAGGACCGTGCCGCGCTCGACAACATCATCGCAGCGGCGGTCGAGACGGCGGCGCGCCGGCGGCAGGAGCCACGCAGTGCATGACCACGTCAGCGATAACTTGATCCGCGCGTTGAACGCTCGGTGGGCGTGCTGGCGCGCGGGTTCTGCAAGAACGCTGCTCGAAGCGCGACACGCGGCGACGGAGCGCAAACGCGACGTCACACGGGCGGTCGGCTACGGCCTCGGCGACGGGTTGTTCCACGACCCGCTCGACGATCTCGACCCCTACGCGCGCCTCAACTGGTACATGTTCGAGTACCGCCGCGAGCGCGGCGACCACCGCAAGCTCGGGCGCTTGTCGTTCGCACCGCTCCTCGTCGTCGACCTCGGGCTCACGACCGAGTACACACGGACGCTCGCGCGTGTCTTCAATACGACTGCATGGCGCGACCCGGCGTCGTTCGCGGCGTTCAACAACATCCTCGACGCGGTCGTGGCGGAGGACCGCCGCCTACGCGGCGCCGTAGCGGGCCCCGGGCCCGCTGTGGTACGCTGACCCCGTGCAGACCGCCATCGAGTCGACCCCTGGTCAGCCCACCGCCGTCGGCGTCGCCCCTGGCACGACGACGGTGCTCTTGACCGGCCCCACGGCCGCCGGCAACGGCGTCGTCGGCTGTGAGAACCCGGCGCGTGCCGCGCAACAGCGGTACTACCTGTTCCCACCGGGCAAGTTCGTCGACGGCGTCCAGCGCGCGTCGACGATGATCCAGACGGGGCCGGCGGCCGAGGCGTCGCCGGCGCCCACGGCGTCGTTCACGCGCCGGGCGGCCTCCGCCGAGGCGTTCACGACCGCCGCCGCCACGCGCGTCAAGCGCGTGCTCGACCCCTACGGCACCATCGAGGCGCTCAAGGGCACTTTGAGCGGGGCGACGCGACGCGGGCACGTCTTCCGTGAGAACTTCCGAGTCGCGTCACGCCAGGAAGTCAACAGCGCCCTCGGCGCCCTCGGCATCGTCCTCGCCCCCTACGGCGACCGGAGCCCGTACCCGAGCTTCGAGATGGTCGCGGCGACCAAGGACTTCGGCCCGCAGGCGTACTGCACCGATCGCCCCGAGCGCGGACCGAACTACCGGCAGGACCGGACGTCGGCCTACGAGCCCAACGGCGTGCTGGGGCGCCTCGCGCGGTTCACGTGCCGCACCGCCGGCGTCGGTTGCCCGACCCCGGGCATGGGCGCCGTCCCGACGGACATGCAGCTGTCAACGCAGTACGGCTACACGCCGGTCATGTCGCAGTGGATCCCCATGAAGGAGGGCGCCTACTCACCGGCGCCGTGGGCGCCGCCGCACGGTCGCCCGACGCCGAACGACCCGGCGTTCATGACGCCGTGGGGCAAGGGCGCTGCGCCTGCGTATCGACGCCCCGGCATCGCCGGCCCGATGGCGAACGTCCTGGGCGCCGAGACCGCGACCGCCGACGGCGCGCCGCCGATGGACCCCGCGACCGCGGCGGTGCACGAGCTGAAGATGCACCAGGACCGCATGTACATGCTCGGCATCCTCAGCGCGGGCGCGGTGGCGTCGACGGCGCTCATCAACGTGTTCCGCTACGCCACGGAGCGTCGCGACGCGCGGCGCAAGAAGACGCGTGTCGACGCGGAGCCGACACCGTCGATCAGCGGCTCGCGACGTCGTCGTCGGCATCGACGGTGATCGGCATCGTCTGGTCGACGTTCAGCTTTCGCATGACCACCGCCGCCGGTTTCCCACACCCAACAGGCGACCCCCGCCGGTACCCCGATTGCGGCGCCGCCGGCCGCGGTCTCTACGACTACACCGAGTGGCTCGACGCAGACCTCCGGCGCGCCGTCATCGCGTCGTGGGGCGGCATCTGGCCACGTGACGCGCTCTGGGCGTTCATCAACGTCTTCGACGCCGCGATCGACGAGATGGACCGGCGGCGTGGGCTGGAGCCGAAGCCGGTGGTGCGCGAGCGATGAACCACGCGTGGCCTGAGTATCCGTTCTGTGCGTACACCGGCGACCCGCGACGCTTCCCTGACTGCGGCGACGGCGGCTGGAACGCAGCGCTTGCGTGGCTCGACGATGACCTACGCACAGCCGTAACACGTGCACGCAACGTTGATGACCCCTTTGAACCCGAGTCGCTATGGACTTGGATCCACGTCTTCGACGCCGCGATCGACGAACAAGATCGCCGATTCGGACGAACGCCACGCCCGGTGACGAGAGAGCGATGACGCAGCTAGGCAGCCTGGGCTACTTCAACCCGATCGACGTGACCGTGCGACAGCGATTCCACGCGGACGACGACGTCGAACGCGAGATCCGTCGACAAGGCAGCGCCGCGCCGTGGCTAACAAGCGACGCGCGGCGGTACCCCAACGTCAACCCCATCAACCGCGCGACGGCGAAGGCGACCGTGGCTGCGATGGGCATCACCGACCCCGACCTCGTCGCCGTCGTCACGACCGCTTTCTCGACGACCTTCACCGCTGACTGCGGCGCCACCGACGAGGAGTGTTGGGCCTACGCCAACGTGACCGACGCCGCCATCGACGAGCAAGACCGCCGCAGGGGGATCACCCCCACGCCGGTCACGCGGATCTCACGCCGAGACGCCCCACCGTTGTGATACGCTAGGTTACAAGCCGATGAGCAGCGACATCGTCTACGACCCTGCAAAGCAAGCCTGGTGTCACCTGCCGTCAGGTGCGTGCAGCGCCGCCGACGAGCGCGACAAGCCCAAGCTCCCCACCTACGCGACCGTCGCGGACGTGCTGGAGAAGAAGAACGGCGCCGGCATCCGGCTCCTCGGCTGGACGGCGGCGCGCACGCTCCTCATCGCGCCGTTTTTCCGCGTCGTCGGTGTGCCGTGGAAGCAGGCGTTCGCCGGCGCGATCCTCGCCAGCTGTGCGATCAGCACGCTCACGCTCGTCCGGCTCTCGAACGCGGAGTACGAGATCAACCGCCAGTTCCTCGACGAGCGCCGGTGGCTGCGCCAGCGCCGACGGCTGCCGGCGGCGACGTGATCGGCGTCGACAAAGACGGCCAGCCCTTCGCGGTGCTCAAGATGGAGCTATCCATCGAGACTACCGAAGAGGGTGCGTTCCAAGCCGGCGTCGCCGAGTGGTTCCGCGCCGACAACGACAAGCCGATCGGCGACGTCGACTTCGCTGAAATCGAAGAGTGGTGCTCGACGCGCATCGCGCTCGCGGTGAGCCGCTGCAACACGCTGAAGATCACCGACGAAGACCTTTGCGAGACCGTCATCAACGCAGGGCGCGCTTGTCGTGCCAGTAACGGCGAGGACTACGACACCGTCGTCAACGTCGCTGAAGCCGCGGCCGCCGAACAACGCCGCCGAGACGCTGCGCGCGCTACGCCCGCGGAACGTCCGACGTCATCTCCCACGACCACCGCGGAAGATGAACCACGCGACCCGTCGCGTTGATGTCGAGCACGTCGACCGCACCGGCGCGGCGACGCCGCGCGATCTCGCGCTGCGCGGCGCGTAGGTACTTGGCGCACGCGGCCTGCGCACTCGCGACCGACCGGAACTTGTCGCCGAGGAGGAACTTCTCGGCGGTCTCGATGAACTGCGCGAGCGAGATCCCACGCGGGTGCGCACCCTCGACAGCGACGGCGGCGTAGAGCTTCTTGCCGACGAGGCGCTCGACCATGAACAAGATGCCGACGTCGGCTTCCTTGTAGAACACGGTGTACTGCTCGTTCGGCTGCCAGTCCAAGGTCATCGCCTTCAAGGGTATCACGCGGGTGCGTCAGCCCAGGCCGTTCGGCCCGGTGTCGTCGTCGTCGTCGGACACCAGCGGCGACGGTGGTGGCACGGGCGCACCGCCCGCCGTCGCCGTGTTGAACGACGGCGCCGGCCACGGAGCGACGCCGATGCCGCTGAGCGGCGTCGCCTGGATCGCCTGGATCTGCGCACGCAGCGCCTTCGACATCCGCGCCCGCTTCGCCGACGGCCCGAGGATCTGGTTGCGCAACGTCTCGATGACGTCGTTGAAGCCGTCGGCCGGGAAGTCGGCGGCGATGTAGACGCGACCGCCCTTGCTCGTGATGTTGATCGACGTCGGCTGCTTCGCGGTGCGCTTACGTGGCGCACCCTTACGCTTCCGCGGCGCACCCTTGCGCTTCCGCGTCACCGACCCCTCCGCCCCGTCGCGACCGGGATCGGCGGCTTGGCCGTCGGCACCGGCATCGGCGTCGGCGCCTCGTCCTCATCGACCTCGTCGCCTTCTTCGAGGTACTTCGCGATGCCGAACATCGGTTCGTCGTCGTCCTTGAAGAGCGGCTCCCCGATGAAGAGCCGGTGCATGAACCGGAGCACGTCGGTGCGGTAGGCCGGCGGCGCGTCCGGGATCATGATGTCGACGAGCGCCGGGTACATCTGCTGCTTCCAGAAGTAGTCGAACGCCTCGACGCCCGGGACCTTGTTCTGCTCGATCATCGCAGCCGACATCAGGATGATCTGCGCGGCCAAGAGCGGCGACACACCGACCGCCTTGCCGTCGTCGCCGACGACGGTCGGCGGCTCGCCCTTCTTGGGCTGATCGATCGTGACCTCTTCCCGCGTCACTTCGACGAGGTACTTGGTGACGCCTTCACGGAGCCGCTGGATGTCCGGGAGCGCAGGACCGAACCACTGCGCGTCGGTCTTGCCGTTGCGCACGGGGCCGGGGTCGGTCGACGACGCGGGCGCGTCGACGACAGGTTGCGCCTGCGGCTCCGGCGCGGCCGCGCCGTTCTGCGGTGCGCCGTTCGTGCCGTTCAGGCCGCCGCTCGCGCCGCCGTCGACGGGCTGCGGCGCGGCGGCACCGGTCGGCGCCACCGGGGGCGGCGGCTGCCAGCTCGCCGCACGCTGCGCCACGCTTGCGGCGTGCGCCTGCGCGGCCGCGACCTGCGCCTGCGACTGCGTCACGGTCTGCGCGACGTTCTCGATCGCGCTCACGATGCGGCCGGCGACACCCTCACCCTGCGGCGCCATCTGCATCATGTTCGCGAGGAAGTTGCGCTGGATGTCCATCATGTCGTTCATCGAACCGACCATCGTCTTCGTGAACTGGTCGGCGCTCTGGCTCGCCTCACGCACGACGCGGGCGGCGTCCATCGGCGACATCTGGTTCGGCGCCATCATCGTGTGCACGCGCTCGATCAGCCGGTTCTGCGACTCGGAGTTGATGCGAGCTTCCTCGGCGCGGGCGCGAGCGACCTCCTTGTCGGTCTCGGCCTTGACGCGCGCCTTCTCGCGCTCGGTCTCGGCGGCGATCCGCGCCGCCTCACGCGCCGCCTCGGCCGTCGCCTTCTGATTCTCGATGAGGAGCATCATCATCGGGTCGGGGCCCGCAGGGCGCTGCGCGATCGCCGCCATCTGCGCCATGAGCTGCGTGAACTTCTCGTCGGCGCGGCGGCGGTCTTCGGCGATCTGCGCTTCGAGCGCGCGCTGACGCTCCTCGGCGCGGCGCTCGGCCGCTTCACGCTCGGCGCGCGCCTGCGCCTCGGCGGCGGCGCGCTGCGCCTCCGCCAGCGCGCGCTCGGCGACGGCCCGCGCCTCAGCGGCGGCGCGCTCGGCGGCCTCCCGCGCCGCACGCTCGGCGGCGATCCGGTCGTCGAGCCCGGCGGGCGTCCGGTTTGCCTCAACCTGCCGCCGCAGCTCGCCCAGCTCGCGCTCGTGCCGATGACGCTCCTCGATGATCGCCAAGTCACGCCGATGCAGCTCTTGCTGCATCGTGTACGTGCCGGGCGCGACGTCGACCGTCGGCGCGGACCGTGGCGGCGGCGGGGCGGCGATCGGCGTCGCCGCGCCGTAGTGAACCGGGTGGACGGGTGCGTGCGCGTAGGACGGGTAGCCTGCGAGGCCCGCCGGCGAGGCGGGTGGCGACGTCACGCCGTAGCCGTACGCGGCCGAGGCCGGATTCGTCCGGGGCATCTTCATCGGGTAAGCCTCCACGGGGATCACGAACGTCCACGCCGTGCTCTGCGGGTCGGGCGACGCGTCGGTAACTTGCAGCTCGTAGACGCCGCCACCGGCGACGTCGATGACCTCCTGATCGATCGCCTGCACCTCGGCGATCGTCCAGCCGACGTTCGACACGTGGTGCCCCTCACGGGGCTCCAACATGATCGGCTCCTTGTTGTTTCCCCGGACCCGGACGAGAGCGATCGTCAACGGTTCCTGCATCTTGAGGAGCGCGGGAAGATCGATTCCGGCCTTGATTCGCTGCGTGCGCGCGGGCGGCATGTGACGCTCACCGTACGCTGGATCGTGTGACCGATCAACGACGTCGGGCTTTTTAGCGCCAATAAAAAATTCCCGATCGTGTGGTTATTTTACCACGATCAGGTCAGTTTCACGTTTGATTACGTGTAGTTGTACCACGCGCATCACCGCGGCGTCAACACCACGCGCCGAAAAAAATGACGCACCCGTGTGCTACCGTGCCCGCCGTGTCGAACAAAATCTCGCTCCCCCTCGCCGATCGCACCTTCGAGCGTCGCCAGGGCTGTTGGAACTGTCGTGGTATGGCCTCGAAGGAAGCGAGCCTTCAGCACTGGCGCGCCACCGAACGCCCGGTGCACGAAGCGCGCATCGCCGAGGGTAAACGGCTCCTCCTCGAAGGCGCCGTCGTCGACCCGACGATGGTTGCGCGCTTCAAGAACACGCCGGTCAACGAACGCTGTCCGTGCGGCTCCGGGCAGAAGTACAAGCGCTGTCACCGCCCGAAGGACGAGGCCGCCGCGAGCTTGTTCCACAAGATCGACGGCATCGAGAAGGCGACGGAGCACCTGGACCGGTTCGAGGCATCGATCAACCACGGCGACCCGATCCTCGGGCAACAGGCGCTCTGCAACGAGCGGTCGTCGCCGAAGTACGGGACGTACGTCAGCGACAAGTACCTGTGCGATCGTTGGAGTGCGACGACGGGCGCGAGCGTCGCGCGCGAGGGCGCCAAGCCGGATCTTCTGCCCGAAGAGATGGTTGACCGAGTCGGCGACGGGAACTAGAATTCTCGTATAGGAATGATCGGAGCGCACCCTCGAAGCGTTCGTTACTACGCGGGCGAACCGCGCAGTAGCGCGCTCGTCGCCAGCAACGGGGACCCGCGAAGATGGCCACTGGTCGCGTTCACCACAGCCGACGCCGTCAGGCTTCGCGACAGCCGCGAGGCACACGTGACGGCGATGGTGACGACGTTGCTCGACTGTGTGGGAATCATCGACCCGGACCTCCGCACCACGGTTGCACGGCTCTACGAAGAGTGGTTGACCACGCCCGGCCACGCTGACCTCGAAATCGAGGCCGTCGTCATCAACGCACTCGACGCCGCGATCGACGAGCAAGATCGAAGGGACGCGCAGCGATGAACCGCCGATGGCGTAACGTCGACGACCACCAGACGATTGCTGACCCGCGACGATGGCCGAACTGGTGGAGATATTCAGTCACCGAAGAGGCGCGGCGACACTGCGCCGGTGATTCCGACGCCACGCGGATGTACATCCTCCGGGAGCACGCGAAGATCACCGACGACGACCTCGTCGCTACAGTCAGAGCCCTGCTCGACGCGTGGATCTCTGCACCCGACTTCACCGGCTATGAAATCGAGGTCGAAGACGCGCTGATCAACGTCAGCGACGCCGCGATCGACGAGCAAGACCGACGGAACGTTGCCCGTCGGACCGACGTGATACAAGAGACGTCACCATGATCGACAGCATCTTCGTTCTGCCCCTGATCACGACGGCGCTTTTCTACCTCGGGGCGCGCGCCCAGATCACGTCCTTCCTATGGTCGCGCTACCCGGCGCGGCTCGATGCGCTCATGTCCTGCGCGGCGTGCAGCGGCTTCTGGTACGGCCTCGGCACCGCCGCCATCGGCTACGCGTTCGACGTCCCGTTCCTCGGGTCGACGTCACCGTGGGCGATCCTGATCGCCGGCGCGATGTCGATCGTCTGGACGGCGGTCATCGCGGCGAAAATGGAGCGGGCGTTGACGGAGCTGTCAGGCGCGCCGTACGTGCAGAACGTCGAGGTTGGCTACACGACGACGACCTCGGACCTCCCGCTACCGCCGCCGATGGACAACGTCCTCGCCATCAACAAGGAATCGAAGCCTTGAGTCGTCGACGCGGCGACCTCGCCGAATGGCACCGCGCCGCAGCGATTCACACCGACGGCCTCATCAAGTTCATCTGGAACGAGGCCGAAGGTCGCCCCGACTGCGCGGTCTGGCGAACGTACAGCGGGCACCTCGCGGGGTACTGCTATATGGGCGGCGGCGGCGTACCATTCATCTGGGACGAGCTGTACGGCGCTGAGTACACAGGCGTCGCCTGGAAACCGGGCGCGGTGTTCCGCCGACGTAAGTTCGCCTGGTGCCCGCCGGAGCGGCTCAGGCGCATCCGTGACCTACAGCTCGCGTTGGAATGAAGCCCAAGCCGACCATCTGGACCGCCGCCGTCGGCGACCCGCCGTCGATGCTCGCGCAGCTCGACATGCGCGCGCCGCTCGCAGGCCACGCCGATGCGCGACGCCGTGCGGCCGCGCTCCGTCGCCGCATCGACGAACAGCTCAAGCCGTTCGCACGTCGCCGTCCCTGTCGCACCCGCGTGCTACCGTCGCCTCCGATGGAAACCGACATCGAGAGCACCAAGCCCATCGGGCACATGAACAACCCCAGCGGCGAGATCGTCAAGGTCGCGCGCGAGCTGGTCGACAAGTGGCGGAACGACACCGCGGCCGCAGAGCTTCGCGCCGAGGAGCTGCGGAAGGAGCTGGAGGCGGAGCGGGCGAAGACGCCGGACGCACGGCTCGAAGTCGCTGCCACCCTGATCGACGCGCTCAAGGAGATCGTCGACCACGCCGTCGCCAACTTGTCGCCGGAGTTCATCCGCGACTTGCCGGGCGAGGCATTCGAGGTCGCCGCCCGCAACGTCGACAAGGTCGTCGGCGCCACGCAGCGCGACAGCGAGCGCGCTACGGTCTGGGCCGAACGCGCGCGCATCATCGCCGACTGGCGCGATCGCCGCGGGACGCCGGAGTGGGCCGAGCGCGTCGCCGAGTACAAGGAGAAGCAGCTCCGCGAGCAAGCGCAGGCGGCGGGCTACACGCTCATGAAGCTCGCGTCGAAGACGAAGCCGACACGGCGCAAGACGCCAGCGAAGACCAAGGCCAAGCCCAACAAGCGCAAGGCAGCCAAGCGGCGCTGACGGACCCCTGTGCTACCGTCGCGGGGTGATGAACCCGTTCAACGGTTCCCCGCACAGCCCGATCATCAACCTCGCTGGCGCGCAGGCAGCGTTCGAGGAGCCGACGTTCCCGAACCCGACCCCGAAGCTCCTCGCCTACCAGCGCGCGGTGCGCCGGCGGCTAACGCTCGCCGCACGGCAGATCGACGACGCGCGTCGTGAAGCCGAAGAGGCACGGCGCCTTGCCGAGTACGCGCGCGATCGCGCGCGGCAAGCGCAAGCGGAGCTGGCGCAGCAAGCGGAGGAAGACCTCCTCGAAGCCGAGCGCGCGCTAGGACTGGCGCCGCCGGCGCCCGCGGCACCACGACCGGTGCCGGACATGAGCGGGCTCGTGGATCTCCTCGGCGGCCCACTGCCCGCGCCGACGCGCGTTTACCCGGTGACGTCGCCGACGGCGACCGGGGCGATCACGACGGCGTCCGTCGAGGCGATGCCCGAGGAGGGCCCCGACGACGACGGAAGCGGCATCTGACGAAATCGCCCGACAGACCCGCCGTCGTCCTCCTCCACGGGCTCGCCCGCGGCGGACGGTCGATGCAGCCGCTCGCGGAGCATCTCGACGCCGCCGGCTTCGACGCACGCCTCTACGAGTACCCGTCGACGTCGATGCCGATCGCGCACCTCGCGCGGCGGCTGTGCACGCGCATCCGCCGTGACCTGAAAGACCGCCCGCTCTACGCCGTCACGCACTCGTTGGGCGGCATCGTCTTGCGCCACATGCGTGACGAACGGCTCCGCTGGAAGCGCATCGTCATGCTCGCGCCGCCGAACAACGGCAGCGCCGTCGCGGCCGCGCTGAACAACACCGAGGGCCTCGCGAGCGTCGCGTTCAACCTCGCCTACGGCCCGGCCGGCACCGGGCTCGCAGGCGCGAGCGCCGACCCCAAAGCGGCCGCGCGCTGGCCGTTCCCGCCAGCGCCGTTCGCCGTCATCGCCGGCACACGGCGCCAGAGCATCGCCAACCCGACGAGCTGGTTCGTGAGCACGCGCGTCTTCGACGAGAAGACCGAGCACGACGGGACGGTCAGCGTTGAGGAGACGAAGCTACCGTGGATGGCGGCGTTCACGACCGTCGACGCGACGCACACGACGATCATGAACGAACCGGAGGTGCATCAGCTGGTCGAGCGATTCCTACGGAACGGCACGTTTTGAGAGGGTGGAGCTAAGCGAGCCCCGGCGATCCTCCTCGAACGCCGCACCGGCGTAGTTCACGGCGGCGGCCAGGTCCTCCGGCGTACGGGCCTCGGCGATCAAGTGCAAGAACGTTTCGCGCCACGCCGACGACAACGCGAGTACGTGGAACACCGCGTGCGCCTGCTGTTGGAGCAACGCCTGACCGGTGTGCACGTTGATCGTTGCGTGCTTGTGCAGCACAACCGTCTGCGCAGGCCAACGCGCGCACACGCATTGTCGCCGGCCCAACGACGACGTCGGCGGATAGATGTGAAATCGCGCGGCGAGCGCCGTCATCAACGGCGCGGGCGCGACACGCCAGCGTGCGCTCATCGCTTACGCGCCTTACGTGCCTTCACCCTCGCCGCGCGGCGATCACTCGCGATCGCCGCCTTGACGACGTTGAACAAGACGTCGACGTCTTCTGGCGTCCGTGCTGCTTCGACGAGTTTCGCCACCGTCGCGACGTGCTCGGACCTAGACGTGAGCACGGAAGCGAGGTCGCTCAGACGTCGCTCCCACGTCTTCGACTTCGGCACCATCGAGCCGATCACCATCGCGAGATGGCTTGGAATGACCAAGGCGATCGGCGTTTTCCGCGGTCGTTTCAGACTGAGGTAGAAATCGCCGTCGCGGACTTCGACGTACGTAGACCACTCGCCCTTCGCCTTCGACGCTCCTCGGCGACGGCGGCTTTGAACACGTTCCACAGGACTTGGCACGGAGGATCACTGCTTTCTACGTCGGCGACGTGAAGGACGGTTTGACGGAGGTCGTCGGGGAAGCGCACGAGCGCGTTCAGGAACACCGCGATGAGCCGGTTAGACCAGCGGTAGAAGATGGTGCTGCCATACGTCGTGTGGTCGTTGTCGGCGCGCGCGAACGCGCGCCCAGCGAGATCGACGATGTCGGATAGCCGCATCAAGTGGCTATGTGCCGACGGTGAGAGCGTGAACGTCACACCGTCGCCTCGCGTCACCTTGACGGCCAGAGGCGACGCGAGGTCAGCTCGGTCTCCGATCAAATCACCCCATCGCCCGTTGAACGCCGGCGCGGCCCATTCGATCGTCCACCCGTCGGCGAAGGTCTCATCGACATCAGGATCAGCATCCGGCCAAAGATCCGTCCACATCACAGCAAGCCCCGCGTGCGCATCAAGTACGCCATGAACGCACGCTCCTGCGGCGCGAGCTTCACGTTCGTCGACGTGAACGCGAGGACGACGTCGTCGGCGCCGTCTTGATCGTCGGGGAGCCCAAGCCACGTCTCGTAGTCGTCGCTGCACAAGAGGCAGTAGCGCGGGTGCTTGCGTGCGATGCCGGGGTTCATCTCGCCGTCGCAGATCGGGCAAAGATCCGCTTGACCGCCGCCGCCCCCTTCGGTAGCGTCTCGAATCGAGGTAGAAGGCGTCCGCCCCCCGTCCGCCGACGTCTCCCTTGACCCTCCGGCGGTTTCTGGTCCCGCCGGGGGGTCGACTCCTTGAAGAACGTCGCCGCCGACCCGGGAATCGCCCGCGGGGCTCGGGGGTGCGGCGTCGCCGCGAGCCTTGGCCCGACGCGCCGAAGGCTGAGACGCGATCGGGGGTCCGAGGTACGTCGCGACGGCCGTCGGGTCAGGCTCGACGAGCAACCCCGCCGGCACCGCTGACGCCGGGATCTGCGCCTCGCCGCGTGCCGCTGCGCCTGCAACCGCTTGCGTCGCCGACAGCGGCGCGAACCGCTCGACGTCCTTCGGCAGCTGCTTGGCGGCGTAGTCGGGGTTCATGCTGACGTCGTCGTAGAAGGCGCCGCGCCCGGCCTTGTAGCCGACGATCGCGAAGTAGCGCGCGAGCGCGGCGACCTCGGGGGAACTGAAGCGCCCGAGCACGGTGCGCCCGGCCTTCGCCTCCCACGCACCGTCGCGTTGCTTCACGCCGGCGTAGCTGCCGGGGATCGTCCCGCGTTCGACGTCGACGGGGATGTCGTCGAGCTTGGCGACGGTCTTCGCCGCCGCCAGCGCCGGTGTCGCATTGACGCCGCCAGCGCCCGGGGTGAAACCGTTCACCGCCATGACCACGAGGTTGTAGACGTACTCAGGGACCGACAGCTCCGCGTTGCGTGCCAGAGTTGTAAGCTTCGTGAAGTATCCGGTCTGAATCCCGAATTTGAGGACATGCGGTTTACTCACTGCATTCCGATCGCATAGCGGGGTTCTATTGTCAACACACAGATCGAATACTGATCGGATAGCGGGGTTCTATGCGAGATCACCGCTAGAGAATAGAGGACGTAATGGCCCTGCCTTACAATTCGGTTTTCGGCCAGACACGATCCCAATTTTCCTGCTTTCGAGCGGACATCGAGTAGCTTTCCGATCGCAGCCCTTCGCTGGTTTTTTCCACGCCGCCCAGCGATCACGCGCGCTTCCCGCGCGATCTGAAGAAAACAACCTAGAGATCCCTTCTTTTTCCAAAAGTTTTTTCCTGAGACAGTGACTACTTTTCCCAAACCAACACACACGCCCCGTAGAAGAAATTTAGAAAAAGAATGGATCTCTGTGCAGTTTTCCGCTGGATCGACGCCTAAACATGCTGTATCACAAGGTTCAACGGAAAACCTGATGTCGATCTCGAAATCACCCCGCTCAAATCCGACCCGAACGTGCGCACGATGCCCCGCCGTCCTGCCCCCTGGCAAGGCTCGATTCTGTAGCTATTGCAAGGTCTTACAGAAGCGCGAGTCCGACCGCCGAACGGCTGTCGATCGGCATCTCGGCGTCCGACGCAACCGCGCGAACGTGAACCAGGAGCGGATCCGCGTCGCCGCCTGGATCTGCGACTTCTTGCGCGCGCATCCATGCTCGATGTGCGGACAAGAACACGTGATCTTGCTCGAATTCGTCCCCAAGGACGGCGCCGTCTTCGACGCTGGCGGCGTCGAGACGCTCGTCCGCAACGGCGCGTCGCTTGACACCGTCAAGACGGCCGTCGATCGCTGCGACGTCCTCTGCGTCGCGTGCCTCGCCGTACAGACGGCGTACTTCCGCCGCGGCCGGCTCGGGTACCGCGTCCCGTATGCTGGCGACGCACCGAACCTTCACCTCCCGTGGAGTCGGCCGCGCACGACGCCGCCGACGCCGATCACCCGACGCCGCGCGTTCGCCGAACCACAGCTCAGCGAAGACGAGCGCGAGCGCCTGCGCATCGCCGAGCGCGACCGTCGGATGGCCCTACGGACCGCTCGCGGCGCCGTCCGCGCTGGCGAAGGCGGCCTGGTACCGCCGCCCGTGCCACAGCCGCAGGAATTCAGCGGTGCGGGCGTCGTCGAGCCCGAGGTCTCGCGCGCGAGCGCGGCCGACCTCCCATCGAACGGTGTCACCGGTGACGAGCCCGCGCCAGAGCAGCCACCCGACGACGCCGCGCAGGAAGACGTTCGGGACGACGCCGCCACCGTGGCTCTTGGCGAGCCAGTTGGCGAGGCAACCGGCGGCCGCGGGGAAGACGACGCCGTCGACGCCGGGGACGATCGTCGCCTCGACGCCGGCACCGTCGACCGCAGCGTAGTCCAGGGACGTCGCGTCGTCCGGCGTCTTCGCCAGCGCAGCGCCGACCGCGTCGGGGAGGCGGTTCCCACCGGCGAGGATCCCGAGCGTTTCGAGTAGCCGGACAGCGTTCCGGCCGTCTCGCCACGGGCGCTCGAACCAGATCGGTTCGTCGACGCTCGGGTCGATCACGCTGGCGGCTTCGCCGTGTCGGCCCAGCGATCGGGCGCGCGCCCTCCCCCGCCCCGGCGGCCGATTCCCTCGATTCCGCTTGCCCGGCGGCGGCGCGTGGCCGCTCATAGTGGGACGAGACACTACGCGATCTTCGACGGGGAGGTCAAGTCGTGCGTGCGAAAGATGGCGTCGAGGACGCGTTCGGGATCGTCTACGTCGAACATTATGAACCGCCCTACTTGAAGCTCCCGCAGCCGCAGTGGCAACGCACAGCGCCGCCGACGACCACGTGTTGTTCGAGGAGGTGCGCGCAGCGTAGACACACGGCCGCGTTGATGAACGCGCCGCGGAGTGTGTCCATGACCGCGGCGGCACAGTTGTCCCAAATTTCGTGAGACGCCCAAGCGCGCCCGCGGCAGGTGATCTGCGTGACCGCTTTGCAGGAACCGTCCGGGACCGCGGGTAACCACACAGTCGTCACGATATTGATCTCGACACCGTCGCTGACGAAGGACGCAGAGACAACATGGACCGGTCTATAGGTCGACGATCCGAGGACATTGTAGCCGACCGTCATCGGCGTCGCACCCAGCGCCGCCATGGCGTTGTGCCACGCCGCCAAGACATCGTCGTCCATCTACCTGAACACCCTCGCATCGGCGTGGTCCGGCGTCAAGCCGATCTCATATGAGAACGGTTGATCTGACGGAGGGGTGTGATAGAAACGACCTCGATGCGGATGCTTCATGGGTTTCTGGTGATCGCTTCCGTGATCACCCTCGTCACCTTCGCTGTCAACGGCGTCTTCTTGCCGTGGCCTGTCGAGGCCGCCCTTGGTTCCACGATCGGGTACTGCGGCTCGGCGTGGTGGAAGCTGCGCCCGCGCTTCGACCTCATCACGGTCGACGTGTTGCGTCAGCTCGATATCGCCAGCCAACCGAAGTACGGCCTTCAGCTCTTGGACGACAGCGCTGGCCCGCTCAAGCGAGCGGGGCGCGGTGCGCTGTACGTCTACTTAGGACGGCTCGAAGAGCTAGGGTTGATCGAAGGTGAAGCCGCGCCGACCGCGCTCGTTAGCGTGACGCGTCGGCACTACACGATCACACCGCGCGGGCGGCGTGTGCTCGCAGGTGAGGAGGTTCGGAATTGATCAAGTGGGGCGTGATCAAGGGGCCGATCGTCAAGCGGTACTATCGCGCAACGATCGTCGACGGTGGCAACCTTCCGTTGTACGCGTACATCAGCAACAACGGCGCCGGCTGGTACAACTGGTGTATCAGCCCGTCGGACGACGACGAGATGATGGAGCACCCGCATCGGATCACGGGCGGTGCGCGCACGTTGACGGAGGCGAAGACCGGCGTCTACCTCGCGCTCCGCGCTCACATCGAGAAGCTGGCCGCCGTACTTGATCTGAAGCTACGACGGTGAGGAAACAAAACGATGAGGACCATCTACGAATTCACCAGGAAGCACCCGCAAGTCTGCGTCGTCGTGTACCCGCTCGATTCACCGGTGACGGAGCCCCCGAAGTACGTCGGCGCGCGCGTCGAGATCCTGATCGCCGACGCGGAGCAAGCCGAGACCGATGACGGCGAGGCGAACTTCGGCGACACGCTGGAGATCGAGGGTCGCGCGTCGACCGTCCGCGAGATCTGCCGTGAGATCCTTGCGCAGCTCGAAGAGGGTGAGGACGACGCGATCGCTGAGGTCGAACGCGAGCGCGCCAACGCCGTGCAGTGCGGGACGTGCACGCTCTGGTACGACCGTCGACAGCCGGACCTGCACAACTGCCCGTCGAAGTAGCCATGCGCGTCCGAACGATCACCTACGCCATGCTCCGTCAGGGGCGGCAGTTCGAGAACGACCGCGCCGAGGTGACGATCGACCTCGACCCCGGCGACGTTCTCCTCGACGTCATCGACGAGGCGAAGCGCGTGTGTCGCCTCGCGCTCGACGCGCCGGCGAACCCCGCACCACCGTCGGGCGACCGCTCAGCGAACGCGCGCGGCTTTCGCCCCGATCCCAAGAACGACCGTCCGATCGAGCTGTACGAGGACCCGCGATGAACGACGACCCGCTCGTAGCTCTGCATCAAGACCTCGCCGCGCACGACATCACGCCGTGGCGGCTCGACACCGAAGGTGACAACAACCGGTTGACCGCCTTGTGCTGGTCCGAGAACGTCACCGGCGACACGATCGACTCGGTCGACCTCGGCATCGTCGACGCAGCGACGTTCACGCGACGGAGCGATACGGTCGGCTTTGCCGTCGGCTTCCGTTGGCCGCGGGACGAGGCGCCGGTGCCGCCGTGCTTCATCCTGCGGCACCCGAACACCGGCGGGTTCCTGAATGCGAAGCTCTGGTACAGCACGGAGCGGTGTTTGACCGCGTGGATCGAGGGGCATCGGCTCTGGCGCCGCTACGCAGCGCGGCCGTGGTTCATCACGAACTTCTACGAAGAGGGTCACGCACCGCGGTACACGTGGAACGGGCGCCAGTTCGTGCCTGAACACGCGTCGTCGAATCACCTCGTCATCGACGTCGTGACACAGCTGCGTGAGACGCTCGCGAAGTTGCCACAGCGGATGGCGCCGGTCTCGGGCTCGCCGCCGGATTGGGTGTTGTGGGCGGCGACGCGCTTTCCGAGCGAGGCGGCGTGACGCGCGCGCCACGCCCCCCCGTCGTCGAGATCAAGCGCGGCCGCACCGTCCACCCGTCGACGGTCGAAGTCCCCGAGCTGCGCTGTCATGCTGGCGCTGACCACGGCAACGCGCGCGACCGCGGCGCGGCCGGCGTGCTCTGCGGGCCGTGTTTCCGCGCGCTCCTCGCGCTCCTCGTGCGCTAGCGCGTGATCGCGTACGCGCCGACCGCTGCCACGACCGCGCCGGCGATCGCCCACGGCCACCAGGGCTTCCGCGGCGTACCCGGGACGACGACGTCGGCCGTCGGAACGGTCGCGTCGGGCGTCGTGGTGATGGGTGGCGGGACGTACGACGGCGGCGCGATCTCGTTCACCACGGTGCCCGCGGGCGTCTGCGGCGGCGGCGGTTGCGTGCCCCCGGTGCCGTCGCCCGCCGGGCCCGTGTTGACGGGCGACGTCGGTCCGACCGTGGCGCTGAACCAGTAGCCCTTCACCTTGGGCGGCCGCGGAGGCGGCGGGAGCCCGCCGCTGCCGGGGAACGTTGGCGTGGTGTAGCCCGGCGCCAGCGGGTCGGTGCCGATCGGAGGCTGCTCGATGCCGCCGCCCTGCGTGAGCATCGGGCGCCCCGCGACGCTGAAGTTCGGAAGCGAGATGGCGCCGAGGAACCCGCGGCGGCGACGACGCCCGAGGAGGTGAACGGAGGTGGCCAGCATGGCTAGGAGCGTATCACGGCGTCCCGGGCGGCGTCGATGGTCGTCAATCGCCGTACGAAACCTGCGCCCCGCCGTTCGGCGGCGGTCGGTACGTCGGCCGACGCCCGAGGCGACGGTCGATCTCGTCGACGATGGCGTCGAGCGTGTTGGCGATCAGTTGCTCGTGCTCGCAGGGCGCATTGGCGTCATCGTACGGGTTGGACTGTTGATCGCCGCTCCAGCTGTCGTCGCTGTTGTGCCAGACCAACGTCAACGTGTCGAGGAGATCACGGTCGCGCTCCATGGGCAAGCCGCCGATGAATTCGATGATCTTGCGCGGGCTGCAATGCGCGAACCGGCGCTCGCATTCGTAGGCGACGTCCGGCCAGCGGCGGACATCGCCGCAGAACGGCATCGCGTGCTCGTAGGGGTACCAGACTCTAACCACGGCGGGCAGCCTTGCGTCGATCGTACTCGTCGAGGGCGGCGTTCCAGATGTTGGCGAACGCTTCGGCGTTCTCTGACGGGGGCGGCGGTGGCGCCGCCCCGTGCCAGAGCAGGTCGATGCGGAGCGATCGGTAGGCGTGCATGATCACGTCGTAGAGGTCGGCGAAGTCTACGGCGTTCCGTGTGCTGACGCCGAACGCGTAGCGGATCTTCGAGGTGATCGTGCCGGCGTGGAGTACGCGGTCGATCTCTGGCCAGCGTCGGCTGTCACGCACACGCTGCGTGTTGCTTCGCGCGTCGCGGGGCGTTGTCACAGTTCTCCGTGTCGCCGTGCGTACTCCTCGACGGCGGCGTTCCAGACGTTCGTGAGTAGCTCTTCGTCGGCGCGCAGCTCTGCCATGCTGTTCGCGGAGCCGCTCCACCATAGCGTCTTCACCGTCTCGTAGACGTCCTCCGTACGCTCGTCCCATCCGTGAGGGAACGATACGCTCTGAAGCCACGCGAACGACGGCGCCGCCACATTGTAGTTCCGGTAGAGGTACGCGTAGACCTGCGGCATGTACCGCTCCGCGAGAACCGGGATATCACGCACCGTCACGCGTTGCCCGCCTGCGCCGGTGTTCGTCGACCGCCGCGTTCCAGATGTTGCCGAACGTCCGCTCGTCTTCGGCGCTCTCGAAGCACGGTTTGTAGTGAAGATCGTACGGCGAGATCGTGACACCACTCACCGCTTTGGCGAGCCCGGACCCGACGATCGCCTGCACCAAGTCGGCGGCCTCGACGGTGTAGCGCCACCCGAACGCCGTCACGAACATGCCGTGCAACGTCTGGCGCGAACGGTCCGCCGCGTACGCAACCATCGGCCAGTGCTTAGCCATCGAGCCAGTGCTCCCAGACGACCGCGATCGCGAGTGCGCCGATGAGCGCCCCGCTCGGGACGCCGGCGAGCCAGATGAACGACGCACCCTCGAAGACCGCGATCGCGCACGCGGTCATCGCTGCGACGGTGACGAGCGTGACGCCGAGGATGACGCCGATCGTGAGCGCGAAGCGCTGGCGTTCGGTCACGCTGCGACCCTCCGCGCCCGACGCCCGCGCGTCTTGGCGTGGGCGTTGGCGATCTTCGTGATGTCCTCGTTCGGACCGGCGGAGAATGCACGTTCGCCGACCGCGCTCGCACGCGCGGTGCGTCCATCGGGGAGCATGACGACCGGTTCGATCTCGCCGTCGGGGTCGCCGACGAGGCTGACGACCGGCAATAGGCGATACTCGCACGTCGTGTCGTCTTCACGCACGAGGTACCCGATCAGGTAGCCGGGGACAATGCCAGCGATGGACATGGAATTCTGCTTGGTTCGAGATTACCACAGCGGTCCGACAGCGACGCCGTCGTTCACGCGAGGCTGATGAACGTGTCGCCGACGTGGACCCACTCACCCGGCTTCAAGACGTGGGTGCTCGTGACGATGCGGCCGCCTGCGGCCGCGCGGTGGTTGACGCTGACGCCGGTGCCGTCAGGGGTCAGGTTGTTGAGCCACACCTCGCGACCCATCCGCGTGATCGCTGCGTGCTGCGCGCGCGAGTCTCCGCCCGTGATGATGTGACAGGAAAGCGATGACCCGATGACGATGAGGTTCGTCGCGAAGGCGCGGACGCCTTCGGCCGTGCCGGGACCGATGAAGCGGAGCCGGACCACGCCGTCGTCGATGGGCGGCGGTGCGGCGACGGGCGTGACCTCGTCGTCGAGTTGTGGGACAGACGGCGTGGCGACTTCGATCTCTTCGAGGTGTGCTGCGATCGCGGCCGCCAACGTGTCGCGGTTGTCGGTGATGAGCCGTAGGATGGCTTGTACGGCGGCGTGTCCCAACGTGAGCTTCGACACGATGCGCTCCTAGTTCTCACCGACGATGACGGTCGTCGGCGCCTTGATGACCCGGTACATGCGCTGGTCGCCGTTGTTCCACTCGGCGACGTCGTACATGAGCCGCACGTGCGGCGCGCGTAGTCGGTGCGCGAGCGCTTGTGGCGTACGGACGAACGGCTTGTTGTTCTGCCCGGCGAGCGAGGAGAGGTCCCGGAAGAGGTCGCGGAGCGAGATCTCGCGCGCGACGTTCGACGGGTAGACGAGCCAGTCTTCGAGCACGTCGAGGACGATGTCAGCCTCGGCGGCAAACGTGGCGCGCTCGCGGCTCAGCGCCGCCATCAGCTCGGGGACGATGATGCTGCTCTGCCAGCCGAGCGCACGGCAGGCGGCGTAGGCGAAGACCTCGAAGTCACCGAGGCGGGCCGTCGTCCGTCGCACCGGTTCGCGCGCGAGCGCGGCGACGACGCGGTTCAGGAAGTAGGCCCACTCGCCCCAGATCACGGCGCGTTCACGCTCGATGCGTGCCGCGATCGCGGCGATGTTCTCGCCACCGCGCCCGACGCGGCTCTCCATGCGCAGCACGATCGACCGGTCGGCGACGTCACCGCGGCGGAAGTTCTTGGGGTCTTGCGACGCGACGCAGATGAACGCGTTCGGGCGGATGACGACGGTGCCGGTGTTCGTGTGCAGCTTGCGCTCCTTGCGGAACCCGCGCGTCGTGTACGCTGCGATCTGATCGGGCAGCCACTTCACGATGTCGTCGGTGTTGTCGAGGAGCGTGATCGGGCTCGTCATGAGGTTGAGCCAGAAGTCGCGGAGGCCGTCCTCCGACACCGTGAACGGCTCGACGCTGCCGAAGAGCGCTTGCTGGATCATCTGGAGGGTCGTGCTCTTGCCCGAGCCTGGCGCGCCCTCGGCGATGACGATGGGCTTCGTCGGGAACAGGTCGGGGAACGCCGTCGCCAGCATCCAGATCATGAGCGCTTGCACTTGATGCTTCGGCCTCATGCTCGTGCTCTCACGCGACCACGCGATCCCGCGAAGGAGCTGGAAGAGCTTGCCGTTGCGGCCGAACGCCGGCGCCGTCGGCACCGATCCGCCGTCGTCGTCGGCGAAGAGGACGTTCGTCCCGTTGTCCTCGATGTCGAACCGGAGCGGTGGTCGACTTGCGTTGCGCCGCCCCGCCCACGTCGAGCGACGGTTCAGCCAGATGTCGTCCACGAGGGACTGCGTTTCATCATCGCTCTCATCGACGCCGGCGCCGGTGAGCTTGTAGGTCGTCCCGTCGTAGCGGCTGAGGTACAAGGCGCCGTCGACGAACGCCGACCAGCGCCGCGGCGAGACGGCGCGCCCGTTGGTGATGGCGTAGCTCGCGAGCGCCTGTGTGATCTTCGGTGAGATCTCGCGATCCTTGACGTTGACGCCGTAGACCATGAGCAAGTGCGTCGCCCAGCGAAGGTCGCCGTGTTGCAGCGCGAGTAGCCGCTTGTTGAACCCGGTGAAGAGGAACGGGTCGCCGTCGATCACGAGGAAGCGGCTGTTGTTGGCTTGCTCGGTCTGGAGGATCACGAACGCGACCGCGGCGCCGCGGTCACTCGCGGATGCGTCTTTGTCAAGGCTGGCGAGGGCCTGCGCGACGCGGGTGCGGATCGAGACGTAATCGGCGGGGAGAAGGAGGGTCACGGGCGGGAGCGGCGACAGCGGCGACAGTGCCGCCGTCCCCGCGCGCCAAGATACCGGACCCCTGCGTCAGAAATCGCAGCGAGCGTCTCGCCTACTACATCTTGATCAGCGAGAGACGAAACCTACTACCTGTTGGTTCACCCCGACGGGGTGACCGTGCTAAGGCTCGATCTCGGAAGGACGGCGTATGCGATCACTCGGACCGGCGGATCCACGCGCAACCTGGGCGGTGGTTTGGTACTTGGGGAACGGCGGCTTGCGCGGCTACGGGGTGTCGTATTGGGCGACGGAGGTGGATGCCCTGACGTACGCAGCTACACGAACGAACGAGCCGCAGTCGGGTGCGTTCGGCGCCGCCGTACCAGTCTTGCCTGGTGATACGAGCGATGTGATCGCAACGCGTGTGCTGCGCGAGCACAACGTGTTCTGCGCGCCGCGCGCCAGCGCACGGTCCTGACGCACCCGCGTGTTACAAGCGGACGGTGATCCGTCCAAGCTCTCGTTGGGACTGGTGGCAGATCCCGCTCGAATGGGTGAAGGCGTTGCCGGCGGGGATCCCCGGCGTGCTCGCGCGTAACGATGGGACGTTCGAGGTCCACCGGACACACCTGCCGTTGCTGGTACAGCGCGGGTTCGATCTTGGGTTGCCCGGTGCGCTCGCGGGCGTGCCGCCGCGCGGCGAGGCGCCGCACGCGCCGCCGGCGAACATGCCTTGGCGCCCGTGGCAGAAGCGCGCGCTCGATTGGGCGGCGCCGCGCCAGGGGTCGATGATCGTCGCCGAGCCTCGCATGGGCAAGAGCCGCGCGGCGCTCGCGCTCCATGACCCGGCGCGTGGCCCGCTCGGCATTCTCGCGCCGCTCGACGTGCGCCAGGTCTGGATCGACGCGATCGAGAGCATGTTCCCCGGCGCCGAGGTCTTCTGCATGGAGGGCCGCAAGCCCGACGTCGAGGCGTTGAAGACCTCGCCGTTCATCTTCGGGCACTACGACATCGCGCGTGACCAACAGCTGACGAACCTGCGGATCGGTACGCTCATCGTCGACGAGGCGCACCTCCTCGCGAACGACAAGAGCCGCCGGAGCGAAGGTGTCCGCGACTTCGCTGTGCTCGCGAAGCGCGTCGTCGTCTTGACCGGCACACCGCTGTGGAACAGCACGAAGGGCTTGTGGCCGCTCTTGGCGACGGCGAACCCGGGCGCGTGGGGCAAGACGAGCTTCGGGTTCAAACAGCGCTACTGCGCGCCGACGCAGGGGGAGTACGGCTGGGTCTACGGCGAGATCTCGAACGAGGAGGAGTGGCACGCGCGCCGCGCCGAGGTCGTCTTTCAAGCTGATTGGGCGACCGAGCGCCCGGACCTGCCGCCCATCGCGCGTCGCTTCGTCGACGTGCCGATCGACGCCGCCGGCTACGGCGAGTTGGACATCGCCGTCGAGGCGATGCGTGACGCGACCCTCGACGACACGACGATCGGTGCGATCGGGCGTTACCGGAAGCTCACTGGCAAGCTGAAGATCGCCGCGGTGGCGGACGAGCTGCTCGCGTATCGCGAACCGACCGTCGCGTGGTGCTGGCACAAGGCCGACGTCGCCAAGCCGCTCGCGAAGGCGATCAAGGAGCGCGACAAGCACCGCCCGGTGTTCATGATCCATGGCGACGAATCGCCGCAGAAGCGGCTCGCAGCGATGGCGGCGTGGCGCGACACCCCAGACGGCGTCCTGATCGCGACGCTCGCGGTCGGGCAGGTCGGGATCGACCTCTCACATGCGAAAGTTGCTGCCTTCGTCGAGGTCGACTGGACGCCGGCGGTGCTCTACCAGGCCGCGATGCGAACCTTCACGCCCGATCGCGCGATGACGTTGCTTTTTTTTCGCGTCGAACATCCGGTCGAGCAACTGCTTGTGGATAAGCTGACGACAAAGCTCGCGCGCGGTGCTGCATCCTCAATGCCCGCCGCAGGTTCCGGCTTCGATCTATCCACAAGCCCCGAGGACGCTCGCCTGTTACTAAGTGAGCTGGAAGCGTTGCTCTTGGGGGGATCTCGCTGAGCGTTCACGCGCGGGCGCGCGCTCCCGCTCGCTTTCTGTCGGACCCCTGTGCTATTCGATGAGCCGTCTCGAAACGGTTCTCTGTATCGCGCTCCGGTTTCGAGACGATCTCACATGACCAGGACCACGAAGAAATCCCGCGGGGGCGGGAAGGGGCCCGTCTGTGCCTTGTGCCAGGCTGCGCTCGTCGCCTCGCCCTATCCCGACCTGTTCCTTCATACGGACAGCCCCGGGTGCTCCGTCGTCCTCACCGACGCGCTCGGCGTCTGCGTCGACGACACGTACGAGCTGGTCGACGGCGAGATCTACCAGCGCGAGGCGCCGGTGGCGGCGCCGAATGTGCCGGTCAGCTTCGGCGGCGCGATGTTCATCGACGGCGTCGCGGTGAGCGCGACGCCCGAGGGCTCGGGCTACGTCGCCGTCGACTTCGCGACGCGCAAGCTCTTCGAGTCGATCAACAAGCCGGTCCTCGGCGGCAGCTCCGGCGCGCGTGGTTGGTCGAGCATCTCGACGTTCCAGCGTTGCCGCTACCTCTGGAAGAACCAGTACGGCAGCGGCAAGAGCGTCATCGATGAGACGCAGCCCGGCCCCGACGCGCTCGAAGTCGGATCGCTCACGCACCTCTTCCTCGCGATCCACTACTTGCAGCGCATCGACCCGAGCTACCCGATCGACCCCGAGGCGGCGAAGCGCTTCTTGGAGCTTCAGCTCGTGACACCGGCGGTGATCAACCAGGCGTGGGAGCTGTTCGACGGTTACCGGGCGTATTGGGGCACCGAGGACTGGATGCGCCCGCTCGCCGTCGAGGAGCTGGTCGTCGACCCGCGCACGGGCTTCTCGTGTCGGTGGGACCTCGTCTTCGAGGTGACGAAACCGTTCGAGAACCTCTTGCCCGGCGTCTACGTGAGCGATCACAAGACCGCGTCGAAGAACGACATGGTCACGCGCGACCAGTGGCAGAACGACGGCCAGATCCTCGGCAACGTCGACCTCTACAACCGCCTCGGGTACCGCAAGCGGTTCGGCCCGCTCCGCGGCGCGTGCATCAATCTCCTCATCAAGACGAAGGTGCCGCAGTACCTCCGGTCGATCGTGCTGCCGCAGAAGCGCGTGCTGAGCGATCACCACAAGTCGCTCAAGATCTGGGACGCGGAGATGCGCGTCGCCGAGGCGCTCGGGTCGTACCCGCGCAGCCGCGCGTCGTGTGTCACGCGCTACCACGGCTTCTGCCCGCTGTTCCACCACTGCGCCGGCGTCGAGGACGATGGCCCGCGGGAGATCGATCCGTGAGCGTCGCGCCCAAGGCCCCGCCCAAGAAGTGGGAGCACATGACGCCGCGCGAGCGTGCAGAAGTGCACGAAGCCGCCGCACGCGCGCGGCAGGCCGCGCATAGTGACTGGCGCGACGAGCTAGATGCGAAGTATCGCGCGCGACAGGCGCTCAAGCAAGACGCCGCTGCGCGTGCGCCAGCGTTCCTCGCCGCGCTCGAAGCGCTCTGTCGCGAGCACAACATCTCGATCGAGCACGAGGATCAGCACGGTGGCTTCGAGCTGGTGCCGTTCAACGACCGCGCGATGGAGTGGATGCGCGCGTCGATCAAGTACGTCACGCCTGCTGGCGACGGCGAGGTGTCGCCGTGAAGCCGACCACGCGCAAGATCCTCCGTGCCGAGCGCGCACTGCGCGAAGCCGCACAAGACTACGCGAACGCGCTCGGATGGTACAAGACCGGCAAGCAGCCGCTCGAATACGTCAACACGTACGCCGAGAAGCTCGCCGAAGCCGCGTGCAAGTTTGCCGCGGCGCCGCGGGACATGGTCGCCGCGCAACCCGTGCCGACGAAGAACGGAGTCGTGAAGTGAGCGGCGAGCTTCACGCGCGGTGGGACGAGCTTGCCGAGGCCGTGATCGCGGCCGCGCGTAAGACGTCGCGTGGGTGCGACTGCGAATACGATCACCGTTGCGGGCGCTGCGACGCGATCGTCGAGTTGCACGCCAAGATCAAGGCGTTCGACGCGTTCGACGCGTCGCTATCGCCGACGCAAGCCGAACCGACGTACACGGTCGTGCTCGAAGGAGGTCCGTGGTGATGCGTGGGGCGGTTCTCACGACGCCCCCGCCCGAGGTGATCGACCTCGCCGTTCGTGTGGCGAACGCGTCGCCGTGCGCGAAGAGCAAGCGTGGCGTTGCGCTCTTCTTCGTCAACGACGCCGGCGCCGTGCGACTTTCGAGCGCCGGTTTCAACGCACCGCCGGGCGGCTTGCCGTGCCTTCGGACCGAGGCGTGTGCTGAGCGCTGCGCGGCGTACTGCGTGCACGCCGAGCAGCGTGCGCTTGCGGCGGTTCGGCATGGCGACCCGATCTCTCGTCTCGAAGCCGTGCACGTCAAGACCGTCGACGGTCAGCTCGTCGCCGGCGGCGGCCCGCGCTGCTTGCCGTGCGCCAACGCGATCCTCGACGCCGAGATCGCTGCGTTCTGGCTCTACGAGGTCGGCGACCCGCCGCGCTGGCGTCGGTACACGGCGCGTGAATTCTACGACGTGACGACGATCCGCACCGGTTTGTGGAGGTCTGCGCAATGACCGTCTATCTCATCAAAGACACCATGACCGGGCGCTACTACAACGGCACCAACCCCCGATTCCCGATGATGGGCGGCACCAAGCGCACCGCGGTGCGGTTCCACGACCGCATGGCTGCGACGGACGTGCTGCGGCAGTTCCCGTCCTTCGTCCTCGCCGACGTCGTCGAGGTCTCGAAGTGACCGAGGCGCAGATCCGCGAGGCCGTGTCCGCGTTCCCCGGCGTCGACGTCCGCGCGCTCGTGCACGTCATCGAGGGCGCGGCGGTCGAGGCTGCCGGCGGCCTCACCGCGATTCGCGTCGTCCTGGGCTGGAAGGTCATCACCGATCGCACGCCGCCCGGTATCTGGCGAGTGATCGCATCACCGATCAGTCAAGGTCCGTACCCGCTCCATCCGCCGGACGCCGTCATCGTCGTCGTCATGTGCATCGCGCTGGAGGCCGGGGTGGCGCAAGACGTGCTCGTCGACAACACGAAGTATGACCCCGCGACCGGCGAGTTCTGCGTCGCGTGGGTCGAGGAGATCGCCGCGTGATCCAACCCATCCGTATCCGTTCTGGCCAGTCGTCGGCGGCCAGCTACCGCACGTTCTGTTGCTACGGCGACACGCGCGCGGGAAAGACCTTCTTCGCCGGCACGACGCCCAACGCGCTCTTCATCTCCGACGCGAGCGAGCGCGGGTGGACCACGCTCGAACACATGCCGGAGGATCAGTTCTACCACCCTGGCAAGGGCCCGGTCGTCCTGCCCGTCGCCGATCAGAGCCAGATGATCGTCGCCTTGACGATCGCCGAGGAGTGGGTCCGCAACGGCTGGATCACCACCGTCGTCATCGACTCACTCACGTTCTACGCCGAGAGCTGGTACCAGCACGAGCACCAGAAGATGCTGAAGGCGCTCGGTGGCGGCTCGAAGGGCATGGACACGCGCGCGCTCTACGGCGCGATGGCGAACCACCTGTCGAACACGCGCGTGCAGGTCCACAAGTGGCCGTGCCACGTCGTGTGGCTCGCGCTCGCGGCGCCGCCTGACGAGCAACAGCTCGGTGGTCCGATGCTCTCGGGCAAGTCGCGTCAGCGCTTCCCCGCCGGCTGCGACTACATCTTCTACCATCGCAAGTGGGTCGCCGAGGATCCCGAGACCAAGGCGCCGGTCACCGTCTACGAGGCGCGCACGCAGGCGTTCGACAAGTACATCGCCGGTTGCCGCGACGGTGGCTTGCTCCCCGACCCGATGCCGTGGCCGACGTTCCGGCAGGTCGCGGAGATCCTCGGCCTGCCTGAGTGGGCGCCGGCCGACGTCCCCGACGACGCGTTCGAGCACGCGATCACGCTGCTCAAGAGCGCCGCGCCGACGCTCGCGCCGCCCGGTGCCATGGCGCCGCCACCGTCGAACGGCACGAGCACGCCGGCGCCCGCCGCGCCGCGGCCGCGTCCGCCCGTTCGTCAGCGCTGAGCGCTGGCGTCGAGTGATCGGTCACCACGATTCGAGTTGAGGGGCGACACCCCTCGTCTGTAAGCAACCGGGGCAACAACCCCTCAACAAGAGCAAGGAAAGAGCATGAGCAACGAAGATCAGAATTTCGTCATCGAGGGCTTCGACAACGTCCCGGCCGAGGGCATCGCCGGGTGGGACGGCCAGGGCGGCGCGCCGACGATCGAGCCGGGGCGCCACCGCTTCCGCGCGGTCGCGTGCACCGTCGACCCGACCAAGGCCGGTGACGGCAAGAACATCGTCGTGACCTACGAGAAGGTCGACGGCGGTGCCGGCGCGGGCGAGCAGTTCCGCCAGTGGTACCTCGTCTCGGGGCAGAAGTTCAAGCTCAAGGGTCACGGCGGCCGCATCGCCCACGTGTTCCGCGACGCGCTCCGCGTGCCCGGCATCGACCCGGTCCGCCTGTCGTTCGAGACCAAGAACGTCGTCGGCTGCGAGATGTACGCCAACGCGTCGCTGGAGACGTCGACGAAGTACGACCCGCAGGAGGGTCGCGAGAAGACGTACACCAACGTCTCGCTCTCGCAGGAGGAGCCGGTCGAGGAGGAGCAGGCGGCCGCCGCCGCTCCGCCGCCGGCGCCCGCCCGCGCCAACAACGCCCCGCCGGCGCGTCCCCCCGCGCCGCCGGCGCGGCCCGCGGCTCCGCCGCAGCGCGCGCGCTAACCTGCGCGCTCGCGCAGCCGAGCCAGGACGTCGCACGTGGCCCCGTGTGCGTTCACTGCCGTCCCGTTCGTCAACGGGGCCCCTTTCCTCTCACTCTCGTGTTCGGGGGACCATGAGACTGTTCGATCTCGACCTGCTTCAGTTCTGCCGCGATCCCAAGTGCGACCGGACGGAGCTACACGAAGCCCACGGAAAGATCGCGCGCGCGATCAAAGCCACGAAGACGGTCGACGCCTTCGAGGTGGTGTGCCGCGACTGTGGGTTCGTCCGTGACGACGTCGCGGCACCGCGCTGCGACTACTGCGGCGGCGACGCCGTGTTCAACCGCGTTCGCCCCGGCGGTGCCAGCCCGCGGCGACGCCTCGACGACGCCAACGATGACTTGATCGAGGTCGCGTACGCGCACATCGGCGACTACGTGCCGGTCCCGATCGCGGATTTGCACCAGGCCGTGATCGACGACTTCGGCAGCGTGTCGGTCCGCGCCGTGCAGCGCGCCGTTCGCGTGCTCGTCGGTGACCGTCGCGTCGCCAGCATCGGCGACTCGCTGCTGCCGTACGCCGCGCAGCGCAACCCGCGCATTCGGCCGCCCGGCTGGTACATCCGCTACGACTCGCCCAAGCTCTGGAAGCCCGGTGGTCTGCGCGACCTGATGTCGGTCGTGGCCATCGAGCGTACGGGCGACGACGTCGAGCCGCGGGCCGGGCGCCGGTGCCGTGGTGGTGATGTCGTGCTGGAGGCGTCGCTGTGACGGTCGATCGGCGTGAAGCCGTCGATCACCCGAGCCACTACGGCGGCGGTAGCAACGTCTACGAGGCGATCAAGGTGATCGCCGCGTGGGGGCTCAACTTCGCGCTGGGCAACACCGTCAAGTACATCGCGCGCGCCGGCAAGAAGGACGCTGCGAAGCTCGTCGAGGATCTCGAAAAGGCCGAGTGGTACCTCGGCTGGCACATCGACTCGCTGATCTCATCGGCGCAGAAATGCACGCATCTGTCGCGACCGGTCGGTGAAGACGGCTGCGGCGCCGCCGCGTATCGGCTCGTCAACGGTCAGCCTCGCTGCCAGGCGCACACGCCGAAGGTGACGAGGCTGAAGTGAAGTACCGCACCATCCGCGTCGATCTGGACCGCGTCAACCATGATGAGTGGCGTCACCCGCCGCCGCTCGAAGCGGTCCTTGATCACACACTCAATCGCAACGTGTTCGTCGACGAGACGATCGTCACCGTTCAAATCCTGAGCGAGCGCCTCGCGTTCGTCGTCGTGAAAGGCCCGTCGTGATGGGCTTGATGGCCGGTGACGTACGCAATCGGTTGACGATCTTGGAAGTTCGTTCGGTCGACCGAACGTTCAAGACGGGCACCGTTCGGCGTGTGAAGGAAGTGCGCGCGCGCTGCGTGTGCGGCCGCGAGAAATGGTTTCGGCACGAGCACGTGACTGGCGATCGCGCCAAATCGTGCGGTTGCTTGAACTACGAACCACGTTGCCGTGACCCGCGGCTGCGGATCGCGCGTCGCGTGTTGGCCTATTTGCGCGTCTCGGCGCGCAAGCGGGGACTCCCGTTCGACCTGACCGAGACCGCGACCGCGGCACGGATCTTCGAGCCGTGCTTTTATTGCGGTGCAGCGCCGTCGCGGGTGCTGCGAGAACCTGCGCGCCCGTTCGGTCGGCGCGGCGCCCCCTGTCATGGGCTCGATCGCGTCAACGCCGACCGTGGCTACACGATCGACAACATCGTCGCGTGTTGCTTCGTCTGCAACACGATGAAGTGGGACCTGTCGCCGGAGGATTTCCTTCGGCATGTTGAATCACTAGCTGCGCGTGCGGATGCCGTGCGTGTGGCGTTGGCGACGCGCTCGCGTCGGGAGAGTTGACCATGCCTGCGGCACCGATCACCGTCAACGTCATCGCCGATTCGATCACTGATGGGGGTGATCGCCTTACCACCTTCGAGTGGACATACCCACGGCACATCCATTCGGAGGTGTTGACGCACGGAATGCTGCGTCGGAACAGCGCATCGAGCCGCGCCATTCCCGCGGCGAAGCTGCGCGCTCGCGTGCTCGAAGCGCCGGCGTACCCGGGTTCATGGGGAAAGAATCAGAGGGGGATGCAAGCCTTCGAGGAGGTCGAGGACACCGCCGCGGCGGAGGCGTGGTGGCTGCGTGGACGTGACCTGATGGCGGCACATCATGAGGAGGGTGAGCAGCTCGGTCTTGCAAAGCAGGTGGTGAACCGCGTCATCGAGCCGTGGATGATGATCACGATCGTCATCACCGCGACCGAGTGGGCCAACTTCTTCCACCTCCGCAAGCACAAGGACGCCGAGCCGAGCTTCCAGAAGCTCGCGACGCTTGCGTGGGAGTCGTACCACGAGCACATGCCGGTCTACCGGCCGCCCGGCCCTGGCAGCGCCGACCTCGGCCTTGAAGACGAGCACCAACCGTCGTGGCACTTGCCGTTCGTCGACTTCGACACCGAGATCGACGTCGCGCACAAGGCGCCGATCGAAGCCATGTCGAAGTGGCTGCGCGAGATCTCGACCGGGCGCTGCGCGCGCGTCAGCTACCTGACCCACAACGGCGTGCGTGACGTCGTCGACGACGTCGCCTTGCACGACAAGCTCATCGCGTCCGCCAAGGACGGCGGCCCGATGCACATGAGCCCGTTCGAGCACCCGTGTATGGCGACCGGCGACCGACGGTTCTACGGACCGTTCAAGGGCTGGAAGCAGTTCCGCAAGTTCATCCCGGGTGAAGCCGGTCCTACGACCGTCAAGTGTGCGGCTTGCGGGTGCTGGAACGGCAACCACGTCAAGGTGTGCCCGCTCGGCGAGGCGCAGCGCGCCGGCGAGCGGCCGCCGTCGCTCGCTGAGATCCGTGCGGCGTCGCGCGCCGTCGAGGCGTACAAGCGGATGGAAGCCGTGCGGCGGCGGTCGTGACGATCTTCGCGTTCATCTACACCGAGTTCCTCATCGATGGCTCCGGCTCCGCACCGGTCGTCATCAACCTGCGCGTCGACGAGATCGCGTTCATCCGCGTCGACCCGCCCCGCGAGCATAACAACGAAAGTAACGGCGTCGTCGTCATGCGCTCTGGCTACAAGTTCGAGCCATCGCTCACGTCGGCGCAGTGGGACGCGCTCCTCGTCGCGTTCAACACAGCAACAAGAAGGGAACCATGCCCAAGCTCACGCTCGATGAACTGCGCCGACGTCCCGGCGCCAAGCAGTACATCTTCGTCGCCGTCAACCACGACCCCGGACCCGGGCGCTACTTCGCCGTGATCCACGACGAGGCGGTCATCGCCGAGCATCGCGACGCGTTCACGCGCATCGTCGCCGGTGGTGGGCCCGGCTCGGAGCATTGGAGGACGATCGCGCCGTCGGCCGAGCGACCGATGTTGGTGTTGCACGATGTCGAGTGATCGACGATGGCGCGAGGCTCCGTTGACCGCTGGCGGCGTTGGTTGATCGACAACAGCCGCGACTTGCAGCTGAATCCGGCGCAGATCGATGCGCTCGCAACGCGGTTGCACGCACTTCGTCTGGGTGCCCCACGTTTCGATGTTGTTGAGGAGACCACGCGACCGTGACTGACGTCGCTACCGATACGCCGCCGCCGCCGGCGACACCCACGGTCGTCCGTGGCGACACCGACGGCGCGAACTGCGCCGAGTGCCCGTTCGCGGTCGACGGCCGGCCGAGCCACCCGGTGCGCGGCATCGGTCCTGAGAACCCGCGCTTCGTGATCGTCGGCGAGGGTCCTGGTGCCGAAGAGGTCCGGCGAGGTGTGCCGTTCGCCGGCCCCACGGGGCAGCTACTCGACCGTGGGCTCCGTGAGACGAACGTCGACCGGAACCTGGCGTGGGTGACGAACGCGACCCTGTGCCCGCCTCTTGGCAAGCTCGGGAAGGACCCCAAGGTCCGAAAGCAGGCCGCGAAGTGTTGCCAGCCACGGCTCGAACGCGAGCTGATGGAGCGCCCCGATATTCCCGTGCTCGTCCTCGGTGACGTCGCCGCGGCGACGCTCCTTGAAGGAGCGACGACGTTGCCGATCACGAAGATCGCCGGCGCGCACTTCGAGGTCGACGTCGACGGTAGCGGCGTCCGGTCGATCATCCCGTCCGTGCATCCGGCGGCGATCCTTCGCAGCTCCGGCGACGGCGACAAGGGCCCGGAGAAGACCGGCTCACACGTCGCCGACCTCGCGTACTGGTCGCTCAAGTGGGACATCCTCAAGGTCAAGAACCTCGCCGACGGTAAGGACATCCGCCTACGGATGCGCGTCGGTGAGGAGCTGTTCATCGAGCTGAAGGACCCCAACCGTGCGCGTGAGCTAGTCTGGGAGCGTCTCTGCGCCGCGCGTGACACCGGGCGCCTCACGATCGACTACGAGACGTACGTCGACGACCCCGAGCGTAACTTCGCGTTGCAGGCGTTCGTGGCGAAGATCCGGCTGCTCAGCTTGGCCAGCGACGGTAAGGCGTGCTGCGTGCTGTGGGATCTCCTCGACCCGGTGATGGTCGAGGAGTACGGTAAGGTGCTCGCCGACCCGAACGTCACGAAGGCGTGGCACAACGGGCAGGTCTACGACGGCGCCGTCTCGCAGAACCAGTGGTACCGCTTCACGATCAACGGTCCGACGGAGGACACGCTCCTCGGGCAGCACGTCGCGTGGCCGGGCGCCAAGAAGACGCTCCAACACGTCGCTTGCCAGTACCGAGCGATCGAGCCGTGGAAGAGCGAGTTTCGCGACGCCGGTGATAGCCTCGAAGACGAAGCGGTCTATTCGGCGAAGGACGCGTTCGCCACCGATGCGACGATCGCGCCGACGCTCTTTTGGATCAAGCGCTACGGCGTCGAGAAGGTCTACGACGTCGACAAGATCAAGGGTGCCTTCGCGACGAAGATGCACCTGCGGGGCTACTACGTCGACCCGGACGTCAACGCCGAGATCAAGAAGCGGCTCAAGACCGTCATCGACGAAGCCAACACGTTCATGGACGGGCGGTACCGCGAGATCGCGGATCGCGTGCACGCCAAGCTCGCCGCCGAACGGGCGAAGACGCAGCGCAAGAAAGACCCCGAGTTCTACGCCGACCGTATCCGCGTCCGTGAGGCCGAGCTGGCGAAGGAGATCGAGAAGGGCAAGTTCGAGTTCAGCGCGTCGAACGACTGGCACGCCGCGGCGTTCCTGAAGGCGGCCGGCGTGCCGCTCTGGGCGACGACGAAGGGCGGGCGTACCGCGACCGGCGCGTCGGTGCTGGAGAAGTTTGCCAACTACCCCGAGGTCGACGAGCTTCTACGGCTGCGCGCCAACGAGCAGTTGTTCGACACGTTCGTCGTGCGCATGTACGAGTGGACGCAGGACAGCGCCGGCAAGTGGCGCCCGCCGTTCGTACAGGAAGACGGCCGCGTCCACCCGATCTGGAAGCCGACGCAGATCAGCGGGCGCTACGGCTCCGAGGAACCGGCCAGCTCCAACTGGTCGATGGGCGACGAGACGAACGAGGACCCGCGGCGTCGCCTGCCGAACATCCGGCGGCAGCTCGTCGCGCCACCGCGCCGCGCCATCGTCGCGTTCGACAAGGCGCAGCTCGAAGCGCGGTCGATGGCGGTGCAGAGCGGCGACCCGTTCCTCTGCGGCATCTTCCGCGACGGCAAGGACATCCACCACGAGTTCGGCGTCATCGCGTTCCCGAAGATGGGGTACCTCGACAAAGCGTCCGAGGAGTACAACCACCTCCGCGACACGACAAAGCGCGTCGAATACGGCGCGATCTACGGCGGCGCTGACGCGACGGTGCACCGCGCGATCGCCGCCGAGGTCCCGTCGCTCGCTGGCCCGCGCGGCTTCCAGATGATCCGCGAGGCGATCGCGACGATGAAGAAAGCCGTGCCCGGCGTCTTCGCGTGGCAACAGCGCTTGCTCTACACGACGTCGCAGCCGCCGTACACGCTACGCAGCTTCATCCTCGGGCGTCGTCGCGTCTTCCCGCTAGGGAACCCGCCGCCGACCGACATCGCCAACAACCCGAACCAGTTTTTCGGCGCCGACGTCATGGACCTGGGCCTGGTCGAGATCATGAAGCGCCTGGAGAAGTACGACGACGCGTTCCCGATTCTGCACCAGCACGACGCGATCTACTTCGAGTGCTGGGAGGACGACGCCGAGCGGCTCGCGAAGGACGTCGACGAGGCGTTCTACATCGAGGTCAAGGGTGTCAGCGGCGACGTGATCCCGTTCCCGAACGATCTCAAGATCGGCTATGCGTACCACGTCGAGCCGAGCGACAAGCAGAAGGCCAAGCACCCTCAGCTGGTCTGGGACGTCGGGCGCCCCGGGCTCTCGAAGTTCAAGGTGAAGAAGTGAAGCTGTCGCGTGAGCCGATTGTATTCAACGGGATCTGACGCACCCACGTGATAGGGGTAGGACTGCATGACCGCGGTCGCTGAAGAGATCGAGAACGACGACGACGACGTCGACGCACCCGCCCCGGCCCTCAAGCCGTTCATCCGATGGGTCGGCGGGAAGCGCAAGTTCGCCGTCGACCTCGCCGCGCGTTGCGAGGCGCTGCGCGCGCCGACCGGGCGCTACTTCGAGCCCTTCCTCGGCTCCGGTGCCGTCGCGCTTGCGATGCCGAATGGGCTCGACATGGTCCTCGGCGACGCGTGCAAGCCCGTCGCCTACCTCTGGTGGTGGCTACAACGTGAGCCCGTCGCGATCGTCGAGTACGCGACCGCCTACGGTCTCGACAAGACCGGCGACAACTGGAACACCGAAGAGGGCTACGGCGAGCTGCGCTACCAGCACAACGTGGAGCCGTTCTCCGACGAGAGCTGGATCCCGAGCGCGCGCTTCTTGTGGCTCCAATGCGCGAGCTTCAACGGGGTCTACCGCGAGAACCGGCAGGGCTACTTCAACGTCCCGTACGGGCACCGCAGGCGCGTTAGCGTCCCGAGCGTCGAGACGCTCACCGCCGTCGCCGATCACATCCGCAACGCCGATATCCGGCCGGGGTGGGACTTCGAGGACGTCGTCGCCGAGGCGGCCGCGGGTGATGTCATCTTCGTCGACCCGCCCTACGACGGCGACGCGACCGCATTCATGGGGTACGTCGCGACGCCGTTCGGCCCGACGGAGCAAGAGCGGCTTTGCAACGCGCTCGAAGACGCGCTCGGGCGCGGTGCCAGCGTCATTCACACGAACGCCGACACGGCGCGGATCCGGAAGCTCTATCGTCACTACACGATCGAGGAGGTCTTCGAGGCGCGCTCGGTGGCGGCGGATCCGACCAAGCGTACGCCGGCGGCGTGCCTGGTCATGACGCAGGTGGGGCGACGGTAGCCCGGATCTGTCGGACCCGTGTGATACGAACGATGACGATGGACGGCAAGGACTACGTCGCTAACGCGCTCCGCACGGAGGCGCCCCCGGACTTTCTCACGGTGACCGGCGCGTCGCCCGAGGAGAGTCGCAAGCTCGCGCGACTACTACACGCGCTCTTGGGGATGGTCACCGAGATCGGCGAGATCGCCGACGTGCTGAAGCAACGGCTCGTCTACGGCAAGCCCATGGACGAGGTCAATCTCGTCGAGGAGCACGGTGACGAGAGCTGGTACATGGCGATCTTCCTCGACGCCCTCGGGTCGGATTGGGACACGAGCTGGACGCGCAACATCGCCAAGCTCCGTGAGCGCTTCCCGAAGAAGTTCGAGGCGGCGCAGGCGTTGAACCGTGACCTCGCCGCCGAGCGCCGCGCGCTCGAAGGCGGTGTCACCGCCGCGCGCGGCGCCGTCGACCGCGCGCACGGACATCCGCCGTCCGAGCTGTCGGCCGCGTACGTTGCCGGGTACACCGGCGCCGCGGCGCTGAACAACGCCGCCGGCGACCCGTACCGCACGGCTCCGACGGCGCCGCCGCAGCGCCATCGTGAGACGCCGCCCGACCAGCGCCACGGCTTCGCGCCGTACGTGCCGTGCGAGAGCTGCGACGATTCGGTCTGCCTGACGATCAAGACGTTGCAGGAACAAGTCCAGTCGCTCCGTGCGCAGGCGGCGCGCAAGCCGTGCGATGGCAACTTCCGCACGGCCGAGGACTACCGCGATCATCTCCCGTGCAACGACTGCAATCCGCCGGGGCACACCGACGGCGTGTCGTCCGGCGTCTACGCCATGCTCAAGGCGGAGATCGCGCAGCTGTCGACCGACAACAACCGCCTGCGCGCACACGAGGCCAAGCTCCAAGCCGAACGCGACAACTGGAAGCGCCGCGCCGAACAGCACGGCTGCAACGTCGTCGACGGCGACCCGGACTGTGGGTGATCGCCATGGGTGCACACATCGTCAACGGGAAGTTTCAAAGCGACAAGTACCCGACCTGTCCGCCAGGAAAGGTCCCGCTCAGCGTCGAGGACCCGACCGCGCAAGATCTCCTGTGGGAGTACGCGCAGCGCCGACGCGCCGTCGACGCTGAATTCGCCGACGACCTGGAGGTGGCGCTCATGGCGGCCGGGTACGAACGACCGAAGGACAACACGCCATGAGCAACGCACAGCTTGTCGTCGACGCCGACCGTCTTGGGTACTACATCTGTTGGTACTTCCCCGACGAGGGGGATCAGGGCGGCACCCTCGGCGAGTCGACCTACACCGCCGCGCAGCTCGCCAAGGCGGAGCCGGCGGATTGGGAACACATCAAGGCGACGATCACTGCGGGTCAGACCGCAGGCGTCGAACGTGCGGGCCACGACGGCTATCGCTGGGAGTCGCGCACGGACGCCTTCGCCGCGCTGCGCGCGATCAAGGCCGCGATCAAGGACAAGAGCAACAAGCCGTGGCCCGAATGGGCGGTGCAGGCGAAGGCGGCTGGCTGGAAGCCGCCGAAGGGGTGGAAGCCGTGAAGGCGTCGGCCGGCGCGCCGCAGCCGTACGATGGCAAGCCGCCCGTCGGCAAGCTCACGGCGGCGCACAAGCGATTCCTCAAGCTACAGGCCGAAGCTGACGTCGAGATCACGCGGCTCCGCGCCCGCGTCGAGAAAGCGCGCGCCAAGCTCGTCGAGAACTGCACGCACCCGGCGGAGTTCGTCGTCGAGTACGATTGGGAGTGGGACAGCGGCTACGGGCGACAGGCGTGGAAGAAAGGCGTGCGCTGCACGATCTGCGACGCGCGTTGTAACTGGCCCGGCTCGTCAACGTTGTGGACGCAGAAGGAGCATCAGAGGAGCTACGATGACTAATAAGCCCACCGTCCTCCTCGACTGCGACGGCGTCCTCGCGAACTTCATCGCCGGCGCGCTCAAGTCGCTGAAAGACCTCTTCGGCATCGCCGGCACGCACGACGACATCGTCAACTGGCACTTCGAGACGTGCTTCAACCTCGACGCCGATCAGATGGCGAAGTTGACCCACGCGTGGAAGCAGCCGGGGTGGTGCGCCGCGCTCCCGCCGTACCCGTTCGCGCCCGACGCCGTGATCCGTCTGCGCGAACACGCCGTCGTCCACCCGCTCACGTCGCCGTTCAATTCGATGCCGTGGGTGATGGAGCGCGACGCGTGGCTCGTCGAGCACTGCGGCTTCACGCGCAAGGAGATCGTCCACACCGAAGCGAAGCATCTCGTCAAGGGCGACGTCTTCGTCGACGACAAGCCCGAGCACGTGATCAACTGGCAGCGCGCGCATCCACAGGGTGTGGGTATCTTGTGGGCGCAGCCGTACAACGCCGACGCGGTCAAGCCGAAGCCGGTTTACCCCGATGCGGTCAACGCCGACGACTTCGCGCGGCCGGACTGGTCTGGCCTGCGCACGAACGACTGGAACGAGGTCATCAACATCGTCAAGGCGATGCGGTGGATCCCGAGGAGAGCAAGCTGATGTCGAAGGAGTTCATCGCCATGGGCGGTGGCAACGACCCCAACGGTGTGACCGTCGTCATTCCGTCGCAGGTCACGACGTTCACCGTCACCCCCGAGCGCGTCGAGGGTAAGCCCGTGACGACGTTCTTGATGACGTTCTACATGGTCGGCGGCACCACGAACAGCGTGAAGGGCGCGCCGCTCGCCGCGGTCAACGCCGTCACGCGTGAAAACTTCGGTGTGGCGTTCCTGTATGACGACACGCAGGGCTTGCTCGCGATGGCGGCACAGCCGTCGGTGACGTCATGAGCGACATGGACGACGGCTTCTGCGGCGAGGTGTGGCGTCCCGCGATCGTCAACACGGTTGGTGTGCGTTTCCTTCTCGGGTTCAAGCAGCCGTGAACGACGATCTCGACACCAGCGTCCTCGTCATCGACACCGAGACGACGGGCACCAACAAGGCGACTGATCAGGTCATCGAGTTGGCGGTCCAGTACGGCTTCGAGACGTACACCGACAAGGGCGACGTCATCCCGGCGCCGACGACGGTGTGGCGCTTCAAGCCCGACGCGCCGATCCACCCCGGCGCACAGAAGGTGCACGGGATCTCGATGGAGATGCTCGACAAGGCGCCGCCCTTCAAGGCGCTCGCGCATCGCATCGCCGACCTCCTCGACGAAGCCGTCGTCCTCATCGGCTACAACATCGCCTTCGACCTGGAGATGCTCGCCGCCGAGTTCCAGCGCATCAACGCGCCGGCGCCCGACTTCTCGAAGAAGTACATCGTCGACCCGTACCGCTTGTGGCAACGTCACGAGCCGCGCGGTCTCGCCGAGGCGCATCGCCGCTTCGCCGGCGGCGACTTCGACAACGCGCACAGCGCCGTCGCCGACATCGCCGCGACGGGTCGCGTCGCGCTCGGTATGATCGACGCGTTCCAGCTCCAAGGCAAGGATTGGGGCGAGATCGCCGATCTCTGCGACCCTGACCGCAAGACATGGCTCGGCGGCTCCAACCACTTCAAGTGGGTCTGGACGAACGGGCCCGGCGCGCCGCCGACGATCGTCATGACGTTCGGCAAGCACAAGGACACGCCGTTGCCGGTGATCGCCGCCACCGCCGGCGGTTACCTGAAGTGGATGCAGAAGCAGGACTTCCCGCCGCATGTGAAGCTGCTCTGCCAGAAGGCCAGCTCGATGCGCGCCGAAGCGTTGCTCGCGTGGGCCGCGGCGAACTTTCCGCCACCGCCGGCGCCGGGTGGAGGTGAATGATCCTGTGAGCGATCTCATTCATCTCGACGACGGCGAGTGACACGATGATCACCGACCTCGAAACCCACACGTTCGATGGCGATACGTGCGTCGTCTGCGGCTTCGACGCTGCGGACGTCGTGCGTCCGTGCATCACGCGCGTCGTCGACAAGCGTCGACACGCATTCCACGTCAACATCATGCGCGGGTCGATCTGGGGCAACCCATTTCGCATCGGCGTCGACGGCGACCGACACGACGTGATCGCGGCGTACCGCAAGTGGATCTTGAACCAGCCGCGTCTGCTCGCGCGGCTCCCCGAGATCCGCGGCCGCATCCTCGGGTGCTGTTGCGCGCCGCTTCCATGTCACGGTGACGTGCTCGCGGAGTTGGCCGACCGTGCTGACGAGAAAGGCCCTCGCGAATGATCCAACGCCTACGCGTCGTGTCAGGTATCGCCGTCGACAAGGACGGTAATACCCTCATGGGGCTGCGACCGCCCGACAAGCGTCGCCCGAACATGTGGGAGTACCCCGGCGGCAAGGTCGAGCGCGCCGAAGGCGACGAGGTCGCGCTCCGGCGTGAGTGGCAAGAGGAGCTGGGCATCAGCCCTCGTGTCGGGCGGCGGATCGCGCGGGTGACGTTCGATCTGGAGTCGCCCGTGGTGATCTCGCTCTACCACGTGATCCTCGGGGATCTCGTGCCGGCGGTGAGCGATTCGGTGGTCGATCTGCGCTGGGTCTCACCGCTCCACGCCGTCGAGTGGTTGCCTTGCGTCCCGAGCACTTACCTCGTGTTTCCGCACGTGAAAGCCTTCCTGAATCGGCTCGCGCCGGATGCCCCGCGCTGACGCCCCGTCCGCCTGTCGGACTCGCAGGCTAGAATCGCCGAGTGGTGGGACGATCTCGATCTTCGCTTGACGTGGCCCGCGATCGGGGTTACGTACGGTGAACATGCGTTTCCAATATTGGAGTGGGCGATGGACGTCATCGACCTGACGAGTCATGCCGGCGCCCGGCGCGCGTACGCGACGTCGACAGACGTCGCCGATCGGATCGTGGCGCTCGAACGTCTCATCGCGCTTCACAAGCGGTCGCGGTTCTGGGCGCGTCTGTCGGGGCTGTGGTTCGGCGCAGTGATCGCCGACCTCCTCCACTTTTTCGGCGGTCCTGTGAAGCTGGGCGTCACCCTGGCGGCGTCGGTCGCAACGATCGGTGCGCTCCTGTGGTCCGCCCGGAAGCACCTGAAGGAGACGCGCGCGTGATCGCGATCGTGACCGTGCTGGTGCTCGTCGCCCTCGCGATGGGCTGGGTCTACGTCGCGGGTGTGCTCAACCGACGCGCGACGGCGCGGTACGGCTGCGACACGCTCAACCTGCCGGATCGCGTCGTCATCTGCAACGCGGTCTGGCCGATCGGCTGGGCGGCGCTGCTCCTCTTCTGGGCGTACCAGCGCGGCTTCGCGCCAGCTGCGCCGGAGTCGGCGGTCCCGAAGGCGCGCGTCGTCAACGAAGGAAATAAGCCGTGACCGAACACCTCAAGCTCGTCAAGCCGTCTACCGAAGCCGAGAAGACCACACGCACGACCACGGACACGTGGGAGGTCTCGATCAACCGACTGAAGGCGTTGAAGGACCCGCCGTTCCAGCGCCCGCTCAAGATCAACGACAAGGTCCGCGAGTGCGCCAACGAGATCCGCGAGTCGGGCGGCGTCATCCCCGGCGTGATCGTCATCGGCGTGCTCGACAAGCAGCAATACCTGATCGACGGTCAGCACCGGCGCGAGGCGTTCTTCATCAGCGAGTGCCTCACCGGCTACTGCGACGTCCGCGTGCTCCACTTCGACTCGATGGCGGAGATGGGCGAGGAGTTCGTCCGGCTCAACAGCCACATGGTCGCGCTCAAGCCCGACGACGTCCTCCGCGGGCTCGAAAAGTCGAACCCCGCGCTCTCGAAGCTGCGCCGGCACTGCCCGTTCCTCGGCTACGATCAGATCCGCCGCGGCGACAAGTCGCCGGTCATGTCGATGAGTGCCGCGCTCCGGTGCTGGATCGGCTCGGCCCCCGACACGCCGAAGGCCGGCGGTGACTCGGCCCTGCGCATCGCGCAGTCGTTCACCACCGACGAGGCCGATCGCATGATCGAGTTTCTGGAGCTGGCGATGGCTGCGTGGGGGCGCGACGCCGAGTACCACCGGCTGTGGCTCAACCTCAACATGACGCTCTGCATGTGGCTCTACCGGCGGCTCGTCGTCACGCCGTACTCGGCGAAGACGCTCAAGATCACGAAGGACACCTTCACCGAGCTGCTCATGGCGCTCTCGGCCGACCCGCACTACCTCACGTGGTTGACCGGGCGCTCGCTGCGCGAGACCGACCGGTCGCCCTGTTACAACCGCATCAAGCGCATCTTCGCCGCGCGCCTCGAAGAGAAGACGGGCAAGAAGGCGCTCCTGCCGGCGCCGCCGTGGGCGTCGAACAACCGCAACGCGCTGTAGAGAGCGGACGACGATGAAGTCAAAGACGAAGCGTCGCACGACGCCGTTGGCGGAGTCCGACCTCGCCGCGGTTGCCACCGACGCCCCGCAGCTCAAGAGCGTGCTCGACATCGTCGCGCAGCTCGAACGGTTGCCGGTGGAGCCGATAGACGGGCGGCTTCGTGGTGGGCCTGATGACGCCGCGGAGCGACGGCGCAAGCAAATGGATCTCGAATACGCGGGGCGCGTCGGTCGTGACCTCGCCACTGCCGTGCGCCGGTTGCTCGTCCCGGATTACATCGCGTGGGCGAAGGCGCGCACGGATCACTGCGCGCCGACGCCCGTGATTGACCGCAAGGTCGTCGACGCACCGAACCGGATCGAACAAGCCGAGGCGCTGCGTCAACGGCTGGTCGAGGTCGCGCCGCTGCTCCATCAACTCACGCGGGACGTGCAAGCCGTCGTCGAATCGGGTGCGCACGGGCTCGAACGGTGGCAGGAGCGCCCGTTCATGTCGCGTAAGCGGCCCGGCGACAAACGCGTCTTCGCGCTCGTCACGATCCCCGTGGACGTCATCCTGCACAAGACAACCGCGGGCTTCGACGTCTCGTACGCGTTTCACAGCGCCGCCGAAGGGACGTACGGGAGCTACGGCGGCGACTACTCGATGCAGCGCCGCCGGATGCAACAGTACCCGATCCTCGTCGGCGCGCCCGCTACCGATCTGTGGGCCGCCGTGAAGGACGCCAACGCAGACATGGCGAAAGCGACGGTGCGCGCGCAGCTGACGGCCGAGGGCGCCAAGATCGCCACGGTCGGTGCGGCGATGGCACAACCGGTCGACGATGACACCGCCGCCGAATGGAACGTGGCGAAGGTGAAGCAGGCCGCGAAGCTGCGCAAGGCCGCGAAGACGATCCGCGAGACCGCGGAGGTGACGGCGAAGGCGCTCGAAGCGATGGCCGACGGCGTGTCGATGGAGACGTGGCCGCCGATGCGTGACGACGTTCCGCCGCCGGATGAGGACGATGTTGACGACTGAAGACCGCAAGCGACGCCGCGCGCGCAAGCTGAACACCCTGCGTGGGCAGCTCTTCGAGGCGATCGACGCCGTGCTCGACGCAGCTGGCTGTGAAGGCACGGCAGCGTGCGCTGCGTGCAAGCTGCGCAGGCTCGCCGACGAGTACCAGGCGAACACGCGGACGGGGCCCGGTTACGGTCGTCGGCGGCGTGCCGGGCGCGCACGGCGCTAACCCCTTGACGCCCCGGATCGGTCATGCGATCCTCGAACCATGGCGAAGATCAATCTCCTCGGTCGTTCCCGTCGGCGTCGTCGCCGTCGTCTCGGTTCCGGTGGCTGCGGCCCCGGCTGGAAGATGGGCAAGCGCGGCAAGTGCATCCGTCGCCGCCGCCGCCGTCGCTGATCGCGTCCTGACCGACGCGTTCGCGGTGTAGCTCGACAACGACCCACGGCGCAAGGAGACCCTCATGGTGTCCGCCACGCGGTGGCGCCAGGATCGTCACCAGGCGCCCCAGAACCCGAACCAGAAGATCCGCTACTACCCGACGTACCCGTCGGGCGGGGGCGGCTTCTCCGCGTTCGGGTGGAGCCCCGAGCAGAGCTTCGACGGGCAGTTCACGCCCGTCGGCAGCGCGGCCGGCTTCATGACGCAGCCCGGCTTGTCCGGGTTGCAGGCACCCCTGGTGCCCGGCGCCGCGGGCATCGCCCGCGTGCTCGGGGCGATCGTCGGCGTCGCCGCCGGCGTCTGGTTCGCCAAGCGCAACATCGAGGGCTGATCGGTGGCGAAGCGCAGGCGCCTCGGTGCCGTCATCCCGCGGTACAAGTGCCCGACGGCACCGGTCTCGCTCCGGCGCGTCTACCTCGATGCCGGCGGCTACAGCCGCGACAGCGGCAAGTATTTCGGCGTCGGCGCGCCGGTCTACGAGGTCGACTCGGAGACGCATTGGGGCACGTTCCTCCGCGCACGCGACCGCGCCGACGCGAAGCGGCAGCTCCGGGCGGACTGCCCCGGTATCAAGTTCAAGCGCTGAGAGGAACACCATGGCGAAGCGTAAGCGCAAGTCGCGAACCCTCGGCGCGCCGACGAAGCAGGACTTCGTCGCGCTCGCCGACCTGCTCTGCAACCACCGCGCGTCGTCGGAGCTGATCCACGGCGTGGCCAATCACTTCGCGCGGCAGAACCCACGGTTCGACGCGGCGCGATTCGCCGCCGCCGCGTCGGCGTGCCGACGACGCTGAACGTCGCCTGACGACACGACCTGCTACGTCCTGGTGTCGACGACCTCGCCGCTGTAGGCTCGACGGCATGAGCTACAAGTACCCGCCGTTGCCGACCAACCCGTGCAAGTGGCAGTACACCGCGACCGGCCGCATCCGGCAAGCTCTCGGCTTCGAGGGCTCGAAGATCCCGGCGTCGGTCCACGGCGTCTTCAAGGTCGACGGCTGGAAGGTGATCGTCAAGCGCGGCGTCAAGGGCGGCAAGGGCTACAAGACCGCCAAGCATCGCATCTTCATCGACTTCGGCGGGCGTGAGATCCCGGCCGGGCGACTCCGTCAGGCGACGTGCAAGGTCGACCACCTGCGCTGGAAGCAACAGCGCAAGCGTCGCGCCGCGTGGAACGCGCGCTAGTCCGCCCAGCCCCGCGTGAACCGCGTCGGCACGTCCTCGACGTCGCGCCGTTCCATTCGCCGGCGCAGCCGCGCGACCCGTTGCTTCAACCACCCGTTGACCTTCGAGACGCCCGACGGCGTCTCGCCGCGCTTGCGACTGTGAGACATGCGACTGGTGGTCTCGACGCGCTTCATGGTCGACGGCGAGTCTAGCGCATGGGTCCGTCAGCCTGGTAGACTTTGATCGCATGTCACCCGTCGCCGACGTTCTCAAGGCGCTCCGTACAGCGCAGCGCGCGTTCGAGCGCGCGGTGCGGGCGAAGACCTGCGGTGAGGCTTCCAACAACCTGCGCATCGGTCAGCGGTGGCAGCAAATCGGGCACGAAGCCGTTCGCTACAAGGCTACCAAGGTGCCGATGCGCGTATGGGCGCCTGAGTGGAAGACCGCGGCGGAGATCGACGGGGTGCTGCCGAACATGGAGTACAACGCGCATCTTCACCGTCTCGACAAGTGCGGTATCACGTTACTACAGCATGAACGACAAGCCGCTGAGGCGCGCATCGACAAGACTGACAGCGCTCGCGAGCGGCACTACAGGAAGCGACCGAAGAAGCGAGCGATCGGGCGCGCACGCGCGCGGCGCCGCGTGGTACGGTAGTGACATGGGCTACCGCCGCCGCTTCCGTTCCCGCACCAAGTGCAGCGCCAAGGCGTACCGCCGCGCGCATGACAAGGGCCCGCAGGCCCTCGTGAACTACCTGAAGGCGTGCGGCCCGCTGGCCGGCGCCAAGCGGCGCCGTCGGCGGTGAGCACCGTCGCCGCCGACCGGTGGCGGTGTCGTCGCTGCTTCGCGTCGCTCGTCATGGCCCTCGACCACGTCGGGTGCGGCGCCGCGCACGTCATGTGCGGCGGGACGTGGGACCACCCGCGCAACCGGTGCATCCTCTCCGGCCGCAACATCTCGCGCGCGAACGCGGTGCGGGTGTGACGCGACGCTACCTCAACCCGAGCTGCATCGCGCAGCCCGAGCCGGCGATGCGCCGGCAAGGCGCAGCGGCGACGCGGCCGCGAGCCGCGCCGTGATCGCCACGGCCGCCCGACGCGCCGGCACCTCGTGCTCATCGCGTGGGCGTGGAGCCCCGAGCGCGGGTGCCCGCGGCCCTAGCGACGACGGTTCCAGGTCGACGCGATCACGCCGGCGATGGCGGTGGTGAGCACGACGCCGACGAAGACGCCCTCGATGAAGCTCATGGGCGCGGTCGCGTCATGTCCTTGACGCGGTAGTAGACCGTGTAGTCGTACCCAAAGACGCGCCTCAGCGCGCCGTGCACGGTCGCGCGTCGCTTGTACCCCTCCCCCGAGTCAGCGAGGGTCCGTCCCCGGAACGTCGCACGCCAGCGGAATTCACCTCGCTTGTCCTTGTAGATCTCGATGGTGGCCATGGCGCTGTCGAGCTTACCAGACCCCTCCGACAGCCTGATTGAGCTTGGCCGAGCGGTAGCGTAAGCTACAGGACATGCCCACCACCATCACGCTCGATGGCGCCCGTAGCGGCGCGATCAGCCGCTTCCTCGGTCGTACGTTCACGCGGCGCGCGCGCACGGCGGCGTACGCCACGTGTCCGTCGGGGTGTTGGCCCGAAACGCAGGACGGTCGCACGATCTGCGGCTGCGCCGACACGCCCCTCAAGGGCGCCGACGATCGCGGGAAGTGGCTGACCGGCCCTGCGCTGGCGGGCCCCGTCGGCGACGTGTGGAGCGAGGGCAGCGGCGACGCGCCAAGCCCGCTCGCGGACTTCACGGCGAGCGCGATCGGGTGGGGCATCCTCGCGTTCGCGGCCGGGACGCTCGCGTACCGGGGCTACGGCGCGATCAAGAAGCGGTTCTAGAGTCTATCACGCCCCTCCGACAGCCGGTTCTGTCGGAGGGTTCTGATATGACAAACGAGCATGGGCAACGGCACCGTAGGCATCGCACCGGGGACGACAACGCTCCGGCTGCCCGACGGGACGGTCATCGCCGTCGCGGACTGGTCCGATCGCGATCAGTGGGGTAGCGTCGACTTCGTCCCGCGCGTCGGTGACTTCTACAGCACACCGCGCGACGCGTTTAGCTATGCGCGCTCGCAGACGGTCTCCGGGTCGGGCCGGATCGCAACGTGGACCGACTCGTCGCTCCCGCGCCCCGGCCACATGGGGCTACCGCAGGCCTTCGAGTTTCTCGTCTTCGCCTGGCGCGCCGCCGTCGTAGCGCCGCGTGAGGTGATCGAGAGTGACGCCGCGCAGGTTTTCTTCGAGACGACGGCGGTGCGCTTTGACTACAACCAGAAGACCCGCGCCGTCTCGACGTTGGCTGATTTGCTCCGCGTGACGCCGCTCAAGCCGCCCGAGGAAGAGATCCCCGGCGCACCGTCGATGGCGCCGCCGGCGGGCATCGGTCGTGCGCCTGGTCCGCGGCAACCGCAGCCACCGCCCGGCGCGCCGGGGCGTACGCACGACCAGCTCGACAAAGCGTACATGGGGCGGACGTTCGTGATACCGATCCGCGTGCGAGAGAACTTGAGCTTCGCCGGCATCGTCGAGCCGCAGCACCGGCCGGCGTGCGACGCGCTCGCGGTGACGCTCGCGCACCTCGGCGTCGACATGACCGTGCGGGTCTACCTGAGCGGCTTGTGGAAGGAGCCGGTGCACTGATGAGCGAAGTGCGGCCGATCGGACGCGACGTCTACGAGACCTTCATGAAAGACCGCGCGACGTGCGCGCGGATCTACAAGCTCGCCGCGTGGGCCGACCCGGCGTACGACAAAGAGCAGTGGCCCGACGTCCTGGCGTTCCGTGCACCGGTCAACGACCTCAAGCTCTTGCTCACGCTGATGGGTATCGTCGACGAAGACCTCCGAAGCGCGATCACGAACGCGGGGCGATCGATCGACGCGGCGCGCCGAGAAGACGTCGACGTCTTCGAGAACACGGTCAGAGCGGCACTCGCTGAGCAACGCCGACGGTAAAGGGCTCGACGGGCGACGGCTCCGGCCGCGGCCCACGATCGGGTAGACCGTCGCGGCGACGTTGCTCGTCGACGGCTGCGTCAAGGACGTTCGCGAGCACCCACTCGGCTTCGACGACGGCGTCGTACGGGATCTGATCGCGCGCGCCGCGGTCGTCGAGGTAGTCGTACGTGTCGAACGCTTGCGTCACGACGGTGACGAGATCACTGTCTCGAAGCCCGACGACGTCGCAGATCTCGGGGCCGTTTCGCCAGACACGACTTCCGTTGTCGCGCCAGCTCGCGATGTCGGGCCAGCGCGTCGGGTCGCCGGTCTTCGGCGGCCGTGGGCGCTCGATGACGGCGACGACGCCGTAGAGCTTGTCGTCGACCCAATCGGAGAGGCTGACGACGGCGCCGTCGCCGAGCTTGACGGCGGTCATAGATCGACCTTGATGAGCCCTGGGTGCGCGGGGAAGACCGTCGTGACGATCACCACGTTCGGACAGCGGTGCTCGTGCGTGACGTCGCCGCAGCTACACCCGATCTGCGCGCGGCACGTGCCGCAGTACGTCTTCGACAGGCAGTTCATGCAGCCGCCGGTCGTGTCCCGGGGCTTGCCGCAGCATAGGCAGGTCACGGTTTGCGCCCGAGCCCACGGACGACAATCACGAAGTCGTCGACGCCGCCGCTCGTGAACGCGCTGTGGCGCTTCCCGTTGATCCGGACGTACCCCTCGATGTCGTGTCCCGACTGCCGTGGGCGTTCGAGCGTGACACACGCCTTGACGGGTTCGTTCACCAACCGCGCCCACTCGGGTGTGTACTTGGTGATCGGGCCATGCCTCCCCTCGGCGCCGACGGGCAGCTCGACGAGACGTACGGCGGGGCCACGGACCCTGAGCAGCCGCCCGAAGCTGTCGGATTTCAGTTCACGGGCGCACGATCGCTTCGCCATTCGCTAAGACTAACACCACGTTGAGGGTGTGCGCTAGAGTGGTCTTGGGAACCCCTCGATGGACGTCCGCGGCAAGAAAGTCCTCGTCTTCGGCGACAGCCTCAGCGCGAGCGACGGCGCGCCGGGTGGGGTCCTCGCCGCCCGCCTGCGCGACGCCGGCGCCATCGTCCGTCGAAACGGTCGCGTTTCCCGTAGCGCCGTGAACCTGTTCTCAGGTAAGAACGGTGAGAACGGCGCGGCGGTGATCGCCGCCGAAGTGTCGTACCGTCCTGATATCGTCCTCGTCGTGCTGGGAACCAACGACATGGGCTTGAACGCCCAGGCCGACGCCGCCGCGTTCACGCGCATCCGCGACGCGTTCACCACGGGCGGGGCCAAGGTCTACGCCATCGGCCCACCGGCCTTCAGCCGCGCCGATCACGCGCGTGAGTCCGTCGTCGTCTACGACACGCTCGGGCGCGTCTTCGGTGCGGGGAACGTCATCGACTGGCGGGCGCTGAGCGGCGATCAGGTGTCGCCGCCGGCACGTAGCGCCGACCTCGTGCACTTCACGAGCGCCGGGGCGCAGGTCGCCGGCCAACGCCTCGCCGCCGCCGTGCTCGCGCACCGCGTGCCGATCTGGGGCAGCGCGTCGCCCAAGCTCCGAGCGTGGTGGCCGGTGCCGGTGACGGCGGCGGTCGCCGCGGCCGGGTTGATCGGCGCGGCGGTGTACGTGCGTCGACGGCGACGACTCGCGGGCATCGCCGGTCGTGGCGTGACCAAGCGTGAAGGCACGGGGTTCTACACCGGAACCCACCGTGGCCACGCGTTCGAGCTGGTCAAGGTTCAGGGACACCAGGCGTGGTACTGGCGTATCCCCGCTGACAACGAGGGCGGCGAGGACTGGTTCAGCTCGAAGCGTGAAGCGCTCGCTGCCGTGAAGGACTGGATCGATCAGCGAGGCGACGTCAAGCTGCGTGGCCCGGAAGCCCTCCCAGCGTCCGAGCGGCAGCACGTGCACCGTGTCATCGAGCCCGAGATCGACGGCGCTGTGGAACGCGCGCTCGCCGCAGGCGCCAAAGCACCGCTGGAGTACATCGGCGCCGGCGCCGAGGGCATCGTCTTCTGCGACCCGACGCAGACGGCGTACAAGGTCGGGCGCGGGGCTAACAGTCTCGCGGACGAGGCGCAGTTTTTCAGGAAGGCGACGCAGGTGCCCGGCGTGAAAGAGCACGTCGCCAAGTTCAAGCGCTACGACGCGAAGCACAACGTCATCGTGCGCGAGTGCGTGCGCGGTGAGCGCATCAAGTGGTCGCAGGAGCACAAGGTCTACGATCTCCATCGTGACATCGAGAAGACGATGGAGCCCTACGGCTTCTTATCCCCCGAGCGCAAGCCCGATAGCTGGGTGCTCGTGCGCGGTCGGGGCCCGGTGCTCGTCGACGCCGGCTTCGCGACGCCGGTAGGGCGCGAGTTGGTGAAGCACACGCTCGACGTCATCAACGGCCGTAGTCCCCGCGGCGCGTACGAGAGCAACGAGTCGCTCGCGTTCCATATCCGTAACGAGCGCGGCAAGACGATCCCGACAAAGGTCGCGAACAAGATCCTACAGCGCCTCTACGAAACGCCACAGAACGCGCGGAAGTGGGGCGGCAGCGACGAAGCTGCGCAGGTGTTCGGCGAATGAACCTTCGAGAGACCCGCGGGAGGCTCCTCGCGCAACAGCTCCGCCGCGCGAAGAGTGTCCGCACGATCACGATCCTGACGTGGCTCGTCCCGTCGGCGAAAGGCGTCGGCGGCTACGTCGTGAAGTATGACCCGTTCGAGCCGGCGTGGACCTGCACGTGTCCTGATCACCGAAAGCTGCGCATCAACGCGTGCAAGCACATCTGGGCCGTGAGCGACCTTCAGGACGAGCTGCCGCAGGCGCCTGCGGTGGCCGCCGACTTGGCGACGCTCGTCCACAACGTCGTCGCCGCCACCGACACGAGCCAACCTGACGGCTGGGCGGCGCTTCACAACGTGCTCGACGCTGTCCGCGACGAGCAAGCCCGGCGCGAGGGCGTAGCGCCATGAGCTGGCAGCGCGACGACAAGCGCGAGCACATAGACGCGGCGCTCGCGCGCGAGACCGTCTACGAAGGCATCGAGCTGTGGTGCGACACCGACGCGTGGGAATGGGGTGACAGCATGGACGACTGCCGCGACGACTGCGAGTGCGGCTGCGGTGACCGCGCGGCCAACGGTCCGTTCGGCGGTTCCGGGTGGGCGTACACCCCCGACTTCGTACAGCGGGCGTTCGCCGTCATCACCGATGTGGACTTGCTCACCACGTGCGCCCGCGCGCTCGCCGCGGTCGATACGCACGACGAAGCGAGCTGGGAGACGTGGCACAACATCGTCGCCGCGGCGACGGAGGAACAAGCGCGTCGTAACGAAGCGCGCGTGAAGGCGAAGGAGCCCCGATCGTGAACGCCCTAGAATGGCGCCGGAAGCTCGACGAGCTAGCTCGCGAGTACGGCGCGACCGTCGAACGGACCAAGAACAATCACTACCGGATCATCCACCCAAGCGGCTGGCGCGTCGTCGTCGCGAGTACGCCCGGCGACTGGCGGTCGTTCCAGAATGCGCGCCGCGACATCCGACGGGCGGCGGTGGCCGCTCCGCGGCACCGCGCCGCATGATACGCTCGTCGACATGATCACGCAGTCGGTCCACCTCGGCGCCGTGGGTGCCCCCGCCGTCACCGCAGCCGACATCAAGCAGGTCATCGGCACGGCGCCCGCGGTGCTCTCGACCGTCGGCAGCTTCGCGACACAGGCCGCGCGCATCGCGCCGACGGCGGTGCCGGCGATCAACAAGGTCGTCCCCCTGCTGACCTACGGCCCGCAGCTCGCCCCGCTCGTACGCCACGTCAACGCCGAGATCGCCGCGCTGCTTCAAGCCGCGCCGCAGTACGCGAGCGTGCTCCGTGACGCCAGCGCGTTGCTCGCCAAGGCGCCAGCGTTGGCGCCGCAGATCGCGAGCGTGACGTCGGCGATGAGCGCGACCGTCCAACAGATCGGCCGGGACCCGGCGTTCCCGCAGTTCGCCGAGCGCCTGGCGACGATCATCGCGCTCGCGCAGGCGAAGGTCGGCTCCTCGGGCGGAACGCCGAGCGGCAGCACGCCCGCGAGCGGCGTCGGGCTGAAGTACGCCGTGCCGTGGATGGACCGCGCGGCGTTCGTCATGCGCAACCCGTGGCTGCTCGCGGCGGTGCCGGCAGCGGTCGTGTTGGTCGTCGGCGGCGTCGGGTTTGCGCTGGGGCGGGCGACGAGCTAGTCGTCGTCGCGCGCCTCACGTCGGTCCGGGAACCACCGGCCCGGCGACGAAGCTGCCGCCGGTGATCGTCGGCGTGCGGCCGTTGCCGGTCAAGTCTTGCACGCCGAGCACGCCGCCGCCGGCGTCGACGAACTTCCACCAGTACGCCCAGCCGGACGTGTCCGTATCGTGACGGTGTCCGTCGACGACGGCGTCGGCGAGGTTGCCCGTGCGCGCGCGGACATGTTGCACACGCATCGCGCCCTGGCTCGCCTGGCCAGTCTCGACGCCGCCGACGAACACCTGTTGTCCCTGGACGCTGTTCTCCACGCCGTTCGCGCGGGTAGCCACCGTTCGCGTGTCGTCGGGGCCTTCAGCCAAGGCCCACGTCGCGCGGACCTGATCGGTCCCGCTCGACGGGGTGCACTGCATCGTCACGTGGACCCACGTATTCGGCGGAGGCTGCGATGGCCACGCGGTGTGGCCGGTTTGCGTGTCGCGTGGGCCGAGCGCCCAGACCTCGAACGTGTTGTTCATGCCGATGATGACCGCGCGACCGTTCGTCGAGTGGCGGATGCCGAGGAAGTTCGCGTTGTCGCTGTTGGTCGGGAAGTACATCAACGCCTCGATCACGAAGTCGGAGATGCCGACGTCGCCGATGTCGAACGTGAAGATCGCGCCGCTCGTGTTCGACGAGAATTCCGCGGCGCCCTGATCGACGATCATCGCGAGCGTCGCCCAATCGGTGTAGACCGTTCCGTTGGCGTTGGTGAACCCGCAACGGTACCTGCGTCCGTTGTTCAGCGCCGTGAGCGCGGGCGTGGTGTACGTCGTCGCGTTCCCGTTGCCGGACCCGCCCGTGCCACCGACCACGTTGTTCGGCGTCACGCCGCCGTCGTCGCTGTACTGCCACTGGAAGTCGGCGGTCGGCGACGCCTCGCACTCGGCGGAGAACTGGACGGTGCCGTCGACCTCACCCTGCACGTTCGCGGGGTGGACGAGGATCTCGGGAGCGCCCGCCGCGACGATGTTGATCGCGTTCGACGTCGTAGACGCCTCGCCGCCGTCGCTGGTCGCGGTCTCACGACAGGTGATCGCCGCGCCGATGTCGTCTTCGACCGTGTCATACGTCGTCGCCGTCGCGCCGGCGATCGGCGTGGCGCCGCGGTACCACTGGTGCGTCACCGTCGGCGCCGGGAATCCATCCCACGACCCGGGCGTCGCCGTCAGCGTCGCGCCCTGCTGCGAGGACCCGGCGATGGTGACCGCCGTGATCGCCAACGGCAACGTCGGAACCTGCCCGGTGAAGAAGAGGCTCTCGTCGGAGTACGTGTTGCGGAACCACCAGCCGCCCTTGCGCGGCGGATTCACGCGGTAGCGCGGGTACTGTTCGGTGTCGCGCGTCCAGTACGCCCAGGTGATCACGGCGGCCGCGTCGAGCCCGGTGATGAGCGTCTCGACCGCGGTCGTCGAGAGTGACAGCCCGGTCTTGGCCCAGAGCACCTTGCGCATGAGTCCGGCGACGTCCGCCGCGTGCTCCATGTCGAGCAGCTCACCCTCGCGATACGTCGTCGGGGTGCCGGTGTTCGCCGCGAGGTACGCCGGCAACGGGAGCCCGGCCAACGGCGCCAGCTCGGAGCCGTCGGTCGTGTAGATCGCGTTCGCGATGATCCAGTCGCCGTAGTTCGAGAGCCACGTCAGGATGCGGTCGTCAGGGTCGGCGCGGTAGAGCTGGAGGACCGACTCGGCGAAGAACGCCGACATCCACGGCGACGAGATCGGCGTCGTGATCGCTGAGCCCTCGTGTTGGTTGTGCCCGTGGAGCGGCGCGCCGGTCGCCGCGCTCATGCCCTCGACCATCGTGAAGTAGTCCCACGCGTCCTGCAACGCGGTTAGCGACGCTGACAAGCTGCCGGCGCGGCGATAGAGGTAGTGCGCGGCGACGCACGCCTGGATCGCGTAGCCGGCGTTGCGCTCGGTCCAGAGCGCCGCGCTGTTGGGGTCGTACGTCTTGGAGTACGACGCGAGTGCTTGTCGATAGAGCGCGATACCCTTGGCGCGGTGCGCATCGGCGTTCGGTAGGCCGAGGCGTAGCTTCTCCTTCTCGTACCACTCCGCGATGATCGGGTAGAGGTACTTGATGTCGGTGACGTCAGCGCCCGCGGCACCACCGACGATCACGAAGCGGCCGAGCCCGCCAGCGGTCACGTCGACGCCGGCCATGTAGAGGTCGGCGAGCGTGAACGCTTGGTCGAGGATCGCCGGGTCCTGCGTGCGCAGGTAGAGCGCGTAGACCGTCGACGCACGGTCGTAGAGCCAGGGCTCGCGGTTGTTGAGATCGAAGAGGCCCTGGTTCGCCGAGTACGGCGGCGCGGTGACGTTGACGCCGTTGTTGTACGCTTGCCCGTACAGCCCGCGGTACGTCAACATGAAGTTGTAGTTGGCGACGCCTTGTGCGCCGGAGATCGGCGCCGCGGCGGAGAACAACGGCTCGTTGGCCGCGCCGACGAGGATGGTGATCGTCGCCGTGTCCGTCAGGTCGCCGTCAGTGATCGTGTAGTCGAACGTTTCCGTGCCCGTGAAGTCCGCCGCGGGCGTGAACGTGACCTGCCCATCGCCGTCATAGACGAGCGTGCCGCCCGCCTTCGGGAACGTGTCGGTTGGTGCCACGGGCGCCGCGTCGATGTGCGAGACGCTGACCGTATCGTCATCCGGGTCGTAGTCGTTGCCGAGGAGATTGAACGTGATCGGCGTGTTGACGAGCGTGATGCGCGCGTCGTTCACCGCGACCGGAGCGTCGTTCGCCGGCGTCACGGTGATCGTGACGGTCCCGAGGCGCACCCCGATACCGTTCGTCATGAGGTAGTAGATGGGCGGGACCGCGCCGGCGTAGTTGGCGAGTGGGGTGAACGAGAGCGCGCCGTTGGCGTTGATACGAAGCGTGCCGACGCCTGCGATCGTCGCGGTCTGCCCGGCGTCGAACGTCGTCTCGCCGGGGTCGTCACCGTTGACGCGCACGCGGAACGAAAGGACCGACAGCACGCCGGTCGTGGTCGTGTCGTTGGCGAGAACGTTCGTGACCAGCGGCGTGTCCTCGGCCGTCGTCAGGCTGTCGCTGGTGGCGACGAGCGACAGGTCTTCACCGCCGCCGGCGACGATCTCGCCCGAGCCGCCCGTGATGAACGCACCGCCCGGCAGTTCGTCAAGACCGCCCAGGACGCGCTCGGAAGAGTGCCACGTCTCTGCAAGCACGCGCCCGGTGACAGCTTCACCGCCCGTGTTCGTGATCGTCAACGTCGTCCGCGTGACGTCACTGAATTCCAGCGTGCTCAAGAGGCCGCGATCGATCCTGTCGGGCTTGCGCGACGCGCCGTTGACGTTGAGGCCGTGCGCGAGTGTGATGCTGGCGCCGGGGCCCAACGCGGTGACGTTCAAGATGGCCTTCAGACGGCTCGCCATGTAGGCCAGCATACCAGGATCGCGTGACCGATCCTTGACGATGCCGTCGCCCGCTGTGGTACCGTAACGACCATGCCCGCCTGCAAGTACGGAAAGCTCAAGCGCCCCACCAAGCGTCGCAAGTGCAAGAAGGCCCCGCGCGGCCGCGCCGCGCGCGCCAGCTACGCGTACACCCCGCGCATGGCCGGCGCCCGTCGCCGGCGTCGCCGGCGGTGAGCCCCGACGACGGACCCGCGTGGTACCGTCGGCCGCGATGAGCGACGCCGAGCTGACCGACATCGAACGCGCCCGCGCGCAGCGCGAGGCCGCGGCGACGGACGCGCCTGATACGCAGATCCTCGCGACGGTGCTCGCCGAGGACATCGTCGAGAGCGCCTACCACCGCTTCCGCGACTTCAGCCCCGCGATCGGTGAGGTCTTCCTCGACGTCTTCCGACACGTCGGCGCGCACCACTGCGGCGATGGCGCGCGCTGCACCCTCAACGAAGAGGCCGTCGCCATGTTGACCCCGCACGTCGGCGTGCCCGTCGCGTGGGAGCTGACGACGATGCTCCTCACAGCGATGCAGATCGTCGGCGAGAAGAGCGCGGCGCGCGTGGAAGAGGCGATCGCAGTGCTGCGCGAATCCTCGAACGAGAACCCCTTGACGCCGCCGCCGGCGTGATCTACCGTGGCTCTCGTGACGAACAGCATCCATTGCCGCTAACGCGGCGAGCGCGTCCGACGGAAACGTCGGTGGTTCGGTTCAGGCGCCAGCGTCTCAGGAGTCGCTTGCGGCTCGCGAGACAGGCCCCCGCCCCGTGAAAGCAGACCGGGCGGCCGGGCGCCCCTACGGCGAGGGTAGCTCCCTCGCCCTCTACCACTACGTCATCGTGCGTGCCGATCTCCCCATCGGGTTCGCGATGGCGCAGGTCGTCCACGCGGCCGGCGAAAGCGCCCTCGGCGGCGCCGTGCCCGACGGCACCAACGCCGTCGTGCTGGAAGCACGCGACGAGGCGCACCTGCGCGAGATCTTCGCCAAGCTCGACGCGCGGCGGCTCTCGCCGTTCCTCATCTGCGAGCCCGACGCGCCGTACCACGGCCAGGCGACCGCGATCGGTCTGCCGCCTCGCATCGGGCGCGTGCCGTTGCTCTCTTCGTTGCCGCTCTACGGCAAGGAGGTCGCACGCGCAGCTTGAACGTCTTCGGGGGCGTGGTGTACGCACGCACAAGGGAAGGGCTTCGCGCCTCGACCGAGGAGCTAGCTTGCAGCTGGCCGCCCCCACCAATGCCTTCGTAGCTCAGTGGAGAGCGCGCAGAGTAATGATCTGCGTGGCCGGGGTTCGACTCCCCGCGAGGGCCCTTCTGGATCTCAGCACGATGGAGTGCGCGTCGGAGTAATGCCCCGACGGTGGCCAGGTTCGAGCCCTGGGAGATCCGCGACACGCCCCGGTAGCTCAGTGTTAGAGCGCGCGGTTTCTAACCGCGAGGTCGCACGTTCGACTCGTGCCCGGGGCTCTCTTCAACGCCGCGCCGCGATCGCGACGCCGATGCCGGCGACGAGCACCGCGCCGGCGAGGACGATCGCCCACGTCGGGACCGGGAAGCGTGATGACGACGGCGCCGTCGGCGGGTAGACCCACGTCGACGTCGGCGCCTGCGGCGTCTGCGCGCCCGGCGACACCACGACCGTCGTCGTGTTCGGGTTCACCGGCGTCGTGGTCGGCGACAGCGGCGGGACGCTCGGCGAGACCGTACCGCTCGTCACCACCTGTTGCGCCATGTCCTTGATGGTCTGGAGGACGCTCCACGTCTGCGCGCGTACGCCGTCACGCGTGAGCGCGTCGGTGATGCGCTCCGCCGACAGCGCGAGGTCGCGCGTCGACGTCGGCGCACCGTCGCCGTAGCCGAAGATGACCTGTTCGATCTCGGGGTCGGTGGTCGCGCCGTGCTTGCGGTAGATCGCCTTGGCCAAGTTGACCATCGCGGTCAACGTCGCCGGTCCGATCTTCCCGTCGGTCGCGATGCGCGAGATGCCGTAGCCGACGCCGACGCGGTTGATCTGCGTTTGCAGCTCGATGAACGCGCGCTGGGTGCCGCTCGTGGAACCGATGCAGACCCCGCTGGACCCGCACGTGAAGCTGGACGCGACCGCGCCGAGGACGTCGTAGGCGTGCATGTAGGCAATCTTACAGCGGTCGTAGCGGTTTTGCTAGGGGTTCTCGATCGGGAAGACCTCGACCAGCTCGACGCCGGCGCGCTTGAGGTTCCGCACCACGTGCGGGAAGTGTTCGAGCAAGGCCAAGCGCATGTCGTCGCTCGTGTGCGACCCCTTGAGCAAGAACGTGCTGTTGCACGCGCTGCGCGCGTCGCCCTGCGCCCGGTCCCACCACGAGATGAACGTCCAGCCGCCGTGCTCATGCCGCAGGAAGTGGCCCTGCGGATGTTCGGTGCTGTCGAACCCGATCCGGTTCCGCGCCTTCTGATCGGCGCCGCCTTGCGCGACCCAACACACCGCTTTCCCGCGGACGCTGCCCTTGTAACCAGCGCGTGGCGCGTAGCCGCCGTCGAGGTGGCCGCCGTCGTGCCCTTCGGGGCATTCCAACGGGTGGTTGTAGCTGGTCTGCCCCGTCGGCGTGAACATGTAGTGCCCCGGCTCGTTCCAACAGCCGAAGAAAAGCGCGTTGGTCATCGATGCCGTACCTCGCAGCCTCGCGTCCCGCGCTCGCACGCGCGCGACGAGAATGGTTTGACGTCGCAGCCGGCCCATGGCGGGGCGGCGCGCTCCCACGCTTGCAGTGCGTCTTCGCCCATCACGTCGAGCACCGCGCCGCGGTTGCCGACGCAGGTGTACTCCGCCGGCCCGTCGAGGACGGTGTCGTCGGAGCTGACGCGCAGCCCGTCGCGCCCGGCGGCGAGGTCGGCGTTGTCGCCGTGTAGGAACATGACGTGGTCCCAGAAGCGCTCTTCGACGCGTGCGCCGTCGCGCTTGAGCTTCTGCACCCACAAGCCCAGCTCGGGCTCGACGAGCGGGCGACGGTCGAGCAGCTCGCGCCGGAACGCGACCGTGCTTTCGAGCAAGCCCGGCGGGTGCATCACACGGCGGTAGGTTCGTCGCCTGATCGAGCGCAGCTCGTGGACGTAGACGCGGTTCGTGTAGACGACGTCGGCCTCGGCGACCGGCAGGTAGCGTAGTCGCTCGGGGCTGAACCAGTCGTCGTCGTCGACGCAGACGATCCACTCGCCGCGCGCAGCTACGAACGCGCCGAGGTACTTGCGGTGGAGCTGTTGCCAGACGGCTTCGCGGCCTTGACGGGGCGCCGTCGTCGTGTAGCGGTACGGCGTCCAGTTGTCGTTGCCGGCGTCGAGCGCGAGGATGATCTCGAACGGCGGCACGCGGTCTTGGTACGACTCCAGAAGCCGGATGACGGTGTCAGCGAGCGTGCGGCGCGCCGGCGTCGTGCGGATGACGCAGGTGAACGTGATGCGCATCAGCGCACCTTGCCGTCGTTGCCGAATTCGGACTGCGTCTGGCGTAGGCACGCGCGCTCACCGTGGCGCTTGCAATACTTGCCGCGCTCGCCGTTCCAGCGGTCGATCAACTGCACGATGGCGCGCTTGGTGCAGCCGGGTTCGCTGCATTGACTCTCGATGCTGCGAAGGAAGGCCATCAAGGCTCCACCCACCAGACGTTGCCGTCGACGCGGTACGACGGGACCGCGAACGGGTCGCGCGGGTTCGCGAAGAATTCCGTCACCGCTTGCCGCACCCCCGGCCACGTCCAGTCGTCGCCGACGATGATCGCCTTCGGCCACACTGCGCGCACGCGCTGGATGTCCCCGAGCGCGCGCTCGTAGCCATGACCACCGTCGATGTAGACGAGGTCGGGCTTGAGATCGAGCGTCGCGAGATAGTCGAGCCCGGCCCAGGAGTCGGCGCGCACCGGTCGAAGCCGGCCGCGGTAGCCCCAGCTGTCCTTGACGAACTGCGCCCACGGATCGGGCGCGAGCTTCTTCCACTCGCTCTCGGGCAGGCCGAAGCCCTTCCACTCGACGAGCGGTAAGCCGTTCCAGTGGTCGACGGCGAAGAGCGTCGCGTTCGGCGCGCGGTCGAGCATGAAGCGCGCCGACAACCCGAGCCACGTCCCGACCTCGACGATCGTCTTCGTGGTGTCATTGAGGAACATCGACAGGACGCGCTTGTTCTCGTCGAGCAGCCAGCCGTGGCCGGAGTAGTCGAGGTGCGCCGGCGGTTGCGCAGGCCAAGGGGTGATCATGCAGTCCCTTCAGATGGTGATGTTGTGGCGACAGTCGGGGTCGCCCGTCCCGACGCAGCCGGCGTTGCCGCAGTTGCAGAGCGCCGTGCGCGTGTTGCCGGGCGCCGTGCCGACCGCGTCGGCGCGAGGCTCGCAGCGATACTCGGTGCTGCCGTAGTGGTCGCGGATGTGCTTGCCGCAGCCGCCGCACGTCTCGCCCTCGATGCCTCGTGCGTGCGTCGTCCAAAAGCACGCCTCGCCCGTCCCCGGGTCCTTCCAATTCGCCCCGCGGCGACGGCCGCGCGCGGCCAGCTCGGCTTCGAGCCGTCGCAGCTTCTCCTCGAAGACGCGCGCGTCGACGAGGTCGAGCCCCGCGCGCGCGAGCCAGCGGGCGAGGACGAGCACCGTCTCGGCCTGGACGGCGCGCGGGTCGGGGCCGCCAATCGGCGTGCCGCGCGTGTCACGCACGACGTTCGCGTCGAGGAACGCACTCATCGCGCCGCTGATCGCGTGCTCGATCCTTGAGCGCAGATCGGCACCCTCTGCGTACGTGAGAGGCAACGGGCGAGCGGGCACGGAGACGACGGGCGCGGTCATTCCGTCGAAAGTATACCGTGGGGGTGCGACAGCCTCAGCCACCACTCGCACAGCTCCGGCGGCATTTCGGGCAGCATTGACAGAACTGCCGTGGGGTTGCGACGCACACGCGGAGGGTCGTTTTCGCTCGGCACGGGCGCGCGCCGTCGCACGCCGGCACGAGCGTGTACTGGATGATCTGCGGCCGCAGCGGTAACCGCCGGCTGCGCACGAGCCCGCGGAGGACGAGCGTGTTGAGGTACTCGCGCGTGCGCCAGATCTCACGGTGTTGCCAGTGACACCCGGCTCCGAGCATGTTGTAGTCGGCGTGGACGAGCCATTGGCCGTGCTCACGGAGCTTGGCGAGGACCGTTTCGTGGTTCTTCGTCAGCTTCCGTGGTTTGAGCGGGTTGACAGGCACGGGTGGTCGGGGGTCCCCGCCGCCGGCGGTGCCTGGCGGCCGTTGATCGTTGTGCACGCGAGCGGCGCGTCGCAGAGGACGCAGTAGACGACGACGGTGCCGTCGATCACCTCGCGCCCGCGTGGGCGCACCTTCCACCACGGCAGGTGGCCGTTCATTGCTCACCCCGAAACGCGGTGAGCGCCTGACGAATCCGCTCGACGTCGAGCGACGGCGGCACGTCGGTCTTCGATCGCGGGATGCTGACGAGGACGGCGTCGTTGATCTCGCGCGCGAGCTTCGTGCCCCGTTCACCAGCGCAGTAGGGCATCCACGTCGTGAGGAGCTGCGCCTGTGCGACGCCGCTATCGACGGTGTCGTCGTCACGCAGCGCGTAGAGGATCACGGCAGCGGAGGTGCGGCTCGCGGCGCAGACCGTGGCCTTGTCGTCGGCCATCTCGGTGAGCTGACGGCTCTGTGCCTTTCGCGTCGTGCCTTCTTGGGCACAGACCTGGACGACCACCCCGAGGGTGATGACGACCGCCGCGCCGCCGATGACATGCTCAAGCCTCATTGACCACCTCCAAGAAACGCGTCGAGCCACGCCGCGTCGGCGTCGTGCGCCTTGCCCCCGTCTGCGACCGACGACCGGAACCCGTCCATCGTCATCTCGTCGGGCTCCTTGCCGCTGCGCTCGCGGTAGAGGTTCAGCGCGAGCGTCTCGAAGTCGCCGTCGACCCAGCGGACGAAGTCGTTGCCGGTGCGGCCGCCGAACATGGCGAGCTTCCGTGACGTGGGGCGCTGGACCCACACGAGACGCCCGCGTTGGTTTTCCTTGACGTCGAAGCCAGGTCCGTCGCCCTCGATGCGCTTCCGACCGACGTCGTCGAGCCGGTTCTCGTCGAATCGCGCCAGAATGTCTTCGATGTAGGCGGCGTAGTGCGCGACCGTGTGGTCTTCGGCGTTGAGGTAGCCGTGCGCGATCGCGACGAACGTGTCGTCGTCCCACTCGGCCGGGCCGCGCGAGATCATGCCGTCGATGAACGGTTTGATGCCCTCACGCAGCTGTTGCAGGAACGCGGCCTTGCCGTTGTTGCCCTCTGACAATCCGGTACGCCCCTTCTTGAGCGCGGTCCGTGCGCCGCGACTGGCGTTGGTGATCGCGCCCTGCACGGTCTTCTCGTCGAGCTTGGCGAGGCGTAACGTGACCGTGTCGAGGTTGGTCTCGGCCATGCGCGCGGCGCCACGTATCGCGACGTGCATCGCCGCCTTGGTCGCGACGCCGACGAGCGGCCCCGAGATCGAGTAGAAGAGGAACTCTTCGAGGAAGCCCCATCCGTGTTCAGTGGCGGTTAGCTTCTCGATGCGCGCGTCTTGGATCGCGTCGCGGAAGTTATCCATGGCGGTCAGAAGACCGGTCTGAAGCACGATGAGGAGCTTCATCCGATCGTCCTTGTCGAGATTGCAGCCCGCGGCGCCCTCCTGTCCTGGTTGTTCGCATAATGGCTTGGCGTCGACGAGCGGGAAGCCGGTCGACGGTAGGCGATCGGTGCGCGCTCGCTTACCCGACGCGCCGCTGGTGGTGACGTCGGTGTGCGCCGGCGTCGTCGCAGGCGTCTCGCGTAGATCGTAGGTCATGCTGGTCGTCTCGTATGATAAACGTGATTTCAGCGCCTCGCAAACGAAACCACGGTCCTCTCCGCTGCGGTCATGCCCGGCGCTCGACCGTGACGAGGCCGGGCTATCCGTTCTTGTGCGCCTCGGTGACGATGGACGTGAGGATCCCGTGGTGGACTTCGATGCTCACGGCGTCGGCTCCTTGCTCTGGCGGGTGCGCCGCCACTCGTCGAGCGCAGCGCGGAACTCGGTCTCGCTTGGCGGGATGGCTCCACGCATGAGCGCGTAGCGGGCGCAGCGACGGGTGCCGACGCGCGTGGACAGCTCCTCGCCGTTCTCGCGGGCCATCTCCAGCTTGAACATCCCGGCCATCATCCCGACCTCGGCGGCAGTCGGTTCGCGTTGCGCGCACGCGAGCAACCGCATCTCCCCGCACTCCGCCTCCGCCCTCTCAGCCCGTGCCACCGCCTCGTCACGTTCGCGCTCGGCGGCCAGCGCCCTCTCGCGCCAGTTGACGGCCACGCACGTCGCGATGCCGTCGCAGCGGCCGGCGAACTTCTCACGCAGGAGAGGCGCCACGACGTCGCGGTACCGCGCGCGATCCTCGCGGGTCAGTGTGTCGAGTACGGCATCCACCTCCTCGTACGAGGCAACCGGCTGACCGCAGCGTTCACAGTCGTCGCTCATGGCGTCGTCCTCTCGGAAGGGATGAGGGTGCACTCGGCGTCGAGGTCGGCAAGCGACAGCTTGGTGTCGTGCCACCGGTTGTTGAAGTCGTGCGTCAGTCGGATGCGGCACCGGATGACCCCGGCATCGACGAGGAAGCAAGCGGTGCCGTCCTTCGTCGTGCTCGCGAACCACTTCTCCCCGCTCCGCACCTCCGGCAGCATCAACGCTGCTCCCACCGTGAGCGTTGCGGGACGCGGGGAGGGCTGAGAGAGGAGGCGGTCGAGGACGGCGATCGCGGTAGCCGTCAGCCTCTTGGCGAGGTCGCTGCGCCCGGTCCCGTTCGGGATGATTCGCCTCGCCCATTCGATCGCCTCTCGTTCATCAGCCGAGAGCACTACCCCCGGGGCCGGGGCGGCGGCCGGCTCTCCCTCGGGGAGAGGCCGAACAATCGGCGCTTGGTTCCGATCCCCGCGCAGCACGGCCTCTATGCACGTCGCGGCGGTCCCCATGCCGTGGCGGAAGATCCCCAAGTCGCGCGGGTCGGAATAGCCGCCCATGAACGTGTCCTCCAGCCGCTCGGAGAGGCGCGACAGTTCACGTCGGATCCGCTCTAGCTCGGCGACCGCAGCGATGGCCCGGTCGGCACCCTCGCCAGTCGCGTCCGCCCCGCACGAGGCACAACACCCGTCCTCGTCGACTGCCACGCGCGGGCCGTACTGAGGGCACCATGTAGCGTGCTCTCCCTCGGGGAGAGGGGGTGCGGCGCGGGTGTTCCAGTGGAGGCTGTCGTCGCCGACGAGGTTGGCCTCGACGCGAGCGCCGCAGTCGGTGCAGGCGACGATCGACGAGACCCGGGGTGTGCCACGACGCTCGACCTCGGCCTCACCACCACAGAACGGGCATGGGAGCAGGTCACGCATCGTCACTCCTTCACCTTGATGCCGAAGGCCCGCACGATTTCGCAGACCCACTCGAACGGAGAACGGTTCAGCATCGACGGGGCCGCGTCTTTCCACTCGCCGAGCAAACGCGCCATCTCGTCGAGTCGTTCGTCATCGATCGTCACCACCCTCCCCTCCCCACGGTCCGCCCGTAGGCGCTCGGCGCGGTCCCGTGCGCTGCGGTAGAGGCGGGCGGTCTCCTCGTGGTCAGTACGCTCTTCCTCCAGGCACGCCGTGAGGCGCTCGACCTCGGCGCGCATCTCGTGCAGCGAGACCGAGTCTTCCACGCAGAACCCCTTCGACTTGATGACCGCGTGCAGCTTCTTGATCTCCTCGTTGGTCGCAGCTCGGTGCGCCTGCGCCTCATCCCGCTGTGCGGTCACCTCGGCAAGCTGGGTGCGTAGGGAGTCGCGCTCCTTCTCCAGAGTTTCGATCTTGGCGATCAGGCCGATGCCGTTCTGCCAGCACTTCTCGTGCGTCGTCGACTTGGCGTAGCGGTTCCTCTCCTCCCTCGCTGCCTCAGCCTCGCTCTTGGCTAGGGAGAGGTCGGTGCGAAGGGAGCGGACCTCGGCTGCGAGCTGCGCGACTCGACTCGCAACACCACACGGGCACCCGTCCTGGCGGAAGGCGTGCGCCTCGGCTGCGGTCAGTTCCTCGTCGGTCAGGCTCACGGTGATCTCCTACAACGACAAGTATACGAAGCCGTCGGCCGCGTACGCCGGTGGCTTGTGACACGCCTCGGTGATCTGACGTAGCACGGCGCGCGCGCCGGTGCGGACCTCGTCAGGCCAGCCCTGAAACGACGCCTTGAGCACGACGAAGTCGTCGAGCGCGGCTTGGCGCACCCACGCCGCGACGTCACGCCAGCGACGGATGACGACCGTGACGCGATCACGGTTGTCGGGTGTGGTCGTCACCTCGAACGGGAGCATCCCGTTGACGTGACGCACCCGCGGCAAGCCCCCGGTGTGGCCGCCCTGTGCGATGACGACCGCGAGCTGACGGAGCACCGCGTAGCGATAGCCGACGTCCATCGGCGTCACCTGCATCGTCGGCGCGTCGTCCTCAGCGATCGGGACGCCGGGTGCGAGCCGCCCCGGCGCGTCGATCGAGCCGTCGGCGACGTCGCCCTGTGGCATCGCCGCAGTCGGCATGTCCGCCGACGTCGTGAGCACCACGGCCGTGTCCATCGACAAGGCGAACCCGCGGATCGTCTTGTCGGTCGGCTCGGCGTGAATGATGGCGACCATCGGCCGCGGGACCCCGTCGCTGTCGTGATCGTTGCCGTCGTCGTTGTTGGAACCGAACATGTATCCCCCCATTGATTCGGCGTTGGTGACCGTCTAGTCGACGGTCTCGCAGTAGACCTCTTCGTGATCGTCAAGACAGTTGGGTTGCGCCGGGAGCGCGTTCAGGTCGCGGTCGCGCTTGCGCAGCTGCGCGAAGACCCGCGTGCGCGCTTCGCGAACCTCGACCATCATGTATGCCTCATCTGATCTCACTCCTTGACCTTGGGCCAGAGGCGATAGCTGACGACGCCCTTCACCACGACGCGCTCGATGATCTTGTCGCGTGCGAGCTTCGACAGCCCGTAGTGGAGCGCCTCGCGCGCGTGGCCGGCGATGTTGACGAGATCTCTCGTCGGCACCGTGCCCTTGGCGCGTTCGAGCCGGTTGCGAATCACCGCGGCCGCGCGGGCGACGCGCTGGGACTTCCACGCGCGCTGCGTTGCAGGCGACGGTGGCCGCCCGCGCGGCTTCGGTGCGGCGCCGTTCGACGGCGTCTTGGGCGCGGGCGCGAGCGCCGACGCGCGTGAGCGCGGCCGACCCGGTAGCGCGAGCGCCGACAACGTCGCGATCGCGGCGGCTTCCGTGTCGCGCGCCGCCACGGGGGTCGATTCGGCGACACGGACGTTCGTGACGCACGCGGTCACCTTCGTCGGAAGCCATTCGCCGCGGAACAGTCGGACGTTGCCGCCACCGTTCATGGTGGCGTCGGCAAACGCGTCGAGCGCCTCTTGCAGCTCATCGAACGGGTGCGCAGCACGGACGACGTTGCCGTCGCCGTTCGTGTGGGTGAAGCAGACGAAGTAGGTTGGGTTCATCGGGAATCCTCGCGGTGGCGGCTGCGCCACTAGCGGCGCCGCCGGTGGGTACTCGTAGTGGAACGCGCGGCCCTCGGCGAGCTGTGTCTCGCGGTCGAGGTGCATCGCGTAGACCTCCATCAGTCGCGTCATGTTCGGGCCGTTGTGCGCGGCGGCGACGGCGCGGACGCACTCACCCGGCATGACGTCGACGGGGTAGTCGTCGTAGTCGAACGTGTCGCAGACGACGAGCATGTGCGTGGCACCGGCGGCCTTCGCGTTGTCGAACCAGCGGCGGATCTCTGCGCGGGTGGTGGTCATCCTTGACAACCCCACTTGCCGCAGGGCGGCCCGTCACCACCACGACTACAGTTGCCGAGGCAGCGGTCGTGCGGTGAGCGGAACGCACCGCGCGCGCTCCCGTCGCCTTCGAGATAGACGCCGCGCTCGCGCGGTTCGTCGGCGGCCTCGATCGCCGGCGGCGCGGACGGCTTCGCCGAGGCGAGCGCCGCACGCAGCTCTTCGAGCTTGTCGAACCCGAGCATCGTCACCGCCGTCGTCACGAACGCGTCGATGTCGGCCTTCGCCGCCGTCGTCACGCGGTCGGTCGCCTTGTCGAACTGTTCGAGCATGAACGGCATGTTCGAGCGGACGTCTTGGATGAGCATCTTGATGCGCTGGTGGAGCGCCTCACGCTCGGTCTTCTTGATGTCACCCCTCTTGGTGAGGATCTCCGTCGCCTCGCTTGCGAACTTGTCGAGCCGATCGCCGAGATCCCGCATCTCGTGCTTGAACTCGTCCTTGACGTTCGCGCGCTCGGTCGTGAGGCGCGGTAGCTCCGGGATGTCTTCGCCCTGGACGTGGCGGATCGTGCACGGCACGCCCTGCCCGACGTTCATCGTCGTGAGCAGCTCCGCGTACTGCATCGGCGAGAGCAGCACCTCGACGATTGCGTCACGCCCGTGGATCCATTCTGACCCGAGCGCGTGCGACCGATCGGCGCGACAGACGCGCAGTGCGATCGTCGTCTGGTGGGCTTCGAGCGGCGAGCCGAAGAGCTGGACGCCGCCACCAGACCACTGACCCCGGCTGAGGCTGACCACACCGAAGCTCGGGTGCGTCTCGGCGTTGTCGCCGGGGAGGCCGCCGCCGCCGAACTGGATCTTCTCGCGTTTCTTCACGGTTCGTTCTCCATCGTGGGCTTCGCGGCCGCCCACTCCGCGAGCGTGCGGATCTCCTTGTCGGCGTCTTCGAGCTTCACGATGACCTCGGTCGCCGTCTTCCCCGACACGCTCACGACGTAGGTGCCGTATTCGAGCCTGGCATGTCGCGTGGTCGGCTTGCGGCTCAGCCACGCCGCGTGTGCGCGTTCGTGATCGAGCTTCGCCTGCGTGACCAACGTGACGCCCCGCCATCCCCTGATCGTGTGCTTGATCTTGTGGTTGTCACTGAGCCACATCGTGTGCTCGCTCAGGCGCGTGATTGTCGCGCGGCGCGAAGAGTAGCCGCTCTTGTAGTAGTCGACGGTGTCGCCGACTTTGAAGTGCTGGTCTCGCTTCGTCACGACGGTCTACTCCTTCACCTGGAAGCCCAGCTTACGCAGCTTCTCGAAGAGCTTGACCTTCGCAGCGTCTTCGAGCGTGCACGTGAGCGTGAGGGTGACCGTCGAGGTCGCGGGTGTAGCCGTCGACGGGCGCCCGGACCAATGAGGGCCGACGTGCGCGACGGTTTCGCAGTCTTCCTCGGCCACGCGGTCGCGCCGCGCCCACTCGCGCGGGCTCGCACGGTAGCATTGACGCGCGCACTTGTGATGACACGCGCCGCCGTCGTGCGGGCAGCGCTGCTTGACGTCGTCGCTCACGATTGTTCTCCCAGCTTGGCGGTGATCGCCTCGTAGCAGCGCCGCGAGGCGTCGGCGGCGAGCGCGCGCGTGTCGGTGTACAGGGCCACCGAGGGATGGCTGATTCGCCCCTCGGCGTGGCCGGTGATCGCGGCGACGAACTGCGGCTCGATGCGCGCCGGCTCACCGCGGCACCACGTGACGAACGTGTGACGCAAGACGTGTGGCATGAAGTTATCGACGTGCGCGGCGGCGGCGCGCTCTTTCAGCGCGAGGAACAACCCTTGTTCGGTGATCCGCCCCTCGACGCGGTACCCGCGTCGCGGGTCGCTCGTGACCTGCGGGCGCAGCCGCGTGAAGAGCGGGCCGAACTTGTCCCCGCGTGCTTTCGCGAGCGCGTCGCGGTATCGCGCGGTCAGATCCCAAGCGCGCTTGTCGAGCGGGACGTTGAACGGGTCGCCGCCCTTCAACACGACTCGCAGCGTCACGAACGCGCCGTGGTCGGTGATCGTTTCGAGGTCGATCGAGATGAGCGACATCCGCCGCATCCCGGTGTAGAGCCCGACCGTCAGGATCGCGTGGTCGCGCAGGTCGCGCAGCCCCGCACCCTCGCAGGCGGCGATGAGCGCGCGCGCCGCGGCGGGCTTGAGCGCGCTCCGCGCCCCGTCCGCGCGCGCCGGGGCCTTGTAGCGGTCGACGGCGGCGATCGGGTTCGCGATGCCATAGAACGCGTGGGCGCGCCCGAGCGCGAACGCGAGCCCGCCCGTGATCATGCGGTTGGCGGTCGGGATCGCGATGCCGCTCGCGATCAAGTGATCGTAGAACGCCTGCGCGGTGAGCGCGGTCCAGTTCTGCGGGTCGTTGCCGGCGAACGCGAGCCACTGGCGGACGTCGTTGGCGTACGACTGCTTGGTCAGCGGCCGCAGCTTCTTCGCGTCGTTGATGAGCTTGAGGAGGTCGATCACGGCAGCCACACACCCTCGGCTGCGGTGACCGCCTTCATGTGTAGGCAGCGGCACACCGCCTGCGCGATCGCGGGCCCGAGGACCCGTGCGGCGAGCGGCGGGAGGCCGCCCGGGTCGACGTCGCCGTGTAGCAACGCCTGTGCGTCGACGCTCGCCTCCGTCCGGTGCTTCACGCGCTCGTGCGCCGGCATCGTGTTGTACCATCGCTCGGCCGCGTGTTCGTCGAGGTCGCTCGGCGTCGCGACGATGGAGATCATCGCGTCGCCCGACCAATCGCTATTGTGGCTGACCGAGACGTGGAGCGTGCGCTTGTACGCGCAGCCGCTCGCATCGTTGACGAACGCCTCGCGGGTGAAGTGGAACGTGTGCATGGGTTACTTTCCTCGGCGGTACGTGGCGACGCGTTCGGCAAGCTCTTGCTGGATCAGCATCTCCACGATCGACGCGATCTCGAATCGCGTCGCAAGTCCGGATCGCCCTTCCGAACGCCGCACGGCGGCGCGTTGCTCGTCGGTGACGTCGATACGAAGGACGACTCTCACGTCTTCGGCTCGCGGTAGTTCTTGTCGCCCGGCACCGGTGCGACGGCGCCGAGGTTGGCCATCGCCTCACGGATGTCGTTCAGCGTCGCGCGATCGTTGATGTAGCGCGTGACGACGAGCCGCAGGTGCTTCGCGGCCTCGATGTGTTGCGCCCTCGGATAGTACGGAACGGCGGCGCGCCCCGTCGTCGATCGGCCTCGGTTGTTCGGTGGCATCGATGTGATCCCCTCGGAAGCGGCTCGGATCCGCCTCGGATCATCCGAATCGGTGAGCGCGACGGTTGTATCGTAGATCTCCAACATGAGAAAGCTCTGAAAGTCGACGTCGGCGGGCCTTGGAGCCGACCCCCTGTTTTAGAACTAAAACTTACTTCCTAGGAGATTACTCCTCGCCGCCCCGAGCTGTCAAGCTCGCGCGCGATCCCACGTGCGTGCGTCGCGATCTCGTCGGCGATCTCCTGCGGCGACCGGTGATGTCGGCCGATCACAGATCGACCTCGGGTGGGTGCCACGATTTCGAGGTGACCCGCGCGCCGTTAGGTAGGGTGTACGTCAGCCTGAACCTGACGCCGGGTGGTGGCCACACCGTTACGTCTCGTTGCGCCGCTGACGGGTTGAACTGCGGCATGTTCGCCCAAACTTTGAGCAACCGTGCGCGCTCCACGATCGCACGCATGTTCACCGGCTTGGGCGCGCGCCCGAAGCCAGCGGCGATCTCCCGCGCGCGGCGTTGGATCACCGGTAGCTCCTTCGGACTACGCGTGAAGATCGCGACGGCGATGGGCTTCTTGTAACCGTGCGCCCGGATCATCCACGTCCCGGCGCCGGGGAACTGGACGAGCGCGAGCTTGTCAGGCGCGTCGGCTGTCTGCACCCAGCGCGCGTTAGGGTGGCTGATGAGCCGGTAGTCGACGACCCACACGTACGCATTCATGCCGCGGCTGATCAGGAAGACCTTGGTCGTCGGTTCGGCAAACCAGCTCACGGTGAGCGCGGGCAGATCGGCAGGGTGCCGTATGGGCGCAGGCGCGAGATCCTCCCACGAGAGCTGAACCGGCACGATGCCGACCGCGGCGAAGCTGCGGTGCCAGCCTTCGAGGGTGTCGATCGACGACGGGCGCGGGCCGGGTGGCGTCATCGATACGGCCCCTCGACGTAGACGAGCGGTCGATGTGCGTCGGCGCCCTCCAAGATGTGTTCGATCAGCTCATCGGGGCGCCGTTGCGTGATCGGGGTGTTGCCGCCGAAGATGATCGTCTTGCCGCGGGCGCCTTGGAAGACCGACACCGCGTACGCGTCTATGACGAAGACCTCGATCGGTGCGACGTGCTCGCTGGTCATGAGCGTGAACGCTACCGGCATCCCCACGGCGGCGTTCCACGTGAACGCGACGATCGTCCCGTGACACGCTAGCGCCTCGTGCCAGCGTACGAGCGGGTCAGCTGACGGGATCGGTGTGACCTTCACGCCTTCACGTCCACCGCCGTCAACGTCCAGCGGTCGCCGTATTCGTCGAGGATCTCGCGCTTGGCTTGCTTCACGGCGGCTTTCGGGATGTTGGTGTTCGCGTAGAGCGCGCGCCTCGCGCCCGTTGCACCGGGCGCCGCGATCTCGCGGAACCCCGTGACCTCGACGCCGTCGTCGGTCACCTCGAACGTGAAGACGACGTGCGCGGGGAACATCGCCGCGCCGAGGCCCTTGGGTTTCGTGCCGACGATGCGGCACTGCGCCGTCGTCGTGGCCTTCCGCTTCGTGACTTTCTTCTTAGGCATACCGCTCCACCAAGTGGTCGATGATCTCCCACCGCTGATCAGGGGACTTGAACGCGACGAAGTCGATCACGAGAACCACCCGATCGCGACGTCGATCGCCGAGAAGTCGACCTCGCCCGTTCGTTCGCGGACCTCGGCGCGCGCGGTACGTACGCGGTCGAGCGCGGCGTGGAGCACCGTCGCCGACGTGCCGGTGACCATGCTCTCGATGTTCTTGGCGCGGATGAGGAGCGGCTTCATCGCGTTGCGGTGGACGACCTTGCCCGTCTTGTCGGTCACGTCGTCGATGTCGCCGGCGGCGAGGGCGTCACGAAGCCCCGTCAGGATCTCGATGATCGTCCGCGAGACCTCCCCGACGACGTCGGGGTGCCGAACGTCGAGCTGCGCGATGACGACGCCGACGCGGCCGCGGTGCTTGCTCTTGGCGCCGGCGGCGGCGATGTTGAGCGCGTCGACGCGTGCGCGCAGCTCGGCGACGTCCGCGCGCAACCCGCCGACGTCGCGCTCCGCGACGAAGTGCCCGAAGCTCGTCTTGACGCAGCGTGAGCGAAGCACGGTGTCGTCGACCTTCTTGACGACGGCGTTGATCTCCGAGACCAGCGCCTCGTGATCGACGTGCATGACGTTCATGAACGTCGTCGACTTGGCGTGACGCTTGGTCTTCGTGTTGACCGCCTGGCGGGTGTACGTCACGCCGCCGGACGCGCCGCTGATGTTGATGACGACGTAGCCGGGGGCGACCTCGACGCGTGGCGACGCTGCCCGCTTCTTGACGGCGGCGCTCATGGCATCTCACAGCCGCAACCGCGGCAGTAGAGGTACGTCCGGCCGAACTCGTCGATGCCGACGGTCGTCTCGCAGTAGTGCTTGCCCCACAGCTTGGGCTGCGGGCCGCGCGCGTTGGTCGGCGGGTCGTTGAGGTCTCGAACGCCTTGTCGCGTTAGCTTGATGTTCTTCATGGGGATAGCTCGCCCGGCTGCGATCGCACCGCGTTTCGTCGCTCTTGCTCGTCGGCCGCTGCGTTCACGACCGCGCCGAACGCGGCCTCGTCCTCGACGGTGTTGTTGGCGCGCAAGCGCCCACTGGTGACGGTGCAAACGTGCAGTGCCGTGGTGCGCACGATCGTGACAAGGTCTTCGTCGGTGATCTCCGCTTCGCGGAGCAGCATAGCCACGACGTCTTCCTGTGGCCGGAGCGCACATTGCGTCAGGCGCGGCCAGCGATCGTGTCGCGGTGACGGCGGCGATTCGGAGGTGCCGAACACAGCTTCGTCACCGCAACGCGCGCACATACCGCTAACGCTGCGGCTGATACCACACGCACAGCACCACCACACCGCCATCACACCCGCCCCGGGATCTCGATCGGCACGACCCGCCAACCGTCGGGGATCCCCGCCTGCAACCCATCCGGCGTCAGCGCGCAGACCGCACGGCCACAGTTGCCGGGCTTCGCCGGCCACGCATCGCCGGGGTATCCGTCGGTGAAGTGGACGACGGCGGCGAACTTCTCGCGACACTCGGCGACGGCGGCGTACGCCTCGCCGAAGAGCGTCCCGCCGCGCCCGATGACTTTCTTCGAGACCTCGGTGACGCCGCTGCCGGGCGTGATCCACGCCTTCGTCCGCACCTCATGATCATGGACGACGAGGTACGCCGAGATCCCGGCGGCGTTCACCGCTGCGTGCGTCTCGGCGACGCAGGCCGCGAGGTCGTTGTCGCTCATCGAGCCCGAGCTGTCGATGATGATCGCGAGCCGGACGTCGTTCGTCCGCGTCCCGGGGAGGATGATCTGGCGCGGCGCGCGGCGCGAACGCTTCGCCCACGAGACGACGTCACGCCCGGCACGGGACACGGCGGCCGCCGCGAGGTCGCGGAGGAGCGCCTTCCACTGCACGCGGCTCGGCGGGATGTTGAGGAGCGGCGCGAGCGCCTCGCCGCCCGAGGTCCCTGCTTGCTTGGCGAGCTGCGCGACGGTCTGCGCGATGTTCTTCCACTCGCCGGGCGACAGCCCCATCTCGGCGAGCTTGTCGTCACCGATCTTGTTGCCGTTCTGATCGACCGGGTCGCCGTCGGCGTCGACGGCGACGATCTCGACGCCGCAACCGGCGCCGACTTGACCCTTGTCGCCCTTGGGCTGCTTGTCGGGATTGGCGCGGAGAAGCTCGTAGACCTCCTCGGCGGAGAGGTTCTCCGCGATCCACGGTGTGTGGACGTCGCGGAACAGGCCCTTCTCCGGGCGCGCCGCGCCCAGCGAGCCCAGCTTGGGGATCGCGTCGTTGATGACGAGGTCGGCGGCGACGTTGAAGAGGTACGGGTCGCGGCTACCGCGACGTTCCCAATGCCGCAGCACGAGGTGCAGGCACTCGTGCAGGATGACGAAGTTGCTCTGTCCGTCGTCGAGCTTGCTCGCCCACTCGGTGTTGACGTACAAGCGCCCGCGGTTGTCGATCGCCGCCGTCGGGATGATCGCGTTCAACTTCGGGCTTTCGAGGATCGAGAGCGCAGCGAGCGCCGGCGCGAGCACCTGCGACTTCCAGCACAGCGCGTAGCGCAGTTGATTCCAGCGGGCGACGACGGGGTGGGGTTTCTTGGACATGGCTTACTGCAATCCTTTCGCGTCGAAGTCGGCCCACGCTTGCCCGCACGACGTCGCCATCGCGTCGCGCGCCTCCCACTTCGGGTTGCGCGCCGTGCCGACGAACTTGTTCCCGAGCATGACCGCGCGCGACTCGCCCGTGACGAGCTGTTCGGCTTCGATCAGGAACGCGCGGATGCCGAGGACCGGCGTCGCGAGGCCGCCCAGCTCGGCCATGGCGTGGTTGTTGGCATCGGGAAACCACGTGAGCGTCGACGTCGCACGGGCGCTATCGTGGAAGACGCGGACGCGCACGTAGAGGAACGGGCGACGTCCGAACAGCTCGTGTGTGACGGCGTCGAGGTCGGCGTAGCGATGCTCGAAGCGTACATAGAGACGGTTGACGATGTGCGGCACACCGTCGAACGGGATCAGCTCGAACGCGGTCGGTGTGACGCCGTTTTCCGCGAGCGCGTTGTGCCAGATCGCGATCGCGTCTGGTGGCGCCTCAGGCGGCGCGAGCTTGCGCAGCTTACGTTGCGCGTCTTCGAGCAACCCAAGCGTTCGCCACGCGCGCCCAGCACGCGGCGCGATCTTCCCCGCCTGTCGACGCTTCTCCGCCACGGTCACCCTCGACACTGGCCGACGGCGATCACGACCGCGACGATCAGGCCGATCGCCACTCCGAGCGCGACGTCGAGCCACGCCTCGCGCATCACGACGCCTTTCGCGTCGTGTCCGCCAGCTTGTTGACGGTCTTGAGCATGATCTGCTGACCCTGCACGTGCCACTTCGACGGCTTGCCACCAGGCGCGTTGACCTTCGCGGCCAGACCCTTCGCCACGGCGGCGATGATCTCGTCGGGCAGGCGGTTCACGTACACCCACGCGGCGTACGTGTCCACGCGCGCCGCCTCGATGACGAGCGGGATGGCGGCGAAGTTGATGTCGCGACCGACCGCGACCATCTTGCCGTTGACGTCGATCTTCGCCGACGCGTCGGGCAGCCGGGCCTTGTCCGGCTGTTCGAGCACCTCGGCCACCGTCGGCAGGTGAACGCGGGCGCGAAGCATCGTCAGGTAGGGGATGCCGGCGCCGGGGCCGATCGCCCCGAGCACGAGCGCGCGCGTCACGTCGGTGACCGTGGTGATGTGCGCCTCGGGGAGCGCTGCCAGCACCGAGCAACAGATCTCCCAGGCGCGCGGCGACGCGAACGGCTCGCCGTCGCTGAGCGACGCCGGCGGCGGGTCGAACTGGAGGAGGTCGGGGCGCGACTCGAAGAGGATGCCGGCGACGTCCATGTAGTGCGCCTTGCGCGCCCTGAACGACGCGTCGTCGGGCAGGTCGAGCGCGGTCGTCAGATCCGCCTCGGGGCGGCCGCAGAAGAACGCGGCGACCTCGTCGACGCGTGGCGTGCAGTGCAGGATCACGAGGCGGTTGACGAGCGCCGCCGTCAGCTGGATGCCGCCCGGCGCCTGATCGGGCGGGTTCGCCATCGCGATGATGCGCGTGTCGGGGTGGAGCGGGACCTCGCCGGCCACGCGCTCCAACGTGAGCCGCAGCGCCGGGCCCTGTACGGCCTGCGGGCACGTCAGGAACTCGTCGAGGAGGAGCAGCCGCGGGTGCTTGGCGCTCTCGCTGAGCGAGCCGAAGAGCTTCAGCTCGACGGTGTCGTCGCTCTTGATGACCGGGTAGCCGCCGACGTCGGGCGCGTCGCGGTTCGAGAGGATGCACACGCTCAGCTCGAAGCCGTCGCCGTTCGTGTACCCGAGCGCCTTGCCGATCATGGGGGTGATGGCGCGCCCGAGCGACGTCTTGCCGATGCCGGGCGAGCCGATGACGAGCGGGACGTAGCCCGCGCGGGCGCACGCAGCGACGGCGATCGCCGTCTGGTGCAGGGAGAGGGTTTCTTGGGCCTTCACTGGTCTTTCCGTCCTGGTCTGAGGTTTCTTATACGAGAAGCCGAGGCGGTTCGCAAAGGGATCGCGTGAGCGATCTACTTCCGACCCCCGGTGATGACGCGGTAGACGCGACCGCCCGAGCGGACCTCGACGACGCCGGCGTCGGCCACGGCCGGCGTAGACGGCGGCGCCGGCGCGATGTCGATCGCGGCGTACGCACGCGCTTCACCGACCGTGCATTCGGCGTCGATCTCGGCGATCGCCAGCTCCGGGTGCATCGCTTGTTGATGCCACGTGAACGTCTCTGCGCTGTGGAAGCCGCGGTTGCACTTCACGCAGTGGAACGCTGCGCTCGTGGCGCGGTCGAGCTGCGACGGGATCATCGGCACGAAGACGACGATCAGGATCGCGACGGTGATGACAGCGGTGAGGATCTTGACGAGCATAGGATTCTCAGGCGAGAGTGTTACATACGGGTCCGACAGAACCGAGCGGTGCTCGGGGGTGCCGGGGTGCGCGTTCAGTCGTCGTCGTCGTCGTCCGCGTACGGGTCTTCGCGGACGTCTTCGACGCTGTGGTTCTCGACGTCGACGGTGACGAAGTCGCCGTCGCGGTGCCAGATCTTGAGCGCACCCGGCCAGCGGATGATCGGGAGTGACCGCTCGCGGCCGACGGTCACGCCCCGCGCTCCTTCCGAGCCGTCTTCGCTCGCGCCTCAGCTTTGGTCACCTCCGCGTCGAGCAACGCCGCCGCCTTCCGTAGCCCGTGCGCGTCGTCGTCCTTGCGCGCCGCGAACGCCTCGCCAGCCGCGGCGAGGATCACCTCGCGCGCGCGCCTGAGCCCGGTCACGCAGCCGTCGCTCGTGCCGATCGACCATTGCTCGTTGGAGAAGTTCTCGATCAGCTCCCAGAAGTCCGTGCGGTGGTCTTTCAAAAGCGCGTCGAAGACCGGGTTGACGACCTTGCCAGGGGCGTCGGCGTCGGCGAGCGCTTTGAGGAGCAGCTCGCGCAAGTCGTCCATGAGCGTGTCAGCTTGCTTCGACATCGTTCACCTCGTCGAGCGGCCAGCGGCGCCGGCGCTCGGTTAGAATGCGCTCTACAACGTTTTCGATGGCGCGTAGCTTCTTGCTCGCACGCACCTCGTGTTCGATCTCTTCGCGCGTCGCTGTGCGGAAGCGCTCCAAGACTTTGAACCAATCGACCCACCACTTGACGGCCGCAGCGTCGATCGTCAGTGGGTGCGGAGAGCGGCGCTCGTCGTAGACCCTGGCCGTCGCGGCGTGCTTCATCATCACGAAGCCGGCCATGACCAGCTCGGCGACGAGCCCGTGCGGGTCATCGGTGACGCCGTGAAGCGTACGGCCGTAGACGTCTTCGTAGACGACGATCACGGCTTCACGCGCGCCCTCTCTTGAAGAGCAGCTGCGACAGCTCCTCGACGGAGTCGCTGAGCCCGGCGACGCGGTCGAGTAGCGGCGCCGCCTCGTGCTCGGGGAGCGCACCCGCCTTCGTGCGCACATCTTCGACGGCGCGCAAGAGGGCGGCGACGCCATCGTGCAACTCACCGGCAGTGAGGGGCCCGACCGCCTCACGCGCGTTGGCCACGCGGCGCGCAAGCTCGTCAGTAACATCGCCGCCCATGACCCCGCGTGTGATGTTCACGACAGCCTCGATCGACATGATCTCGACGAGGACGGTGTCGGCGTTCGGCTTTGGCGCAGCCGACATCACTCGACCTCTTCGACGCCGTCGATCGCCCCATCGTAGCTCACGACCACCGGCGAGCCGTCGGACGTCACGACGTCGATCATCGGCACGCCGTCGTTGCGGCGGTAGACGGTGATCGTCGCCTTCTCGGCGCCGTGCTCGCCTTCGGCGTGCCAGTGGATGTCGATGCGACGTACGGCGCCGGACGTCGCGCGTGCCTCGACGGTCGGCGCGTCGGCGGGGGCGGAGCGCGGGTGCGCTGCGGGGGCGCGGGTGTTCACTTGAGATTCCTCGACGCCATGACGGCGCGGTCGTAGGTTGAACCGATGCGCGCGTAGAGCGCCGTCGGTCGAAAGGCCGAGTCGGACATGTCATCGCGTCCGCGGCCGGCGAGCCACGCCTCGGCGCCCTCGTGGCACGTCGAGCACAGCGTGATCAGGTTCTCGGCGACGTAGCCACCGTTCGGCATCTCCTCGCGCGGCGTGATGTGGTGCGCGTCGGCGCCGACGTCACCGCAGACGCGGCAGCGGTGCCCGTCCCGCGCGAACGCGGCTTCGCGCGCGTCGCGGCGGATACGCTTCTTGGCCGCGCTCATGCCCGCCCCCGCGGTGTCGGGTACAGCTCGATCGGTCGTGCGTCGGCGCTCGGCCGCGGGCCGGCTTCGACCACCTCGGCGCCCACCCACGGCACGCCGTCTTCGAGCCAGCGACGAAGCGCGACGCGATCACGCGGCCCATCGGTGATCTCCGAGGCGAGCCCCAGCGCGAGGTGCGCCTCTTCGAGCGTCGGCGTGCGAAGGACACCGCGCGCGCGGTCTACGCCGACGGCGACGGCGTGCCCGAGGATCTTGTACCAGCCCTGTGCGATGTCGCCGTCGGGCATGATATACGACCACATGCGATTTGGCGGGGCCTGACGGAGCAGACCTTCCTCGTCGATGTACAGCTCGGCCGCGTCGCCTTGGGCGTCGAGGATGACGCGCTCGATCATGTCGCAGCCGATCGCCGCGTAGAGCGCGCGGAGCTGTGTGTCGCCACCCGGCTCGTCGGGGTGCAGGATGACGGGCACGACCGCGCCGGTCACGACACCTGCGTAGCGATTCGGGTCGGTGTGGTTGGTATCGGCGGGGATCGTGTCCCAACCAGTGACGTGCTTGAAGAGAAGTCCACGGATCATGGTGCAGACCCTTTCTCGGCGAGCAGCTCGCCGACCCGCATGAGCACCTGCGGCAGCGCCTTCAGCGTCGTCGTCCGGCGGAACCGCCCACCGTCCATCTCTTTCCAGCCCGCAGCGACGAGCGCATCAGCCGCGTCGGCGAACTGCTCGATCGTCAGACGAACGCGCGACGGCCCGTCGAACCAGACGATAGCTGCACACGCAGACGTAGGTGACGTCTTCGTGCTCGGGTGCTGCCGGCACTTGACCGCTGCCGGCACAAGACCTGTACGGATCGATGATCGGATCACCCGCGTCGTGGTTGACGAGCTTGCCGTCGGGCGTCAGGAAGACGTCGTCACGACCGCAGGCTTCGCACGAGCCCGTCGGTGCCGTCTCGACCGTGTCGCACGACGCGCTCGCCGGGTTGCCGCGCGCGTGACCGGCGCAGAGGCAGCCCATGCTTGCCGCGCACGGCGGCGTCTCATGCGTGAGCGCGTTGTCGACGATCTCACCTGCGGCCGCGAGCGTGCGCGAAGCGGACAAGCCCTGCGGCTCGCCGTAGACCGCCACCTCGATCGCTGCGCGCATCTCCTTCCGCTTCACGGCGCGCTCGTGCTCGCTCGGGTAGGCCGGGCGGTAGCCCATGACGGCGAGCGCACGGTCGAGCGCGGCGTCGCTGATCGCCATCCGCGCGAGGTTGTCCCAAACGACGCGGACACGCATCGCCGGGTCGCAGTCCATGACGTCGAGCATCGGCGTGCCGTCGCTCGCGCGTGTGGCGCTGACGACGCAGCCGGCGACGGGCTTGCCGTCGGGCGTCGACGGCCACTCGACGATCGCGCGGCGCTCGTCGGGGGCTTGGTCGAGCGTCGGCGCGAGCGACGCGATCCGCGCGCGCTTCACGACTGCTCTCCGAGCACGGTGATCAGCACCGCGCGAACACCCGCGCGCATCGGGTCGCCCGCGTTCGGTCGCCGCGTCATGTCGTGCGCGGCGCGCGTGAACGCGACGAGCGCAGCCTCGACGCGAACATCGCCGATCGCCGCCAACGGCTTGAGGCGCGACGGCAGCGTGTCTTCGAGCACCGTGTCGCCGATCTGGACCGACATCCCGAGGTGCTTGATGCACATCTCGGCCTCGCGCGCGTCCGCCGGTGTCACACCGTAGGGTCCCGCGAGCGGGATACGGATGCCGCCCGCACCGACCGTGATCGGCTTATCGACCGCGACCGGGAAGTATTCCTGCGCCGAGTCGTCGGTGAGGAAGATCGCGCCGTCGGACGCGCGCTTGAAATAGCGGTGACCGCCGGGGACGGTGAAGAGGGCGAAGGTGCCCGCGGGCTTGCTCATGGTGTCGGTTCTCCTGTCGAGGGTTGAAGAGTGCTCGATCCAGTCGACTCGCTCACCGAGGCATACGCCTCGGGAAGCGGGGCGGCCGGGCCGCGCTAGGGCGCCCCGTACTCCACGGTGACGCCGGCCTTGTACGGGAACGGCGCGAGCCGCAGGCTCACGTACTGCAACGCGCACGTTGGTCGCTCGCGCACGAGCTTGCTCATGAAGCGCTCGGCGAGGTCGCGCGCGAGCAGCTCGCACGACAGGGACGTCGGTTGCTCGGTGGCGACGGCGCGCAGCCAGCGGTCGACGGCGGCCTGATCGAAGAGGAACCCGCGCTCGTCGGTCTGCGGCGCGCACTGCACGCGGAGCACGTAGCGCAGGTTGATCGTCCCGTCGGGGCGGACGCTGTCGGCGGCGCCGCAGTGGTTCGAGCCGGGGGTGACACGGATCTTCATGTTGCCCATGCGGTCGATGGTCATGGAGCGGAGGGGGAGGGTCACGGTTGATCCTCCATGGCGTCGCCGACGAAGATGGTTCCGCCCATGATCTAGAGACCCCCCGCGGCCTTGATCTCCAAGGCCCGGATGTCGCGCACGTGCTGCGACGGGATCGGCTGGATGTCGCCCTCGAACGTCGGGACGCTGAGGCCGAACCGGACGATCGCACCGCACGTGAAGCTGCCGCACGAGCAGATCAGCTTGGTGCGCCGGGTGAGCGCCTCGCGCTCCTCGGCTTCCTCGGCTTCGAGGGCCGCCTTGCGCGCCTCACACTCGTAGTTCTCCGCCTCCCATACGCCGCAGGTCTCGCACCAGCGCTCTTCTTGCGACGTGTCCTCGACGCCGTAGCGGTCGCCGTGCTCGATCTCGATCTCCGTCGTGGTGACGTTGTAGTTACTCACCGGCGCACGCTCCGGTACGAGACCGCCAGCTCGTCGTTGTCGTCGACGAGCCCCGCCGCGCGCTCGTCGTCGCGCACGGCCCGCGCGAGCGCGCGGTCGAAGGGCTCGCCGCGGTTCGGGGCCGCGTACCAGCGCTGGTAGCCGGTGCCGGGGATGTCGGCCTCGACGAGCGTGGCGCCGTGCCGCTTGGCGATCCGCGTCATCAGGCGCGCAGCGTGACGGGTGGGCTTGATGCGGGACACACCGAACATGTACTCGCTCATGGTCTACTCGTCCTTCCTCGCCGGGGTTGGTTAGGGCCGGCGGTGAGCGCGGTTTGCGCTCTCGTATGAGAATAGGGCTAGCGGGGCTCGGTGTCAAGCGGCGCGATCGCGACTTCGCTCGTGGGTTCGCGGCGCGTGAGCGGCGCCCAGCTCCGACCGTTCGCGAGTCGCCGACGGTCGCCCCAACGAACGTCCAGGTACACCGGCAGTTCGCGCGCGACGGTCGTACGGTCATCCGTCGTGTCGAATTCGACGCGCAGCGCCGCCTCGTCGACCTGCACCGGACCGGGCGACGGGCGCACCCGGATCAGCTCCGACCCACAGCTCGGGCACGAGGCGTGCCCCCAGCGGTCGGCCTCGGCGGTGACGCGGCGACGGCGCCCGCCGCCACAGCCGCCCGGCGGCGCGCCGCAGATGCCGCTGACCGTGCCGGTGAGCGCCGCGGGCGGCGTAGACGGCGCCGTAGGCGCCGGGCTCGGGTGGGCGATCTTCCTCACGCCGTGCACCCCGCCACGTGGAAGCCGCGTCCGCCACACGCGCCGCACGGCTCGCCGTGCGCGACGCCGCAGACGGTGCACGTACCGTCGGCGCGCAGGAACGACGCACAGTCGGCGTCGTGCGTGTGTCGGTACGCCGCGAGTGCGTCGACCAGGCGCCGCAGGTCATCGAGCGCCAGCGTCGACAACTCGGCGCCACCGTCCCACTCCTCCGTCGCCTCGGCGGTGATCCCGAGCGCCTTCAGCTGCGTATTGAGCCGCTGACACAGCGCGATCGACGCCTCGTGTCGCTCGGTGCGGCGCGCGGCGCGCTCGGCCTTGGTCCCGCGCTCGTCGGGCGGGTTCAGCTCGTACGTGCAGATCCACGTACCGTGACGCCCGCGCGGCTCGCGGTAGCACGCGACGAGCCCCTCCTCTTCGGCGAAGTAGTCGAGGATCCCGCGCGCGGTCGTGGTGCTGACGCCAAGAGCGTCAGCGACCGTGCCGACGGTGCCGCGCCGATCGTCAGCGGCGAGCGCGGTCAGGTGGGCGATGAGCGCCTCGCGGCGTTCGTTGACGGATGCGGGCATCTCTAGTTCCTCCCCGCAGCGCCGGTGCGCGCCCGCGCGAACTCGCCCATGTCGAGCAGCCAGAGGATCATCCGATCGACGTCGACGAGCGCGTCGCTCTCGCGCTTCCACGTCGCCCCGGTGTGGACGGTCAGCCCGTCGTTGACGATGACCCACCAGTTGCCGCGCCCGTCGTCGACGACGGCGATCTCCCAGCCGCGATCGGCGACGTCGGGGGCAGGGACCGGCGTAGCATAGAGGCCGGGGCCGATCGGCGCGCGCTTGTTGGGGTCGTAGACGAGCATTACACGTGCTCCTTGAGCAGCTCTTCGAGCGCCGCGAGGTACGCGTCGTTGTACGCGCAGCACCACGGAAGGCCGTAGCGCTCCCACGCGTCCGCGGTGAAGTCCCCGAGCCCCTGACCGGTCGCCTGCTTCATGACCCACGTGGAGCCCATGGCGTTGATGAGCGCCTCGTCGGGAAGCGTCGAGACACCGCTACGCGCGGCGTGCAGGTAGTCACGCGCGGCGTGGATCGTGTTCTCGTTGAACCATCGCGTCGCATCAACGGTCGCGGCGGCGATCGGGTCGGTCGTGCGCGGCGGCATCACAGCACCCCCGTCGGCGAGTAGAGCCGCGTCGCGCACGCGGCCGAGATGGTGATCGTGATGGTGCCCTCGTGGAACACTCCCACACCGTCGAAGTGAGCGGCGCCGCGCACGACCGTGACCCCGATGCCCTCGCCGCCGTCGCGCGCGAGGCACCAGCCGACGACCGTCGCGATGTCGCGCGCGGTGACCATGTCGCCGCCGACGTGGAAGACCTCCCAGCCGCGCACGGTGTCGTAGTGCGTCCGCGTGAGCGCGCGCTCGACCTTGACCGTGGGCAGCTTCGCGCGCTCACGGGCGATCAGCCGGTCCATCGCAGCCGCTTCGCGGGCGAACGCCGCGCGCTCTTGCGCGTTCACTTGAGCACCACCGCCCACGCGTCGAGCCCGCCCTCGAACGCCACGATCGCGTCGGCGAGGGTCTCGCCGAACCCGGTGATGCGCGTCGGGGTGCGCGTGCGCTTGTTGGTCGCGCTGTAGACCTGACACGCCACGGTGTAGCCGAGGCGGCACCGCGAGACTTCGGCGGTGTAGTCGGCGGCGACGAAGTCCGGCACGTCGCGCATCGCGCGGGTCAGGCCGGGGTGCGCGTCGATCGCCGCCTCGGCGGCGTCGAGCACGACGCGGAGCGCGGCGTCGAGCGCGCTCATGCGCTCGCGGACGAGCGCCGTGCGATCGGCGGTCGCCGCGCGCGTCGGCGCCATCTCGCCCTCGGGCACACCGAGCGCCGCGAGCGCGCCGCGGAGCGCGCCGATCACGTCGCAGCGCTCACCGAGGCTATCGGGGTTGTACGGGTCGACGGGGCCGTTGCCGATGAAGTCACCGAGCCGGCAGAGCAGCGGCAGCGCACGGACGGCGGCGTCACGGAGCGCCGCCATCGCGCGCTCGTCGCCGTCGTCGGCCGACGCCGCGTACGCCTCCGTGAGCGCGGCGAGCGCTTCGCGGAGCCGCGACCCGTCGGGGAGCGCGTGGCCGGTCATCTTGAGCGCCGTCGCTTCCTGCGCGACCCACCGCAAGGCGTCGTAGACGCGCGCTTGATAGACGGTCATCACGGCATCACCCGCCCCGCGCGGAGCGCGCTCATGCGCGCCTCGCACTTCACCGCGAGCGCGCTGTAGCGCTTCGCGTCGTGCTCAGCCGTGACCGAGCGGCTCCCCCGCGCGCGGGCGTCGGTGGCGTGCTGCGCCTCGGCGGCCGCCTGCATCGCGCAGAGCGCGCGGAGCGTGTCCCACTCGTCGACGGTCATCGCGCGCTCAGCGTCGGTCGCCGGCTGCGCCAGCGCGAGCGACGACTCGATCGTCACCGCGCACTCGACGGCGCGGAAGCCCCACACGCGCGCGCCGGGGGCGTAGCGGTCGGGGTAGACGGGCGGGCCGAGATCCTCGGGCTCGTCCTTGCGACCGGCGAACGCCTGCGCGGCCTGCGCGCTCAGGGCGACGACGCGGAGGAATTCGTCGCGCTCGATGCGCTGCGAGCGCGCGACGTCGAGCGCGACGTCGGCGACGTCGGCGCCGTCCGGGCGCATGACTACCGCCCTCCCTTCGCGCGCTTCGTGCGCTTGTCGACCACGAGCGTTGCGTCCGGCAGCTTGCCGGCCTGGCCGCCGCCCATGTCGATGTCGCCCCACGACCACGAGAGGTGACCGTCGACGGCGCCGATCGACCACTCGACGATCCCATCGGGCAGCCGGTGAGCGACGTAGCCGTGCGTGCGCAGGTTGCGCGCGCCGCCGGCCTTGCGGCACTCGGCGAGCGCGGCGGCGACGGTGGGGCCGGCGCCGTAGTAGTTGAGCGTGCGCACGACGATGACCGTCGTGCCGGGCGGGGTCGGCGCGTCGGGCGCGCACGCCGCGGTCATCTCGGCGAGCACGAGCCGGTGCACGCGCACCGAGCGCTCGCCGCAGTCACCGCACGCGAGATCGGGGTTGGGCGGGCCGCCGTCGTGCGTGATCTTGAGCCGCTCCCATTCGCGGCAGCGGTCGCAGCCGTTCGTACCGCGGTCGCGGGCGGCGACGGCCGTGCGGGGGTCGGGCGCCGTCGCCGGGCGCGGGGTGGTCTGCGGGGTCGGGGTAGTGGCCATGGGCGTTGCTCTCCTGGTCGGGGGTGGGGAAGGGGTGTCGCAGCGCTCGCGCGGCGCGCGGCGGTCGAGGCGGCGCCCGTCGGTTTCTCACGGTTCGCGCTCGGGGCCATGGACACCCCCGATGCGCTTCCCCCGACGGGCGACGGCGCGGCCGTCGCGCGGCGCACGGCGCCGCGTGGGCGCGCCTAGTACAGCTCCAGCGCAGCGCCGCGCTGCGACGTGTCATCCGCGAGCGGCTCCAGCTTGGCCGCGAGCGCGTCCATCTGCGCGAGCGCGGCATCGAGCGCGCCGGGGCCCGTGATCACGGCGTACATGCGCGCCTTGTCACGGAGGGCCGCCAGGTCGACGAGCGCCGACACCGCGGCGCGCGTGCCGTAGTTCTCGCGGGCGGCGTCCTCGGCGATGCGGGCGACCTCGGCCTCGATCTCGCGGCGCAGCCCGCCGGCGATCTCCTCGGCGACGTCCGCGCGGCTTGCCACGGCGGCCGGGCGCGAGGGGAGCGGGAGGCGCGCGGCGTTCAGCGCCTCGGTCACGCGGCGCCACGTGTCGGTGGCGCGGCCGGGCGGGATCCAACGGCCGTAGACGGTCGACACGCCGCGCAGCTGGTGACAGATCGCCGTGAGCCATGCGGTCACCTCGGCCGACCCGATCACCGCCTCGCGACGGGCGCGGTTGAAGGCGTCGCGGACGGTCGCGCAGAGATCCTCGGGGCCGTCGGTGACGAGCGCGTCGCCTTGCAGCTCGGCGACCACTTGCGCCTCGCCCACCGAGGCGCCGGCCTCGGTCACGCGGGCGGGGCGGTACACGGCCCACCGGGAGCCGCGCTTCACCACCGACACGCGCAGCCCGCCGCCCTCGATGGTGCGCACGGCGTCAGCGGCGATCGCCCGGAGCGAGCGCTCGGCGGGCGGCGACACGCCGGCCGCGGCCGCGGCGTCGGCCACGACGGACCAGCGGACTTCACCCGACGGGTGCCACGCCGCGAGGCAACCGTGCGGGTACTCCCCGTCCGGGTTGCCGGCGAGCGCGACCGTGATCGCGTTGTCCAGCGTGCGGCGCGCGGCGATGTCCGCAGCGAGGCGCTCGCGGCGCTCGCGTTGCTCGGGGGTCTCGACCGTACGGCGGGCGCCGTTCGTGCGGCGGGCGCGGCTCGCGAGCGCGAGCCGCTCGATCGCCGCCGCGTTGTCGCTGGCGCTCGCGGTCACGGTCGGGATCACCTGGCGCTCCGTCGGCGCGGGCGCCGTGGTCTCGCCGAGGGCCGCCGCGAGCGCGGGAGCGACGTCGGTGCGCGGCGCGGGCGGCGCCGTGACGCGCTCGCCGGTCGCCGCGTCCAGCGTGAGCGGCTCCCGCTGCGAAAGCGGGTTCGTGAGGGTGACGGTACGCGCCGGGGCGCCCTGCGGCACGAGCGACGAGATCGGCACGCCGCGCGGCGGGGTCGCGGTACGCGCCGCGGGCGCGGCCGTCATGCGCGGCGCCTCGACGAACGCGACCGGGGCGCGCCCGTAGTAGCGCGCGCACACTTCGTTGACGGCGGGCACCGCGGCGACGCGGCACTCCCACCACTTCGCGCCCGCGTCCCACCGGGCGCCAGCGCGCTTGAGCGCGTCACGGCAGTCGCGGCCGTCCCAGCCCCGCAGGAAGGGCGACACCAGGCCGGCCCACCCGTCGCGGGGGTGCGCCTCCCAGCGCAGATCCGCCGCCTCCCACGCGGCGCGCGCCTCGCGCGCCTCGGTGAGCGGGTCGACGGCGGGCGCCGCGGCGGGCGCCGTGGGCGCGGGCGCGACGGGCGCGGGCGCCAGCGTCGCGCGGCGGGCGGCAGCCTCCGCACGCTCACGAGCGGCGACGCGGGCGCCGAGGCGCCCGAAGTAGACCACGAACCACACGAGGAACGTCGCGGCCGTGGCCAGCACGGCGGGGGGCGTCGCCGCCGCACGGTCGGCGCCGGGCGCGGTAACGGGGGCCTTCGTGGGGGTGTCGTACAGCTCGATCTCGATCTCGGGGCCGGTGTCCATGGGGTGTCTGCCTTCCTGCCCGGGGTGAGAAATGCCGGGCAAGTCAATTTGTAACCCCTGGCGGATCCGGCTGCAACTGGAAAGTAAGATAAAAGTGATAACTATTCGGAATCATTGCGAATTTAGCTGCACTTTTTCCGAGCGGCTCCGGGCAGATCCCCCGGACCGTGGCGCCGAAAAAATCCGGCAACTATCCGAATTCGTTCGGAAAATAGCCGAATTCTTACCCTGGAATTCGGATAGGATTCGGATAAGTAGCGGCAATTTCACGGGTTTTTCCGGGTTGTGGCCCGGGGTGGATCCGAGCGGATCCGGCCGGATCCGGGGGTCCGAGCTACGCCATTTTGTCGTGACCCTTACGATTCACATCCGAATTGTATCGGATTCACATCCGAATCCTACAGATCCGGCCGGATCCGGATCCGGCCGGATCTCCGCCGGGATCTCCGGATCCAGAGGCGCGGCGCGCCTCGGATCCGCGCGCGCGGGCGGGGGTGCCGAACGCTCGGGCCGAGCCTTCGACGCCGCCGGCTTGCGAGATGCCGTCCTCGTATGCAAAGCTCGAAGCGCTTCCATGCCCCGCGTGTACGCCTTCCAAGTCGACGACGAGACCGAGAGCAAGATCGAGCTGGACCGCGCCGCGCTCTCGGCGGACGTCGGCTACGAGATGTCGCCGTCGGAATACTTCCGGTTCGTGATCCGCGAGCGGCTGTCGGTCGTGACCGGCGGCGACGGCACGCCGACCGACTACGACGGCTTTCACGAGGGGATGCGGCGCGGGTACACGACCGTGCTCAAGAAGATCCAGACGGCGCTTCGCGAGGTCGGGACGACGATGCCCGGCGTCCGTGGCGACGCGGACGGTTAGAAATCTCGTACGAGAAACGTTGACAGGATCGCGCGTGCGTGCGACAACGCTCGCACCTGGGTCGGTTGTCGACGGTTACCACTCATAACGGAAACCCCCGTCGACGTCATTTCATCTAGGTACCCACTCCCCGGCGTCCCTGTGCTTCGGCAGAAGGTAGGGGGACGCCGGGGCCTCACCTCTGACAACCGAATCGTGTGCTGGACGCCGTCGACTAGGCAACGTGGCCGAAGTCCCCTGTCACGAGGGGAAGGCACGCGCAGACACCTTGGGCGGTTGGAAGGCTCGCTTGTAGCGTAAGGTGCTCGGACTCGATGAGAACGGTGGTCCGTCGAGAGAAGAGGCCCGGGGGAAAAATCTACTACCAGTGACTACTCCGGTAAGAGGGACGCCTCGACCTGACTGAATAACGCGAACGTGAGACGACCTTGCAGGGGTTGGCATCCCTGCCGTCGTTTGGTCGCCGGCGTCGAGCACACGAGACTTGTAGCGGGATGGAGCAGCCTGGTAGCTCGTCGGGCTCATAACCCGAAGGCCGGCGGTTCAAATCCGCCTCCCGCAACCAATGACCTGATGAACGACCGTGACGGCTAACATGGTGACGTGCGAGACGGTGGCCGCGATCGTGGTCCACGTACGACGCATCGGGCCGGGGTTCCAACCCGTCCGACTCAGCGGACACAGCACGCGCCCGTTCGCGCTGTGCGGTGCAACGATCGCTTGGGACACGCGGATCCCGGCCACCGAGCGCAGCGTGACATGTCGATCCTGTCGTAAGGCTGCCGGCTGGCCCGAGTGACTCAGCCCGCCGTCACCAAAGGCGCGGTGATCGCCACGGTGCGTGACCGTTTCTGATCATCCATCGCAGGCTTCGGTTGACGACCGCGTTGGTCAAGTCCGTCTCGACGACCGCGCGGCCCAACCGGTTCTCGAAGCAGCCGAGACACGCGAGGTCAGTCTTCGTAAAGCCTGCGGCTTCCCACACCGCGTCGTCCACCATGTAGTCGATCATGACGGGCTCGGTGTAGACGTAGACGCCACACACAACGCACGTACGCGCAAGACGGCGATCGCGAATCTCGCGGAGCCGGTGATGATCGATCACGCGCGCGGCGCCACGGCGTCGAGGACCAGCCGCGACGCGCCGAACGGGCCGCCGCCCGCGATGGCGTGGGTGATCTCCTGCCCGAGCGCCTTCAGCGCGGCGTCGGGCATCGCGGCGAGCGCCGCGACGAGCGCCGCTGGCGTCGGGCGCAGCTTCGGCCACGACGTCGCTTCCCAGCGGTAGGCGCTCGCGAGTGAGACGCCGAGCGCGGCTGCGAAGTCGGCGACGGAGAGACCCATACGCGCGCGTACGGCGGCGACGGCCTTGCCGCTCAGGCGCTTGCGGGGCGACGTGGTGCGCTTACGGGACATGGTTGCGGTAGTAGTCATCGGCTTTCGGGTGCACCTCGAAGTCACGACACGTCGTTCTCGTCGACGTAGGCATACTCGTCGACCTGCGGCGGCAGGTAACCGATGCTCATCAGGTAGTCGGTGCAGAACTGCGCCAGCTCGATGAGCGCCTCGTCGCCGGTGTACGTCGTCAAGGTGCCGGCTTCACCGACCGGCTCCGTCGCACGGCGCCGGATCTCGATCGTCTCGATCGTCGGGTCGTGCTTGTCGACCTTGCGCACGAGCCGCGCCGCATCGACGATGGCGCGAGCGCGCGCGCGGACGTCGTCGACGGCGACGTTCGCCACCGGCGGGGGTGCGGGCGGTGGCGGTACGGGCGCCGCGGGCGCGGCGACGAGCTTGAGCGACGCGCCGTCGCTCGCGCGCGGACGGTTGCCCCGGACGGCCGGGCGGCCGACGGTACGCTTGGGCGGCGCCTCGGGCAACGCAGGCGTGTCCGTCGCGAGCGTGAGCTGCTCGCGCGGTTCGAGCGCGAGCGGCGGCGTCGCCGGCTCGTCCGGCTGGTGGTAGACCTTGCCACCGGTCGCGCTCGTGACGATGCCGCCGTCGTTGTCGTTGGTGTCCTTGTCGCTCACGGGGTCTCCGTTGGCCAGATCCAGTAGCACGGACCGATGCTGAGCGGTTTCGCCGCCGCCGCGGCGGCGTCGCGGGTCGTCTTATGCGGCACCGTCGCCGGGACGACGCCGTTATACGCGCCGAGGTCGCTCGTGTCGCCGAGGTAGCCGACGCGTGTGTAGCCAGCTTGGAAGACGACAACATCGAACACGAGCGGGCCGAATTCCGTCGCCTCGTGTGGACCGCCGACGATGACCGCCGGGGCGTCGAAGCCAGGACCGATCACACGGACCATCCGGCCCGGCGTCGGCGGCATCACGCCGATGTGCGACGCGTCATCGTCACCCATCGCTCGGGACCCATCCATGCTCGGGGCAGTCGGCGGCCTTGCAAGAGCCTTCGGCGAAGATGCACGGCGGCCGCTTCTTCGCCGCCTCGACCTTCGCCGCGATGCGCGCGACGTCGTGCTCGCTGAGCGCCGCCGGGACGTCGAGCGGGAGGCCGGCTTCGAGCCGCTTGATCGCCTGGTTCACGAGGTCGCCGACACCGGGGACCTGCGGGCCGGGGCCCTCCCGCCAGAGCGCCTGCGCGCATTCGGGCTTACAGGCGTACGTGATGACCTTGTCGGTCGCCGTCGGTCCGTTGGGCGTCTCGATGACCGTTTCCATGTAGAGCCACGCAGGCGGGGCGAAGTGGGTGAGCGGCCGATTGCCGCGCGCGCCGCACTTCTCGCAGTAGACGAATTCGTGGGACAAGGCTCGAACCTCGTATGAGAACCTAGCACACCCCTACGTCAGCTGTCGTGGGGATGTGATAGCTTCGTTCGCGAATGCCGCCCCCGGTCATCAGCGTCGTCATGATCACGCAGCCGTCTCGGTTGCACTTCCGCAAGCTCGCGCTTCAATGTCTCGCGGCGCAGGTCGACCCGCCGGCGGTCGAGGTCGTGATCGCCACGGACGACGGCGATCACCTGACGGCCGCCGAGCTGGCGCCGCTGCACGCGCGGTTCGGTGCCGATCACGTCAAGGTCATCGCGGGCACGTGGAAGACCGTCCCCGACAAGCACAACGCCGTCATCGCCGCGGCGTCGGCGCCCTGGTTCACGTTCTGGGACGACGACGACTGGTGCTCGCCCGACCGCCTGCGGGCGGTCTACGGGCACCTGAGCGAAGACGTCGACATCCTCGGGCCCGACGCGATCCACTACCACGAGCTGATCGGATCGTACCGTCGCACGCTGGTGTTCACGACGCACGCACACGTGATCGACGGCGCCGCGACCGTCCGTCGATCGCTCTGGGAACGCACGCCGTTCACGCCGTCGAAGAGCCGCCACCCCAACGCCGCGCGGTGGGGGACGATCGGCGACTGGATCGTCCACCGCGCCGCGGACCGCGCCGCGGTCCGCGTCGTCAACACGCCGTACGTCGCCATGGTCCACGACACGAACGCATCGATCCCGGCGCGACCGTTCCGCGTCGAGGAGAAGACCGGGCGCGTGCTCGACGGGCCGCTCGACTACACGCTCGCAGGCGGCCGCCAGCTGGCCGCCGAGTTGATGGGTGAGGCGGCGCTACAGGCGTACGAGAAGGCGTTCGCCGCGAGCGCGCGGTGACGCTGGTCCGAAAACAAAACGCCGACGCCGGCAAAGCCGACGTCGGCGCTACGCGACTGCGCTGATCAGGTCACTTCACGCCGGGCGTCGAACGCAGGCGGATGCGCATGATGCAGTCGCCGGCGACCGCAGCCGCGGTGATGTTGATCTCCGGGATGCCGTTGGCATCGACGTCGACGTCGGCCTCGACCAGCGGGCCGCCGGCGACGCCGTTGAGCGGCTGGAGGTCGATCTCGGCGCGCGGCATGAGCGGGCCGCCGGCCTGGGTGGCGCCGTTGCCGAGGAGGAGGTCGCGGGTCTCGGCCTGGTTCCAGCCGCCCGCCGCCTGCGCGCCGAGCCCGTCGAGGCCGGCGCGGCAGACCTGACGCAGCCGCGAGCACGCCGCGCGGCCCCACGTGTCGTCCACGCAGTCGGTCGCCAGGTCCGGCGTCGCGCCACCGGTCGCCGGGATGGTCAGCGACGTCCCGAGCGTCGCCGCGTTGTTGATGAGGTAGACGATCTCGTTCGGGGTGACGTTGACGAGGGTCGCGGTGACGGCCATGGGTCTTTCTCCGTGTGAGTGGAGCGAAACGCTCCGGTTGTTCAGGAGATAGCCTACCGGATCGCGCACGCGATCTCAAGGCGGCAGTTCACGGTCGATCTCGAAGATGAACCCGACGATGAAGATGTAGAAGACGATGAGGCACGCGCCGCGGATGACCAGCCAACCCGAGTGAAGCCGCGCCATCACGCCGGGAGCCAGACCGCGCGCGCGACGATGCACTTGCTCGACCAGCGGTGACCGAGGCCGATCGCGGACTCGCGGCCGTGTCGCGGTGAGCAGTCGATGACGAGGATGTCCTCGTCGCGCTCCTCGCCCTTGTCCTTCACGCCGTCGCCGTCGGTGTCGACGAACCAGTGGAGCGCGCGACGGACGATCACGCCGACGTGCTTGTCGTCGACGAGGAGATCACCGGGGAGCGCGTCCTCTTCCTTGATGCGCGTGAAGAACTTGCACGCGCCTTGCGCGTCGGCGACGATCGCCGCGCAGTTCAACCACTCGCCGTTCAGGCCCTTGTAACCCGGCTGCTTGCGGTCGATGCCGAGGCAGTAGAGCGCGAAGCCGATGCAGTCGGCGACGGGCGTACGATCGCCGTACGCCCACGCGAAGCAGTGCGGTTGGTTGAGGCCGAAGCCCCTCGTCGGGTCGTCACCCCCGTTGGGGTAGGGCAGGCGGTAGTGCCCCGGGCGGCCGCCGGCGTCGCCGGGTGCGCCAGCCGGCGCGGGCGGGACGGCGACGAGCCCGAAGAGGGCGCGAGCGACGATCTCTTGACGGGTGAGCGTTAGGCGCGTGCCGCGGGTCATACCTCTCAGGCTACCAGCGATCGGTCACGCGATCACTTCGGATCGTCGGCCGGCTTCTCCGACGAGGGCGGAAGCTCATCGCTTCCGGCGCGGCGTTCCGTGTCGCCTTTGCCGTTGTACCAACGCCGGAGCCGGCGTTGGATCGCTTCGAGAACCTTGTAGATCGCGCTCATCGCGCGCCGTCATCGTCGTCGAAGGCGGTGTCGTCATCCGCAGGCGGCATCGGCGTCGGCTCGGCGATGGCACCGAGCACCGGTGGCGTGCCTTCGGCGACATCGCTCACGTCGAACGTCCCGTACACCGGGGCGGCGTCCAGCTCGGCGATCTGCTCGTCCTCGGACATCGCCGTCCACATCAGGTTGATGATGTGGTCGTAGACCTCGGTCTCGCCGGGACGAAGGTCGTCCCCGCGGCTCGCGCGCTCCGCGCACACGCGGCGGTACTCCCAACGCGCGTCGCTGGCATCGTCGGGGAGGTCGCCGATCTGATCGGCGAACGGCGCGTCCGGGCGACGGTCGACCTTGTACTCGCTCATGCTCGACGTTTACCACGGATCGGGTGCGCGATCCTACGTGATACGCTAGCGGGCATGGCCACCACGTTGAAGGCTCAGCTGGCGTTCGCGAGTGTCGCCGCCGGGGACACCGCCACGCTCCCGCACAACCTGAACCTCAACGGGGCGCCCTTCGCACCGGACGCGATCTCGATCGAGAACCCCGACTTCGACTGCGTCTCGTCGACGTCAACGACCGTCACGGTCATCAACAACGGCGTGGTCGAGGCCGACTGTCGGATCCTATGCGAGCTGTGGCACACGATCGAGCGGGTCTTCGGCGACGGGTCGAAGAACCTCACGGGCAAGCCCTTCATCAGCCGCGGCGTGAGCCTCACGTACGTCCCGCCCGACTACATCGCGCCGTACGGGAGCCCGGCGCTCATCTACTACGTGCGGACGACCGGCAGCGACAGCAACGACGGCCGGACGCCGGCGACGGCGTTCGCGACGCTCGGCCGCGCGCTCCGGCAGTTCCCGATCGCGTCGGTCAACCAGCCGATCGTCATCGACATCACCGGGATGACGATCAGCGCCGACGAGGTCTTGAACCTCGGCGGGATCACCCTCGGCGGGGTCAGCTTCGACATCGACTTCACGGCGACGTCGCCGAACAACTTCTACTCGCGCCATCACCGTCAGCTCCGTAGCGAGCTGACGCTCTACACGGCGCTGGACGTCACCGGCTCGTCGTTCAACGCCGACGACGGCATCTTGCAGCTGACGGTCTCGAACGCGCTCGTCGCCAACGAGCTGCGCGACAAGTTCGCGGTGGGGGCGGTGCTCGGCGAGTACGGCGCGATCCAGAGCAACACCGGCGGCGCGGGCCCGAACACCGTCGAGGTCGCGAACATCGTCGGGCTCACCGGGCCCGTCGGCGTCTACGACCCCGGTGCGACGTTGCAGTACGGCGACGCCGCCAACGGTCAAGAGCAAGCGATCTACCTCAACGCGTTGTGCGACTGGACGATCCAGGGGATCAACATCGCGTCGAACGGCCCCAAGGCCGCCGCGATCACCGTCTGGCCGCAGGCGCCGGTCAACTTCACGCTCTGCCGCATCGCCGGCATGGACTTGCAAGCCGGCCCCGGCATCGTAACGATCGACGGGTGCGCCCTGGTCGGGCAGACGTTCGCGCAGAACGGCGCGACGTGCACGGTCCAGCAATCGCTCTTCCGCGCGCTCTCGTTCCTCTGCCACGGCAGCGGTGCGAGCGGGCTCAACGAGTGGATCGGCAACATCATCGACGGCTGCAACGCCTTCGGCGGCGGCAACGTCGAGAGCCGCTACACGTACGAGGGGCAGAACCTTCGCATCGTGAACGGCACCGGCAACGGCGTTCAGGCGCGGTTCGGCGTGAGCCGGCTCCTCAACTCGACGATCAACAACTGCGCCGCGAGCGCGGTCGGCGCCTCGAATCCCGTGGCGTTGACGCTCAACAACGTCACGGGGACGGGCAACGTCGGCTACGGCATCGAAGCCAGCTACGGCGCGATCGTCCGGCCGGTCAACGGGACGACCGTCACCGGAACGATCAACGACACGCTCGTCGGTGCGGCCGGAGCGTTCGCGTACGCGGCGCTGCCGCAGACCGACCCCGATCAGCTCACGCGCGTCGGTGCCTGACGCCCGTCAGCCCGACGGCGGCGTCTCGGTCTTCTTGGTCGCGACGGTGGCGACGGCGCCTTGCACCGTCTTGCCGGCGACGAAGATGCCGAAGATCCACTTGGTGTACCCGTCCCACGCCTCGACGGTCATGTAGCCGAGGGCGACGAGGACGGTCGCGGCGACGATGAGGACGGCGCCGGCGAGGCCCTTCTCGGAGTGCCAGAAGTTCGTGAGGGCTCCCATGAGCACCACCGTATCATGATCGGGTGCGCGATCGCCGCCGAACCCGTCGCGGGCCGGCGATGCCGCTCTGCTGATCCTTCAGGCGCGCCGCCATCTTGAGGAACCGGCGACGACTCGTGGGGGTCAGCATCGGCTCGATGTCTTGGAAGCGCGGGGATTGCTGCAAGATCTCGGGCGGCGATGCCGACCAGTCGACTTGCGAGCCGAAGCGTCGGAGCTGGTCCTGCACCTCCGCCATGTGCGCGATCATCTCCTCGGGCGAGTTGTAGTACGCACGCGACCCCGGCACAGTGCGCCGTGGCCCGGCGCGCTTGACGCGTGACCGTCCACGCGCTTGCTCGACGAGCCACGGGTCGGCGGCGTGCGCCAGCTCATGCGCGAGGACGCTGCGAATGAAGCTGCGCCACGCCGGGACCTTGCCGCACAGGTCCGCATCGGGCGTGAGCACGACGGTCTGAAGGAGCCGTCCGCGCTCGTCGATCTGCGTCGCCAGGGCGCCGCCGCCGGTGGGGTTCTCCAGCGGCATCACGGCGACCTGCACGCGTCGCTTGGTGCCCGTGCGCGCGTCACGGACCATGACCGGGTCAAGGATGGCCTCGGACTCCGGTCGCAGGTACATGCCCTCCTTCCTCGACCAGCACGGCGTCATCGTACGGAGCGCTTGCTCGACGCGCTTGTTGATCTCGACGATGTCGATCTCGACGGCGCCGGTGCGCGGGCCCTTACGGCTCGTCGCGCCGAGACGCCGCCGGCGCCGGAA